AGCAAGAGCAACATTCAATGTCTTATTCAAGAGACCACCTTCAGTAATCTTGTTGAAATAATCTAGATCAAATGGAATCTTTTCTTCTTCTCTATGGTAAAAGTCATAACGTTCATCAGCATTCTCTACGTAATCATGACCGATGTTAGTATCAAACCCTACACCCAATGCAGTAGATAAAATATCTGGCAAGGCATCTTTACTGTACATACTATCATTGCCATCAATAATTTGTATTGACTGCATGATGGCATTGTACAATGCTTTTTGTTTACAGAAGTTTTCTGTCTCATCGATCAACCACTGTGATGGGTTGTCTGTAATTTGAAGACCATTGATGATAGTTTCGCATCTATGGTATAAGTCTTCTGTGACTGCTCTATTTTCTTGTAGACTTAGCAACAATGCAGATTTAGAAGGCAAACTATTGTACTTTACAACAAAGTCACCAATGGCAATGAATACTTGCCTAGTATCTGGCTCTGTAAAATAATCTTCTTTTACAAATGGAATTACTTTTCTTAAATAATCTTCATCATGACATAAGTGTGCAATTATAATTTGCTCAATATTATCCATTCATTACTTCCTTCTCAATTTCACTTACACATGGTGAACACAGATATAACTTACCGTTATCACCCTCAAAGCATATTGCTTCGTCTGTTTCTTCATTTATAGAGTTGCCACATCTATCACACTTCGGCACTAGTTTCACCATATGCTTGTGCAATATCGTCAGCATTTACTTCTTCATTCATAATCGATTCACTTGAAATCAAATATCTCTTTTCAATCCAATTAATAAATGATTGGTCTGTCAAGATTGGTAACCAGAAATCTTTTGTGTAAGTTTCTTTTGCACGATAACTTTTTCCATCTTCGCCATCGGATGCTACTTTGTACCAACCAACTTTTGGTTTGATTACATGACCAGATTCCATTGCCATATCTAGAAGACCAGACCATTTACTGATGCCACCTTCAAAAGAAACTTCAAGAGGAATTTTAGATTTCTCTCTGACATATCTGGACTTTTCAACGTTGATAATAAAGTTGTAACCAGTTAGATCAGCACCTTGTTTTTCTTGTTGACGACCAATAATGAAAATGTTATCTGCTGAGTAATAAATTCCAGTACCACCAGATACAATATCTTTCGGGAACATACCAATCTCTTTGTAAGTATGATTTACTACAACTGCTGGAATATCTTTCATTGTCAGATGTGGTGTGATCATACGAAACAGAGACTTCATCTGTTTGGCTCTAGTCATATCAGCAACAGATTTACCGTCAAGTGCATCATCAACTTCTTTCTTACTTGCCAGATTACCAACAGAGTCAACGATAATTAAAACGTGATCATTTGGTGTGAAATCATTTAGTTGAGACATAACATCATGCTTTAATTGCTCAATATCTGTGATAGGAGTATGCATAACTCTATCAGTATCAATACCAAAAGACTTGAAATAACCTTGCGGTGATCCAAACTCTGAATCATAGAATAGTATCACAGAATCATCATACTTGTCAAGATATGATTTTGCCAATAGCAATGCGAATGCAGTTTTAAAGTGCTTACTTGGTCCAGCAAAGACAGTAAGACCAGGTGATAAACCACCATCTAGTTTACCAGACAGTGCCACATTCAATGCGGGTACTGTTGTCTGTACTAAATCTTTTGTGTTAAAAAACTTAGAGTCTGTTAAGACACTAGTTTCTTTTATTGTAGAATTCTTTTTAATTTTTTCAAGTAGGCTCATTTATTTCTTCCTCTGTTATTTTCACGCCATTCTGAATCCAAACTTCGCAGTCATCTGGCTGCCAACCTTGTTCATCAACAAGATATTCCCATCCGGTTTCACTATAGGCTTCTTCAAATGTTTCTTCATCAAGTTCTGTTCCATGGAAATAAATGTCTTCCGAACATCCATCCCAAGTAGAATCTAGTTCCCAATTTTCAAACGATGATACTTCGAATGCTTCTTCTGGATTTTTCATTGCTAGATCAATCTCAGTAAGTTCATTAATATTATCATCTTCAATATCAATAAAGTATTCGCCACCTCGCCAAACTACAGTGACTTCAATAGCACCTTTCTCTTCTGAATGTGTAAAAAACTCTGATTCAACTACAGACTTTTTATACATAGGTTCTACTCTGAATCTACGAATTTTCTTTTGCATTATATTCTCCTGTCGAACATTATATCTATTATCAAACCATTTGTCAAGTTATTTTTATTCAAAAAGTAAATGTTGTAGTGATGCAACTGGTCTGGTATTCCACTTCAAAGATTTAGTAATCGTATTGAGTGGTTCGACAAACGCCTTTTCAAACATCATCTCATAATCAACATATTGATGTAGATCAAATTCTGGTGGCAACTTACCCATGAATGATATAACATTCTCTCTGATTAAGTTTGGTTCTTTCAAGTACAAAAACTTTACCTTGTCACCTTCTTTGATCAATTCATACCGATTGGTCAACTTAGAACCCTTGAGTTGATGATTATACATCAACGCACCACGAACAGCAATGGGCGTACCCTTTGAATAGATACTGCTGGAACTGGTGTACTTGGCAAGATTGTTACACCCACGTGGGAATGCAATCTTTTCAGGTTCCATATTTTTAAATTCTTGCCAATGATTCTCTACAAAATCTTGTAGTGCTTGTTCGTCTTCACTGAGACATAGTGCTACAGCGTCACGTAAAGACTGCCTAACTGGTGCTGGTGTAGATGATCTTACAATCTCAAGACCCATAACTTTTAGTTTTGGTTCAGAGTATCGAACACCTTCGTTGTCATATACATTGAGTGCATATCTTTTCTTTGCGACAAAGATGCCAGTATCAGCAATAGCTTCACGTTTGAAAAATATCTTGTCTTCGAAAGCATTTGTATATTTGGAAAGATTGGACATGGCTTTGTTGATGCAGGGTTCAATCTTGTCTTCAGTAATCTTATCAAGTGCTGTGATAATCTGATCGTGAGATTTATCTTTTAAAAATTTCTCTACCAAAACATCAAGGGTAATATAACAAGAGTCTGTGTCAGTATAAAAACTATACTCAACATCTTCAGTACCACAAAACTTGTTTAGATATTCATTTACCGCCCGAGCAGTTTCACGAATGATATACTGACCAGTAAGAGTGATACCCTCTGCAATACGCTCATCAAAGTATCTAAAATACTTATTACCCATAGCACCAAACAGAGAGTTCAATTGAATCTTTCTAGCCATCTGAAAATTATTGTACTTAGAGATATCAGCAAGAAGGTCTTTGTTCTTGGTCTTTTCGTATTCTTTCTCCGCTTCTTTCATCAACTTCTTATATCGTTGTCGATCATCAAAAAACTTTTGAGTTATCTCAGGGAATAGACCTTGACTTTTTCTGTCAAAACAAAAGCCATTGGCTGCCATAGAAGCATTTCTAGAAACAAGACCACTGGTGTCATAACGTTTTTCTAGTAGACCATCTACAGTACAGTCAAGTGGCTTGATATCTAGGAACATCTCTGGTGATAGATTGTGTTGCATAATGATAGACGGGTATAGAGAAGTAGCATCGACTGATACAACCCACTTATACTTACCAGGGACAGGTTCTTGTACGTAACCACCCTTGATACCACGACTGGCTTTATCTTGTTTCTGTGGTATCATTATGTTTTTTTCTAGTAAGTGATTGAACAATAGGCAATCCCACGTTCTAACTGAAGAAAAGATATCTTCAAAGTTACACTTACAGTCATATGCCATAGTGGCAATTAACTCTAACAACTTCATCTTGTCATCAAGTTCATCTACCAATTTGGCATCAATGATATTATAATCAATGAAACGATTCCAATCATTGACATAGAATTCTTTAAAGGTATCAAAATTGTTTTCTAGTTTCTTGTGACCAAGTTCTTGTTCAGCAATGTAGTCTAGTTTGTATGATTCTTGGGCACCGTATGTGAACTTCTTAAACAGATCAAGATAATCTAACTGGGCAATGCCTTTGATCTCATAAGATAATTGTTCAATATTATTAATTGTAGTTGTACGTGATCTGGTCATACCAAATGGACTGAGAGAGTTCTTAGCATCGTTGCCAAAAATTCTATCGATACGGCTGACTAGATATGCAATGTCAAAGAACTTGCTGTTCCAACCAGTAATGATATCTGGATAGTTGTTTACCCACCAAGACATAAACTTTTCAAGTAAATCATATTCGTCAGCACAAACGATGTACTCAACATCAATGTCTTCAATTTCAGGTGATTGTGGTTTCCATTCGCCAGCACCCCAAGTCATAACTTTCTTGGTAGCATTGTCGACCAATGAAATCAATAGAACTTCTTCAATAGGACTATCTACATTTGGAAAACCATTTTCAGTTGTGGTCTCAATGTCGATAGTCTGAATGCTCAATTGACTCAGATCAAACTCAATGGTATTTGGATATGTGGAAGATAGATATTGATATGTCAGATCAGTCTGACCATAGATGGGATAGTTTTCAATCTTAGAGTACTTTTCAACAAACTCTTTACAATCACGATTGTCACCAAACTCTATAGGTTTTAGATTTTCACCATAAAGACCTTTGTATTGAGAGTCTTTATCGTTGCGAACATAAAGAGTAGGCTTGAATGGTTGTTTTTCTAAGAAGGGTTTACCATCACGGATACCGCGGGTAAGTATTTTGTTGCCATACTGCCAAGCGTATGAATAGAATTGAGGCATGAGTTCACCATATAATCATTTAGAGGATAGTATACTACAGAGTTGACCAAATGTCAACCCTTTTTATCCTTCAAATTTTACTTCGCTGGCGTCTATACCTTGTTCTGCTAACTCTTTTTTAACTTGTGCTTCTTTGGCTTCTTCTTCCGCTTTAAGCAGTTTTTCAAATCCCGGATGCCTATATATTTCTCTATACTGTTCGGCTAAAGTATCATCGGGTCTGTATAGAGACACTACTGAAGATTTGTTTATCTTACATTGTCCACCATGAGCCACGGGAACATACGGACTGAAAACTATCTGAAACTTTCCCTCTTCAGTTTCGGACTGCTTCATTAAAACTAGTGCGGGATTCGACACATGATAGATACTATCATTTATATCGTGTGCCATAATACACAAAATATCTTCTCCACTAGTAAGGGTAATTCCACAAAGATGTGGTTCTGCTAGTTGTTGCTCAGTTGTTTTTTCTTTGTCACTCATGATGGACTCCATAATTTAGTTGTTGATTAAAGTTGTGCTAGTGAAAATACCATGATTGACAGAACCGAACACGCTAATGCGAATTCCATTACTGACTCACAGAATCTACCGTCGCAATCTTTAATGTATTGCTTGAGGGTTTTCATTTCTCTCCTTTTACTACTTTGATTTCAATTGGTTTAAGTTCTTCGGGGACTATTCTTTGTAGTTCAATAAGTAGCATTCCGTTTACAAATTTAGCACCTTGCACGTTGACTCTTTCTGCCAGTGCGAAAGTCCTTGTAAAGTTTCTTGCGGCAATACCTTTATGATAGTATTCTTGTTTGTCTTCACCCCTATCCTGTACGCCTTGAACAACTAGCTTATTGCCTTCAGGTACTACATGGATGTTAAATTCATCCTCAGTAAAACCTGCGGCTGCGATTTCGATAATAAATCCATCATCGTTATCGGTTTTTACAATGTTGTAGGGTGGATAATTGCTTGCAATTTCTTGCACGTTTGCAAAATTATCAAACAGTCTGTCAAATCCTACAGAGTAGGAATTCCATTCATTAAAGATTTTGCCGACATCGGCATGGGTATACTTACGTACCATTGTTTTCTCCTTTTCAGCGAGTTATAAGCGGGCCCTAAAACTACTAGCGACCCTAGTTTAAAAAAGTGATATACAATACTATGTATTTACAATATCAATACAATAATTTTATATATCACTACTATATATAACGGTAAGATACTATGAATAACCTTTATAACAAAATGTCATAAACATTTTACAATATTTCCCTGCGACATATTAGCTACTAGGGCAAGCGGCTCCATCACTAGACGCATCGTATGTATCGTCACCGCATCCATACTTATTGTCCTTGTTAGTATCGCAGAATCTTTGCCATGCAACCATACTAAAAGTAAGTCCTTCGCCCCATGGAACGTATGCTTTACACCATTCATGAGAACCAACAGGAGCGATATCGTCAACTCCATCATTTGGTCCAGGAACGTAATCACGCTTGGGCCATGGAACTTGTTTTCTAAAATAAACATCGCCTTTAGAATACAATTGACGCAACCAAAGATTCTGATTACTAGTTACGAAAATATTTTGTCCATTTTCTAATGTATATGTAGATCCATCTTCATAATTAATTACAGTCTGTGCCGAGGCACCAACCGATACTACTGCTAAAAATAAAAGCAAGTACTTCATTGATAATCTCCTTGATAGTTTTGAATGTGTCCCTCACGTGAAGGCACATAGAAAATCACCGAGAGATTATCTCTTCTTACCTATGTTATATTTGGTTACTAATGACCATTGATCTTTCTCTTTGAAAGAGAGAACTTTGATTTGGGAAAGGGGAGCGCAGTCTTCAAAAAACTTTTCTGATTCGATCACTTCTACAAGTTCCCAATCAGACAACAACTTAGCAATAGTATTTCTTCGCTGTATGTCGTTTTCTGTGAAGTCTGCATCTTTGCCATCTAAAGCAAAAAGCTCCTTAAAGTGTGTGATAAAGTATCTACCCTGCTTGTGCAAAATATGACAAGACTGGTATATAACTTTATCTTTTTTGGAAGCAACTCCAATACGGGAAAGTGTTTCTCTTACCTTTAAGAAGTCATCGGATTTTTTTAGTTTGATTTCAAGGGGTTCATATCCAGGGAAATCAATAGCAAAGAAGTCTTCACTCATTTCAGTTATACCTATAAAATAAAATCATGTTAATGTATAACTTTATTTATAAAATTTAGATTTTACCACCCTTAAACATCAGGCGTTCCATCTCTTGAAGATCATCTTTACTTAAAATTCTCAATGCTTCTTGCGCTTTGGTGTTATTGTAACCAAAATACTCTTTTACCAACTCAAGGCTATCTTCTTTCTCAGGTTTTAGCCATTTGTTAAACCGCTTCTTTTTTCTCACCATATCTTTTAGAAAATCGTATTGTAGTTTACCATCGATATGAGGTCTAGCATTCATTTCATTTGCCAACTTAACTGTATCGCTTGAATACGACAAAGATTTATTGACAATGAATGGACTATACTGTTTCTCAGACCAATCATCTACTATAAGATTTTCTTTGGTGTAGTTGATGCTGTTAGCAAAGTCGAATGGACTAATAGCCTTCTTCTTTACTTTGAAGTCTTCAACATCAATTTCTTCTTTTGGTGCTACACCAATTAAATCACTTAAACTCATGGAAATAATATCGGACTTAAATCCGGTTCCGAAAATGTAGGTGGCTTCATAACTTTTCCTGTTTCTGGATTTTTCATTAAAGTACCATCAACAGTTTTACTATCGTTTGATCTCTTTACTTCGTTCCAAACTTGATCGAATGGTATTCCTATGGTTGAAGCAAGACCAATTGCTACCCAAATTAAATCTGCAATAGCATCAGCACTTTCAATAATGTCTTTGTTGGACATTGCCGTAACTAACTCTGCATACTCTTCTGCAATCAAATCCATATACAAATTCTCTTGATCTGATTGAGAAATTTTAGGTACACGACTTACTGGCTGATCTGCCGCCAACATGAATCTTTCAACATCTCTTTGAATATCTTGCATTTATAATCCTTTTAGTTAATTGGTGCACAATCTTTTGTAAAATCTTTCATACTACGGACATAGTTATACATAGTAAACCATTCTGGACGCATAATATTATAATCGTCTTCAGGATATAGCAAACTAAGATTGAATACTATACCTATTTTATCTTTTTTTACACGCTCTTTTAGTTCTATAGCTTTTGTGTGCGTACATCTTCCTAGATGCATTCCACATATATAATACTTATCATAGTCGTTGGGTATGTTACACATATAGTCTTCAACAAGATCAGTACAAGTATCTATTTCATCCATAATAGGTTTACCGTCTGCAACGTGCATGATAGTAAAGTCTTTACGTATTTGCATTAGATTATAATTTAACCATACACCAAATGCTTTGGTCTCACTAGACAAATCCATACGTTCACCAGGATTTTTCCAAGCGTCAACTACAATTACTAATTCGTTCTTCAACGAAATAAATCCAACTTTGAATAATCAAAAGCGATTCTATGCAATACACGTTTGTCCATTTTCTTAAATGGCCATCTTTTGTGTACGCTCAACCACTGTTCACTGATAACTACATCACCATCTTTCCAATCATGATGATACATAAATTTTTCTTGCTTAACATGATTGACTAGGTACTCATGAATTTCTTTAAACTCTTCATCAGTTTTTCCTATCATACCAAATGTCTGTAAGAATGGAAAGTATAATCCAGTTTTACCAATAGCATTAGTATACACCAAATTCATTGGCTTGTCAAGCGAATGATGTTCATTAAAGAATGGACTAGTAGAATATTTACCATGTTCATGCCCAAGAGTAATCTGTAAATCTTTAAAGTCTATCTTGGCTTGCTCTGGTAAATCATCATACGCTTTGATCATATCAATCCAGCTAGTACGACTGCCACGTGAACCTTTTATTGACTTTAACCATATGAGTGGTGACCTATCTGGATTAGATGCTTGATTGGCGTGCCAATCTAATGCACTTGTATGTCCAAATAATCCTTCTTCACCATCGTCATCTTTTTCTCCAGTCACTCTGAGAATATTTTTGTGGCAAGCAATATGTTTTGTTCTGTCTGGTTGTAGATCATATCTCTGGCACTCACCAATCATCTCACAGAAACGTACTTCATCTTCCATTGTCATATGTTCTTGATTTCTAATTACTACAATCATATTCTCAAGAACTTCTTCTGCTATTGCATGAGCAGAACCATCACTTACGGTTGCTAGATTACCTTCAACTAATCTCATTTACCACACGTCTCCACACAAAATTTTATTGGTGTATTATTCTTTAGATCGTCATAGTATAAATCATTAAGTTCGCCACTGTCAACAACTTCTTGTAAGTTTCTACCATTCATAGCAACACCTCTTTCTGGTAATTGATTGGCAGTCATACAACAAGGATAAACTTTATCATCAAAAGAAATAAAAACGTTCAGATTCTTTTCTGAAAAATCTGCAATGCGTGAATGATCTTCTGACCAATTATATGAAATGCAAGTCTGGAGCATATTTTTCCTTTAGTTCTTTTACTTTTTCTGTCATATCAAAAGCAGGCGTCAATATATATTCTACATCGTTGTAGTCACCTGCACCAAAATATACGGGTAGTTGTTGTCCTTCGCGCTGTATTATCTCATGCTTTCCCCACTGGTTTCCAGATAACTTATCTATAGACTCATGCCTACCTGAGGCAAATGGAGTTGGTCTTTCTATAATAGTGAAGAATTTAATTTTATTTTCTATTGCAATTTTTATTGCACTCTCTAAATGATTTTTATTTTCATTGAAGAGTAAATATTGCCAAGAAGAATCTTTTGCAGTGCATTCAGAACTATATGCTTTTAAATTATCCATTGCATCTGACCACTTAACATTTCTTCTATACAACTGATTGGATTCTTGATCTGATCCATCTAATCCAAATACAATATTGACTCCCATTTTACCCAATCTTTGATATGTTTTTGGCTTTCCTATTGCGCCGTTAGTTGAAATATCAATTCTAACTTTAGGACTTTCTGATATAAACCATTCACATATATCTGCAATTTCATCACACCCCATTGGGTCACCCCAATTACCACATAACTTTACAAACTTTAATCCACTAGCTACACCATTTAAGATGCGCTTAGTTTCATCAAGGGTTCTTTGTGTCTGTACAAAATCTTTTAGTTTCCCACCATCTTGTCGAACACACATTGGGCATCTTGCTTGGCACGTACTTGAGATTTCATAGTCTATTGCAACTATGCGTGTCATTTTATATCAACAGACGCCATGATATCTGTTAGGCAGGCAGTAAGATTAATTTCTTGATCTGCTACGAATGCCGCTTTGTATTGATAGTCAGCAATCAATAGTACCAAATGTGGTACTTGTTTTACTTTGTCAATCAATGCATCGTAAACTTTACGATAGATGCCCTGTGGATCTGTGTCAACGTTGTTGGCTACCCATTGTCGCATCTTCTTGAAGTCTTTATCTTTGAGCGCATCAACAAGACCCTTGACATTCATTTCAGCCAGATTGCTGAGTATGCCCTCATCAATCACACCACCAATACTATATCGTTGCAATTCATTTAGAACTCTACGATAATCTGGAAAATGTTTCTTGAGTAATTCAGCAAGAACTTTTTCAGAGTATTTAATCTCTTCAATATCCAGAATATCTTTCATGCGTTTGTGAAACTGCATTGCCATCTTTGGCTTGTCAGCTTTGTCCAAACGGAACTCGACCACAGTAGTTCTACTATGCAAAGGTTCAATGATTCTGTTTTTGAAATTACAAGTGAAGATAAATCTACAGTTGGCAGAAAACTCTTCAATGAATGCCCGTAGTGCGGGCTGAGTAGAATTTGGATTTAGATAGTCTGCTTCATCTAAGATTACTACTTTGGTTTTGTTTTCAAAACTCATAGTACTTGCAAACTTTTTGATTTTGGTACGTAATACATCGATACCAGATTCTTCAGAACCATTGATCATGATTACATCACAATCTAATTCATTACACAAGGCTCTAGCAACTGTTGTCTTACCAGTACCGGCAGTACCACACAGTAGTAGATTGGGTATCTCACCCTTTACTACAAATTGTTTAAATGTTTCTTTGACTGAATCTGGTAAAACGCAATCATCGATAGTTTGTGGTCTGTACTTCTCCACAAATAAAAATTCATTGCGTTCACTCATGATGTGATCCTTTTGTTCAAAGTTTCAATCATGTCATCACGATTGTCGTTCCAAGTTTCTTCAGATCGATCAACCATTTTCTTACCAGATTTGATCTGCTTCGGAAAGAACTTTGCATTCTCAAGATTTCGTAACGCAACTTTGCGTCTTTCATTCACATTCTTTTTTCTCACTTAATTCTCCTCATAATATAATTAACCAAAAGATTCGACTGTAGAACCTCCATCAAACAATTCAAGTTGAAGATCACGTGGCTTTGCTTTTACTGGACTATCAAAAATAATATAATTAAATATATTTTCTGGACTAGTCTCACTGTATGGATCAGTCTCACAATTATCACTGATACCAGGTTCGATGAATGACTTTTCAACAACACCATCATTTAGAACTACAGCATATCTCCACGATCTTTGACCAAAACCAAGATTGTCTTTTGACACAAGCATATTCATACTCATAGTCAACAGAGCAGAACCATCTGGAATAAGTTTTACATTTTTTAAGTTTGCCCACTTGCCCCACTGGTTCATAACAAAAGAATCGTTTACTGATACACAATAAATTTCATCAATACCAACTTCACGAAACTCATTGTACATCTTTTCAAAACCAGGAAGTTGATATGTAGAACAAGTAGGAGTAAAAGCACCAGGTAGACTGAAAAGAACTACTCTTTTGTCAGAAAACAACTGGTCTGTTGTTACTTCTTGCCAAACATATGGATTACCTTCCGTGATATTCTCATCCAGTACACGGGTCTGGAAACTCAAAGTTGGAATTTTAGTTCCGACTTCGATAACGCCACTATTTTTCATAGTCGCTCCTTATATTTTTGAAGATTGATCTAGAGCGATCCAGTATTGCATACTTCCGCCATGCAAGTGCATGAACTTTTTCTTACTAAGAACTACATCGTAGTCAGTAGAAATTACCTTGAAGTTTTCCATTGGAATACGACAATCGAATTCACCTTGATACTCACCAATTTCCATGGTGTATGTATTTGATCTTGGAGAACCTGGGTCACCAACTGAGAGTACCACTTTACCATTTTTGGCAATGACACTAAGCATTGAAGCCGAAACAATAGAAGCGGCTTGCTTGATAGTATCAATTGTTTTAGTGGATAATTTGAAAGCAAATTCAGAATCTACTTCGATAATCTTATCTGGTGCCGCAACTAAGATATTCTTGTCGGCATAGTAGTATTTGAATTCTGCTGAGTCTTTTTTGATTGACAAACTATCATCACCAAACTCAACATCAGTATCATCCATCATAGATAGAAGTGCCAACAAAGTATTCAGATCGTAGATGCCAATTTCCCTATCAAAAGTTTCTGATACTTCTGCTCGGGCAAAGATTCCAACATCTGCTGGAATTGTATTCAAAACATTGCCAGGTCTAATCAAAAGATTAGGATTGATACTAGCAAAGTTTTTGAGAACCTCTAGGGTTTTCTTGGATATTTTCATTATGTAACCTCATCACGTTGTAAATTAAAATCATTATATAGGGTAGACTACCAAAAGTCAAGTAGTTTTTTAAACAGTTTCTTTAGTAATTGCAAAAGTAGAGTTGTTGTCTGTGTTCCATTGAACAAACTTTGCTTCTGTTTCTGGTTCAATACCATCGCACTGGGCATCTCTAACTACTTCCCATGCGGCTCTTAGTTCGTTGTATTTTGCTTCATCTTCATATGTTAGAATATATGAAAAGTCCAACTGATCGTCACTGAACTCCCAACTTACCGTAATATCTCCGTCAGCCTTTCTAGCTTCAATCCAATCGCTAAGGACTGTTTGTCTAGCAGTTTCTTCTGCGGTATATACTACATCGGTATCCATTACATACCAATTGTCATCTGTGGTAGGTCTTGAATATGTAATTGCGTATTTGTATGCCATTTTTTACTCCAAAAATTTGACTAGTATACTACTATTTATAAAATCTCAGACTGTCACTTCCATTTATGAGAGGAGAGAGAGGTCACGAAAGTGACAGTCTGAGCCCACTAGGGGAACTGGTTAAGTTACTTCGATTAAGACCGAGGCGGCTTTCCCTCCAAAGCCAAGACTATTCTTTAGCGCATATTTACAATCAGTTGCGCGGGTCTTCGTAGTAACGTATCTATATTCGGTGTTATTTATAAAAGTTTTCGGTATAATATTACGTTTTAATGCCATTAACGAGTATATTAATTCGATTATTCCATTACCTGCCATGGTGTGTCCTAGTTTAGATTTGAGTCCTACAACATCTATGTAAGGAAACATATCTTGAATTGCATTGTACTCAGATTCATCACCCAGTGAAGTACCTGTAGCATGGGCAGATACAAATCCAATATCATTCTTATCGATACCTTGTGTGGCTTGCTCCATGGCTTTTTTCAATCCAAATGCAGATGGGTTAACAAAGTCTCCTTCTACACCATCACTAGCTATACCTGGCTGATAGATGTACCCAATGATTGGAATATTTTTCTCAATTGCTTTGTGGACATCCATCAAAATTAAACAGCCTGCTCCTTCACCAGTAGTTATTCCATCACGATCATCATCAAATGGAGCAGACTTAGAACCTAGGACACCTAGCTTATCAAAAAAGGTAGAGTCCCATAAATTATTTGCTGAGTCACCAGCACCACATACTATGTAGTCATATCGTTTTGCCAAATGAAACGCATAGTCCAATTGGTAGAGACTTGTAGCACAAGCAGAATTAAAACTGGTAGCACCACCTGTAAATCCAAACGATTGCGCTATGAGACCCGCGGTGAAGTCTCTACAACCCTGTAGCAACTGTCGTGGCTTAACTCTATTCTTACCATCAGACAAGTCGGTACCGTAGTCCTGAAACGTGGTATTACCAGCAGTGAGTGTAGAGAATAAAGTAAATACATTATCCGAATATGGTATTGTTTTCAATGCATCGGCTACAGTATGTAATGATATCTTATTCACATCTAATAGGCGATTGTAAATAGGAGCCTTTACTTCAATTAAATTATCTTTTTGTGCAGAAAAACTACCATCAACAGGAATGGGAATGGGACCAGTTTGATATTCAGTAAAACAATCCATTGGGTTATTCCCAAGATTGTCCACTAATCCTATTCCTGTGATAGCTAACCGATTCACTTTGAATTTTTCCTATCATGTTCATACAATGCCAAGAAACCATAATGGATAATCTTAACAATATCTTTTCTATGATCTTCAGGAGTTCCTTTCTTGCCGTATCGACCATTATACTTATCGACATTACCAAGGAAGAACCCCATACCATGACCACGATCTACAATCACTTCGGAAGATTGGAGTCCACCCTGACCATAGTGACCCTGATAGGTCTTATCTATGTAGGTTTTGAACTCCTCTAACAGTTCATCTTCCCTAAACTTGTAGTCTGGTTTAGGCATTAAAAGTCCTCCGATACTTCAGTTGTCTCTACAACTTCTTCAGAGGTTTCCATACTCACACCGGCATCTACTTTGGTGTAGAGGTCGATGAAAGCAGACTTGGTGTCCACATCAAATCTGTTGACGCATAACTGAATGGCTTTGAGTCTATCATTGAACATAGCAAATGCTTTGACAATGTGTTCTAGCCTTCTGGTTGAGATCAACTCATCAATCGCACCGTCATAGAAAGTCTTTCTGATAACGTCAGCCCAAGTAACTAACTTGTCGGCAAACTCATCATCAACACAACCTTGAACAGCCATTTTGTTGAGAACAATTTTTTTCTCTTGAGCCGCTGAAGGGTATTCTTGCTCAACAGTAATTGCAAATCTCTCGAGGAATGCTTCATCAAGAACTTGGGCACCCATAAACTTGCCATCATCAGAGCCTCGACCCTTTGTATTAGCAGTAGCGATAACATTGAAACCAGATTGAGGTGTAACTACCTCACCAGTTTTCTTGTTAAAGTATGGTTTGCCTTCAAGTATCGCTTGCAGACACATCAACTTGTTAGAGCCTCTATCGATTTCATCTAGAATGAGGATCGCACCTCGCTTCATAGCAGTCAGTACAGGACCTTCACGATAGACCACATTACCATCAACCAGTGTATTACCACCAATCAGATCATCTTCATCAGTTTCGATGGAGATATTGACTCGGATCGCTTCTTTTTTAAGTTTGGCACATACTTGCTCGACCATCATAGTCTTACCGTTACCGGACAGACCGCAGATGAAAGTTGGATAGAACACACCAGATTTTACAATACTGGATAAATCTTTGTAGAATCCAAAAGGAACGTAGGTAGAATCTTTCTCAGGAATAAGATTATCAATCTCAATTGACAATTTAGCTTGGGTCAAAATTTTACTCTCCGGGGCTTTAGTCTCAATAACTGCAACCGGAGCCGCAGATTGTGGGACAATCTGAGCGATTGGACCGTTGTCACCAAAAGTATATTTACCTCGCGACACGGCATAATTTTCCACGATGTAACCGAGTGCAGAACCTTGCTTAGAAATTCCAAGTTGATCTGCAATCTGATTCAAATCACTTCGGGTAAAAACACCACTAGGATTGTCAGTTTGTTGAAGTGCGGAAATAATTGATCCGACTTCTTGTTCTTGTTTGTCATTAGCAAACATTTGGGTAGTTAGTTGATTCATCATAATAGACCTCTCTCAAAAGGGTTAACTCAATTTATACATACATTATAGCTGGAGCCAAGGCATATGTCAACCTTTTTCTTCAATTATTTTTGGCTCCAAGCTATTGATTTCACGCAACTTTCTCAATGAAGCGATTTAAAAACACTCGGCTTGATGATTTATTCATGGCAAACTTCTTAAAACCACGTCTTAAATCACCCTTGCTGGTAGATTTGACCTCAAGTTCACCATCTTCAACCTCAAGTCCTCTACCACCTTTGATAAGGTAGAGTGCATCATACGCGGTAGCATTTGGTACTTCAATAAATCTATCTGGAGTCCAAGTCTTTTTGGCTTTGTCGAATGCATCATAATCCCAGCCGTCAATAGCGTTCATGAATTGATCGCGGGCTTTTCTTATTGTAGGCTCGACCAATCTGAAACCAATCATTCTAGAACCAGTAGTGGCTTGATAGTGTTTCATCATTGCATTTGAAAAATGATTGTATCGAGGAGCAGGTGCACCGTAACCACTTTCACTCTTGATTGCGGTAGTGATAGGACCTTCTTTGATAAAGACATCGGAAAACTTTCTTCCGTAGTATCTTTCTGGACTAGCATAACTGCTACCACTATCAAACTCTTTTATTTCACCAATCGTTTCCAATGTAGTGGAGTTATCACCATCAGTGAGAATAATAGTATTCAATACTTCAAGAGATTTTGATTCTTTGAACTCAATTGCAATGTCACGGAGAATCATAATACCCTCAGCAAGAGGAGTCATACCCAAGTTAAGGTGTCTAGGAGCACAATGTCTGTCCATCTCAACATACAAATCATCATCGCCGCGGTAGTAATTACCAAATACTGTGGAGTAACCCAGAAGTTTTTTGAAAACTTTTGTATACTGTGCGGCACCGAGATCGGAAGTAATTAATTCTACCAAACCAACTTGAACATCGTCCCAATGAATATCACCAACTTTAGGATCTCTGATCAAATCTGACCACCGAGTCTGGTAGCTATTTGTACAACTACTGAAACCATAAACTTTGAATGGGATATTTACTTTTTTACAGAAAGCAACTTGGATCATTAATTGTTCTAATGTTGATCTCATCTGTTGGTACATTGACCCAGACATATCTAACAACATTAGCATACCGTGGTTTTGTCCATCGGGTACAGTGGTTGATGATAAGAATAAATCGTCAGTCAGTTTGTATGCCCACAATTTATCTTCATTCAACTTACCAGTGCTATTGATACGTTGTTTTTTGATCGCGGTAGCTTTTCTTTTCATTTCGAATTGCTGAACCAACTGATTAATAGTTGTCTTATGTTTTGTTTGGAATTTTTTCAGAAGAATATTTTCTGCTTCTGCCGGGGTATACTTTGGTCCATTCCATTCATTGTAGGTAGTCTCAAAGTTCCAAACTTCAGCACAAGGCATAACTAACTTTTTAGTAATCAGTTTAGGCCACGTCACATTGAGAGTTTCAAGACCATCACTTTTGATCAGTTCTTTTTCTCTCTCACGAAAATTTGTATCAGTCATTGCTTCAGGTTCTAATGAACCATCGCTAGAACCTTTGTTGATATCGCCGTCTGAAGTTTTTTCAGTAGAAGTCTCGTTGGTTTCTTCAGTCTCTTCAGACTCTTCACCAGTGGTAGCATTAGAAGTGTCAGTCTCTTCGGAAGACTCGCTATCTTCACCATCTTCACTGTCATCACTGTCATCAGAAGAATCGCCATCTGAATCATCCGATTCTTCACCAGATTCTGGATCATCCCAAGGCTCACTAACATCTGACTCACCATACTCAGAATCATATTCATAATCATCATCAGAATCATCACCAAAAAGATCATCATCTGGTTGCATCTGATTTTGCATTGCTTCTTCAGTTTTAGAATGTTCAAAGAGAGAGTTGGCTAGTTCGACAACTTCATCCCAAGTATTACATTTAGCAACTGCATCTACAAAAGGCATTTCTTCAGCACTAAAAGGAACAGCCAACATTGAGCCGCCCTTGAAGTGAAGGTTGATTCTATCGATAAGAGGGAGTTCAGAGATTTCTGTATTTTTCAATCCGAAGAAATCTTTCTTCAGTAAGATATCATAACCCTTAGCAAAAGATTTTACTATGCCAGGGTAACGTAACTTGATTAATTTTTCAATACGTGCATCTTCAATAACATTGAGGAATGATTTGAAACCACCACCTCGATTACAAGTGGCAGTATGCCACCCTTCAGGCGGTGTTTCTAGACCGTGACTAACTTCATGACCAATAAATAGATCATAGAGTTCTGGAGCCATCTCGACCCATCTAGGTAAGATAACTTTACGTGCTTTCAAATCGAAAGCCGCAGTAGAGACATTTTGATGCTCTACTGACAGATTCTCAGTGGCTAGTAATTTAGCCAAATTTGATTTCTGATTAATTTCCATAAACAACCTCTCTCATTTATATATACATTATGACAGGTGTTACGGCAAAAGTCAACCTTTTTCTTTGGTTCTAAGTCATTGATATATAAGAGGTTGTTAAATTATTTTGATTTGGGTCCTTTTTTACGGGTAGTTTTTGGTGTTGGGACAGGCTTTTCTGCTTGTTTTTTCATCTTCTCAAGGTATTCACCTCTCTTGTTCAATCTGACAACCACTTCATCTGGTTTGATCCACATATCAACACCTGAGATTATATCATCAATCTCTTTCTTTGTAAAGAACCCAGCATATACATCGTGCATCAATTCAGAAATCCAATCTGCATCATGAGTTACCTGAGAAATCATTTCTGATCCTTTACCCCATGATCCGCCAGAGTATGTGTGAACCATAAACTGGCTATGATCAGAAACTTCACAAACATCTCCACATAAGAAAATCATTGTTGCGGCTGATAGGCAAGCACCCTCAATAGAGGTTACTAACGTGGCTTCCGTTTCTCTCATGGCTCGCATCATTTGGACTGCTGTATTGATCTGTCCACCATGAGAGTTGATGTGGACATATATTACATCGTTTGGTCCAGCTCTTCTGAATAATTGATTCCACTCAATATACTTGTCAGGACTTTCTATAGTATCGTGTAGATACAAGTCATATGTTTTTGCGATTGACCTTTCAAAAACATTTGTTGTACCTATTCCATTTAAATCTTCAAGTTTAAAACTATTCATAAAATTGAGTTACCGCCCTAATTTTCTCTATTTGTTTGTCGATGATTGCAGTTCTATTTGGCCAGTGAATGTATTCTTTTTCTGGATTTTTCTTTAGATTCTGCAAAAGTGGCATTATCATATCTTCTAATGTTTTTAATTTCTGCTGTACATCACCTGCTACTAAATCTTTATGTTCACTTATAAGTGTACTGTTGTCCATTGAGATTAGTTTTGCTTCAATGTCGTACAATTTTTCCATAACAGAGTCCATTGCTTCGGCTGGGAGTTCTGCTCTTACTGGTGCTGTGGGTGCTGTTCCAGTAGGTGCTTCATCTACCGCAGTGAATCCAAAATCATATGTGTTATCTGTCATTTTCCTTTTTCCTTCTATTGAACCTTCTTACTTTTTTATCTAATGCTTTTATTGCCCTATTCAATTTCAACTTAGATGCTCTACTAGTAAAGTTGATTCCTAACATATGATCATATTCGTGTAGTGCAACTCTTGCGGCTAGACCTAAAAAAGTTTCGGTAGTTTCTTTGTTATTTAAATCAAAATATTTTATAGTACATTCTGTGGGTCGAGAAATATGAAGTCTAAAGCCTGGCATACTCAAACAACCTTCTTCTGCTAGACTTGTTTCATCATTCACACCAATCAACAAGGGGTTAAAAAGAGTACGATTGAATTCTTCTCCTGTATTAGGATTCTTTACACCCATACAAAATACTCTTTTGTCTTCGCCAACTTGATTTGCAGACAACCCAATGCCTTTTAACTCAATCATCTTTTTCATAAGATCGGTTGCAAATTCTTTTGCGTTATCATTTTCAAAGTCAAATACTTCTGGTACTTTTTTCAGAAGTGGGTTGTCTAATGCTACTAATTCCATTTATACTATCACCGAATAATTTTGTTTTTTCTCAAATTTAATTACTGATCTAAACTTGTCGAACAGTTGATCACCTTTATGTGAAATTACAAATACATTTGCTTCTTCTCCTATAGTATTTAGTAAGGTCATCACATAGTCTGTACCATTATTGTCCAAACTACTGTCAAATACTTCATCAAGTATCAGTAGGTTAGTTGCGGCACTGTTCTTCATCTTAGCAATTGTTCTCCATGTAAACAACAGGGCTAAATCAATACGCTGTTTTTCACCTTCACTAAATGAAGCATAACTAAACTTATCTCTGTGGCGAGATTTAATTGTTTCGTTAAACTTCTCATCCAAATCAAACTGAACAAAAAAGTCCATTGATGCTAGAAATTTATTTACCAGTTTATTGATGGCAGGCAAGTATTGGCGAATGATTCTTGTTTTTATACCAGTATCTTTGAGTAAGTTACTAGCAACTGACAGATAATGGCTCTCCTCGCTCTTCTCTGTGCGTTCTGCCTCATGTTGGACCACTATTTTAGCCAAATCTTTTAACTTCTTTTTCTCTTCATCAATGTCTGCTACATTTGATTTTGCTGTAGATATATCAGACTGTAATCTAGTTAGATATTTTTGACTGGTAATGATCTCGCTATTGATATCTGCAATACTATCAGTAATATCAATAAACTTTTCCATAGATTTATTTAAAGTTTCAAACTCAGTATCAATCTGTTCAGATGCATTGGTAAGTTCTTCAATCTTTTTTTGTCTTTCGTTCTTAATTTCTTCTTTGAAGTCATGTGGTATGCCCTGTTTACAAGTAGGGCAGTCATCATGATTGTGGTAAAAATCCAACTCTTTATTTACCTTAGTGATCTGACTACTGAATTTTTCTTTGAATACATTGAGTTTCTTCATTCTATCTTTTGGATTACCCAAAGAATTTTTTTCTGTTTCTTTTTCTACAATCTGTTTTTCATGCTCTTCTATAGATGCATGAATATCTTCTATTTGTTTTTCTATTTCAGCAATTTTTATTTTCTTGTCGTTCTCAAGATTTTCAATGTACTGTTTTTGAAGTATTGCTTTCTGTTTAGAAACTTCTACATTCGCTTCTATATCACGAATGGTTTCTTTCATCTTGTTTACTTTGTCTTTCAAGACTTGATTCATTGTGGTAAAAATTTGTATGTCTAGAATGTCCTCAATGATTTCTCTTCTACTACCTAATGGTAATTGCATAAATGGTGTGAAAGAAGCACTACCCAATATAACAATTTGAGTAAATGACTTGAAATTTAGTTTGAGTACAGAGTCTTCTAGATACTTCTGTGTATCTCTTAATGATGCATCTTGATCTATCAATGAACCATCACAATGAATTTCAAACAAGTTTGGTTTTACACCACGAATTACTTTATATTCTTTTGTTCCTATTTTAAATTCTACTTCTACAGATAACCCTTTACCATTGACTGAGTTTAGTAGTTGTCCTTTACTAATTGATCTGAATGGTTTATTGAATAGTCCAAAACATAAAGCATCAAGCATGGTAGATTTACCACTGCCATTTTCACCTACAATAAGTGTATTTGGACTACGTGTAAAATCAATTTCGGTAAATGCGTTACCAGTAGAAAGAAAATTCTTCCATCGTAACTTTTCAAATATAATCATATAAGTCCTCTAGACTTCAAGTGAGGAATGATAGCACCCTCAGTGTACATCTTATGTTGCGTTGGTGTTGGGTGTTGAGATGTTGTCGATTTTGGAGGTAACCCTTCACAGAAATCTAGCCCAGTATTATCTGAGCACCATTGATACTCTGAATCAACCCATTTAGTATGATCTACCATATCATGTAAATATTTAACATTTTTATTTTGTAAATGTTGTTTACTTAAACAATCATCCCATCCCAAAAACATAAAGTAATTTATTTTATGTCTTTTCAAATAATTTTCAACCCGAAGAATGTCTTCATATGTTCGTATTAATTCATCTATTGGATCAGAAAACTGCATATGGTTTTCAGATACAGAATCGGGCCAGTTGTAGTTTGATAACAACCAAGAACCTGATCCGTCATCTTTAAATATCTTAATCGGGTTTCCTGTATTTTGTGCTATCATAGTGTGATGTTTATTTTCTATTTCCCACAATTCAATCTGTGGCTCAGATAGAAATCTTGCAAATCTATTTTGTGCTGACCATTGTACAGCAACCAACAGTTCATCTGATTGGCGACATTCTTCTACTGCATGAATAACTCTTCTAGCAATAAGATTGTTTCCTTGAGAAGAAGAAGCGGTGCTAATCAATTCAACATCTAGATGTTTTGCTAGATACTCTGCCCAAGTATTACCAATAAATGGGTGTGTAAAAGAACAACCACTTGATACTATCTTGTTAATCAATACTCTGTGCCTCTACATACAATGTACGTAGAACAGTTTTTAATTTATCTTTATCAAGATCCGTGTTGGTACTGTCTACATAATCATTAAGCAATGTCATAGTGTCATCTAAGTTTACCTCTACATCACCTACCGCATCATCTTCGAACTCTGAAAAGTCTTCAATGATTTTTAATTCAGTAAGATTACATTGGTATAATTTTTCAACAAAAGAATCAAAGTATTGAAAGTCATTTTTCTTGACTACAATTAATTTTATGCAAGTGCCTTGAATAGAAGTAAAGTCGAAAGAATCAAGGCGGTCTCTAAAATCGTCACTGGTATCGTCATAATGGAATTTATGAAAAATTGTAAACGGGTTTTGTAAAAATTCGACATCATTCGTATGGGTGTCATATATATTAAATCCCCTTGGATCATCGTAATCAGACCATGTAATTTCATAAGGATTACCAAGATACAAAATGTTACTAGACTTAGAACGATGATGATAATGCCCACTGCATACCAAATCGAACTCACTAAAATTGTCAATACCCATTCCATGGTCGTTTGGCATACCCTTATACATTTGGAACCCAGCAAACTCAAAGTGTCCAAAACAAACTTTGGCGTCAGTACTTTTGATTTTTGCCATGCTGTCATCGTAATTTTCTGAACAAATCCAAGGTACAAATAGAATTTTTCTACCATCAAATTCCAGTTCTTGGATTGTAGGATAAATTTTAACATTTTTATATTCTCTCAATAAAAGTTCCGGAGAGTTTACATCATTGGTGTTCTTAAAGTATGTATCATGGTTACCAGGTATCATATGGATATCAATATCTAGACTGGCAGCCTTGTCAAAGAAGTATTCTTTACAATTGCGGAGAGTGTTGTAATTGATATACTTTCTTCTATCAAATACATCTCCTAAATGCATAACAGTTTTGATCTCTCTTTCTACTAGAGTAGGAAAAAAGAAATCATCATAAAACTTTTTAAAGAATGCATCGAATTGTAATGAATCACTTCTTGCTCCGAAGTGGGTATCATTAATAGTAGCTATTTTCATGTAGTTAGAATTTTTCTCAGTGTATTAGCTTGGCTTTTTGCATCATCTAATGCGTGATGGTGCAGATCATTATCCGCGGCACGAATATCAGCGTTTCTTATACCCATCAGATTCATCACAGTTCTAAAACACATAATGTTCCAATGTTTCCATGGGTAGTCTGATATACCACAGGCTTCATAGGCTTCTTCTAGAATAGTAACATCAAAAGATGCACCATTACCCCAAATCATTACTTGATCGTTGCCAATAAATTGAGTGAATGCTTCTAGCGCATCTTCAATATCTACTGGATCAACCATAAGTGCTTTGAGTGCTTCTGGTTTTTGTTTTTGCCACCATTCTACAGTCTTCTTATCAATATGTAAGCCTCTATCTTTGCAAGACTTTGCATCAACATTAATATAGAATTCTTCTTCTGGTTTGCCATCTAACCTAAATTTAGTTGCACCAATAGATACAATTGTAGAATTGGCGCGAGTACTTAAAGTTTCTAAGTCCACCATAATGTGAACTTGCTTGGGGTCAGTTGGTGATGCCATTATTTATCCTCTATCTCTATATCAAATATTCCTTGAGATTGCAGTTGAAAAAATTTAACCCAATCTTGCTTGCTAAGTTCAGGCAACTCAGTGACAAATTCTTCTCCATCACCAAATGTAAACGTTACGGTGCCTTCTGGTGTTATAGCATAGGCATCGTTTAAGTCATATTTTTGTTTTTTGTTTGTGAAATCTACCTGTATTACGTTATCGTCTTTCATAGATACAGTTCTCCAAGTAACACACAGTATATGTCATGTGCTACCAAATGTCAAGTGGTTTTTTAAATTATTTTAGTGCTTCGATCTTTTCTTTAGCTAAGTCTACGGCTTCCCTATCGCTCAGGTATTTGGGCTTACGTTTAGGAATCTTAGAATTAGTTTCTTTATGATCTTCGTTGTGCTTATTTGCTTGATCTATTTGATTCTTCATATAGTCCAAGTATTCGCTTCCGACAGTATCTTCACCCTCGGCAAACATTTCAGTGAAGTCCATATTGGTAATCATCTTCATCTTAATGTCAATATGCTTTTTTTCTTTTTTGATCCTACGTATGAAAGCATAGTATGTGATCTGTGTAAAGTAAGCAAAGGGGTTCTTAGATTTTTCTGGATTGAAGTTATCAATATACGTTATGCAATTTTCGATCCCGTCTAGAATCATCTCATCACGAAATGTATAGTTGACAAAGTTTGATTTGTAGGCTAAATGATTTGCAATCTTGACAAAACATTCTCCTAGATAGTCTGTTACTCTTGGTTTAGGATCGCCAGCGGCTTCGGCTGCCAATCTTAGTTCTCGGTATGCAGTGATTGCTACCAAAAATTCTTTGTTATCAACGTAATGTTGTTTCGGTGTAGTTTTTTTCATTTTATTTCCTCATAATGTAAAAAAAGACTTGACATTCCTAAAATACTGTGTATAATAGGGCGTGTCCCTTTCAGAAAGAATACTAATGTACTTGATCATCTTCAACTGCTTGAGCGTAAGCAAATAGATCAGCAAGTGTTTCGTCTGGATCTTCATGCCCTGAGTCCTGTTCGGGATAAAAAGTCTTTTCTACTATAGCATAGTAATCTTGTACATACGCCCGCCCTAAGGTCGATATGTTTGCAATTATATTTCTACTCATAAAATATTCTAAATCATCAGAGAAAGGGATCCATCCCATAAGAGCGAAAGACTCTTGCATTCCCCTAGGGCCTTCAGAATAATGTCTTGTGATTTTCAAAGGCGTATGGAGTTTTACTTGATCCTCAGAAATTTCTTCAACAGACGCAACCAGCTGAGTCTCGTTTGTTAGAGTAATTACTTTAGGTTCTAGTTCGTTCATTTAATTTCTACCTTTGCTATCTTATAATTAAAAGATTCTTCGTTGTAAATTTTAATTCGTTCTAACATATGGTTAAGTGTAAAATTTTTCTTTGATTTCCAAGAGAGATCATCTCCAACATCAAATAAGTTACACGCTTCTTTTTGATTACCTTTTCTAAGTCCTCTACCAATTGATTGTAGATTTCTAATACGAGACTTACTTGGTGAAGCAAAAACAACATTATGTAAGTTTCTAATATTTATACCCGTAGAAAAAGTACCATATGAAGCAATGATTATAGCATCTTTTTCTTGCTCTGTCAAGTGGCGAATTTCTTCTCTTTGTTCTGTATCTGTACCTCCATGGACAAAGAATACTTTTCTACCATCTTTTACCTTTTCGCTTATCATTTTATGTAGTACTGCTCCATGTTTTTCAACAAATTGATAGAGTACTAATGTGTTGCCAGTTTGTGCAATAGATAAATTTGTTATGACTGCATTTCTTTTTGGGTTGGTTACTAACCAATTCATTTCTTCTTGATATGGCATTTTACTTACTAGTTTTCTTTCTGTTTCAGAGTATTCTAAAAGTAAACAAACAATCTTCAACTCAGCCAGTTGCTTATTATCCATTAACTTCTTTGTAGTAGTTACTTTGTAGACTCTACCAAAAACTCCTTCTAAAACAAGTCTATGCGTTTTTGTACCATCAAGTGTACCGGTTGTACCTATTCTATATTTTGCGTTGGTAAGTTTATCCATCAATGTAGTTAAAGATTTTGCTTTGAAGTTGTGTGCTTCATCACCATAGATTACATCGAATTCATCAAACCAAGATTTAGGAAATTTGTATATTGATTGCCAAGTTGATATTACAACTGCGGCTTTGTTTGATTTGTCTTTGCCACTGTAGATTCTATGACAATATTTGTTTGCTTGCCATTCATCTTTTGATGCGTAGTCATTAAAATCTCCCCACATTTGCTCAACGAGGGAAGTCGTTGGCACGATGATAAGCTGTTTACGTCCGTGTGCTTGGTGATAACGTAGAAGGCTGTAAATGATAAGAGACTTACCACTAGCAGTAGGAGATAGAAGAAGAGATCGACCATTGTTAATCGCATGAGTTATTGCCTCTAGTTGATAGTCTCTAATATCAATAGGCTTATCTTGACTATGTAGATTTAAAGACTTTGTGAATTTTGTTACTTGATCAAGTGTGCCATCTTCTCCAATCTCGTCAAGTTTGATTTCTACTTTATATTCTAACTGCTCACAGAATTCTATAAGGTAATCTAAAAGACCAACGTATAGTTCTCTTGTGTACATATTAAACATTCGTGCTTTGCCATCCCACATTCTATTTCTGTAGGCAGGCATAAATTTTGCGCCAGGTACCTCAAATGTAAAGAACTCTACTATTTCTTTTGCGGTACTTGGATCAGTGTCTATTAAAAGATGTACTTCATCTTTCTTAGTGACAGTAATCATTTACATTAATCCGTTGGTAAATTTTGTCCATTCTATACTGTTTTTGATGTCCCAGCCTCTACCCTGTACTGCTCGTAGCACTCTTTCTAGGTAGTCAACTACAGTCCCAATGTACTCTAGTTTATCAGTCTGTTGAATAATGTCCTCATCAGAATCAAGATACTCATGCATATCAGACTTCAGTGGTTTATTACCTAAATACTGATCCCAACCCAATGCTTCCAATTCTTGTCTGGATAACTCGCCACGAAAATACTGAGACTTAATTCTTTTCAGTTTAATTAGACTAGTCTCTGCTTTTCTATATTGTAGTTTTGCGGTAGAAAGATGATTCAGATATTTGGCATGAAGTTCTGGAGTTTTGGTACTCTCTTTGCCTAAGTTCAATTCATCAATTTTGCAATCTTCGACCCACATAACTTGTAGGTCTTTTAACGAAATCATAATATATCTCCATAATATAATACTATTTATATGCTATGTGATAGCATCAATTGAGTATGTTCTATATTTAAATGCGGCAATACCAATGAAATAATCACCAGCACCATTTGTGATATCAAAATCTAATCCTGATAGTGATATAGGAAAAGAATCTTTGAATGTAACCTTAACATTAGGATTATTGTTTGAGTCTAATACAAACAGTGTAGCGTCACTTACTTGTGCTATACCTTCTTTCACACCCTTATTTGATGTTGCTGTCCTATATTCTTGACTTTTGATGTAGTCTGTAAACTCTTGGTGGTTCTCAGGGAAGCCGAGACCACGTAGCCAAGAGTATAACTCTTTATAGTTACTCATGTCTTCTTGAATAAGAAATCTGATCATCAATTCCCCAAATCTTAACTTGTCTCCGGGGTATGCAATGTCTACAAGTGGTGTTACCTGTTCCGGAAATCCCATAGAAATTTCTGGGATATTGGCTGCTTGACAAAAGAAAGATACGTTTGGCATATTATGTACTTGAAACTTGAAACCATTTGGGCGCAGATAATCTAGTTCTGACGGATTTGCTCCATCAAAAGTTCCTTCTGTTACCGATGATATATTATTAAAAGCCATTTGTCTCTCCGTTAAACACTAAACTGAATACTTTCACCACAACCACATGAACTTGCTTCATTGGGATTTATGATCTGTATTTCAGAACCAGTCATACTGGTAACAAAATTAATTATAGAACCTGACATAATATCTGTGCATACATCATCTACTACAATGATGTTATCTACAAGTGTACCATTCGAATCATCTTCTGTATAATCCCATGTGTAAGCGAATCCAGCACAACCACCACCTTTAAGAGATAGTCGCACATACTTTTGTCCCGAAGACTCTAATAGTTCGGTCCAGTATTTCTTTGCATCTGCTGAAATTTGTATCATGCTACTATTTATACACCCATTCTGTTCTCAAATCTATAGGTTCTTTTGTACGAATGTTTCGTATAACTTTATTTGCTAATACTTTATTGTTTCTTGGAGTAAGATGGTTTGCGTGTTTAAAATCTTGTTCCCAACATTCTTTTCTTTCATGCCAGAATTTACCTTTTAAATCAAACATGGCTTCCATCTGTCTTTTTGTAACTCCTGTCAAGCCAGCTTCAGCCGAACCTGGATCTTCTCCGCACATTGCTATTTCAATATGTTCTTTATCTTCTCTGTTTATATAGTTATCACCACCTATAGGTATTACAACTACTGTTATATCTTTTGTTATTGCATCATATTGTAAAGCGTTTAAGAAAATATTCATTATGGCACCATGTGCATCCGGATTGAACATATCTCCTGCAAAAAACTCTTGAAGTTTATGGTCATCTGGTGCTGGAGTACGATCATTTTTCGCAGGTGTTATTTGATGAGTAGTCATAAATCTTGGACGACCAGATATTGTAGGATCTCTTAAAAATAATCTTTCCATGGCTGTCAGAGACATAATAACAATATCATTTGCCTTAAGGTGCGCTCTCCATTTTTCATATGTGAAGTAAAGATAATCTAAACTAGAAGCAGCCACAGCAAGATTTTGAAATGTATACTCAGGAAATTCTTCTGCTACACTCCGAGTCCAAGATTTTGCGATTTCATAATCTGCCGCATAACTATCACCAAATATCATTATTTTAGGCATATTTTTCCTTGTAGTCTTCAATGGCAGCCTTAATAGCATCCTCTGCTAGTACACTGCAATGTATTTTTACAGGTGGAAGAGCCAATTCTTCAGCAAGTTCTGTATTCTTTATCTGACCTGCTTCTTCTAGGGTCTTGTTCTTTACCCACTCTGTTAGTAATGAACTGGAAGCGATTGCAGAACCGCATCCGTATGTTTTAAATTTTGCATCTGTGATCACATCATCTTCGACTTTAATCTGTAGTCTCATAACATCTCCACACGCGGGTGCACCTACCATGCCGGTGCCAATACCATCTGTGTCTGGATCCCATTTGCCTACGTTTCGAGGATTTTCATAGTGATCTATAACTTTATCGCTATATGCCACTTCAGTATCTCCTGTACTGTTAGAAGTACTACTATTTATACGCACAAAAAAAGGGAGCCCGAAAGCTCCCTTAAAAGTGTCTCTAATGAGATTCTTTTTATATTACATAAGGTTAGTAACTTTAGACAGTCTGTAGTACTGGTTACGGTCAGCAGTAAATGTTGCACCGTCAGTAGTACCGTTAGCTTGAGTCACGTATGGGTTTGCAATCATGCCATATCGTGTCTTGAAGCCAATCTTAGGCTGGAAATTACCTGGGTCAATCGCTCTAACCATTTGCAGAGGTACGTATGGGCAGTAGAAGATACCAGCGTCATATGCACTAGATCCTTTATAACCAACTACGTAGAACTGTGAAGCGGCTCCAGTATTTGCTGAATATGGATCAACATATACTTTGTAACGACCGTTAAGAACACCAGCAAATGTATTACCAGTATCGTCAACGTTAAGAGGGCCTGCACCTTGTAATGCTGAACCAGTGTCAAGAACACCTGCCATTGAGAGAGCAGCCGCAACATCAGCAGATGTGATGATGAAGTTACCTTTCCCTCTACGTGTGTCTTGCGCGATTACGTTAGCATCTCTTTCAATGTTGAAGAGAAGACCTTTGAATCGCTCAACTGACCATCTGCCATTTGAATCAACGTCAAGGTCGAAAGTACCAGCTGTTGCAGTAGATGCAGAACCAGGCTTAGCGACTTTGTAGATTGTTCTAATAACTTCACGGTTAATTTCAGCAAGAATTTCTTGTGAAAGAATGTTTGACAACTCGCCTTCAGCATCCAAACCATGGATAGCTTTAAGGTCTTGAGCCAATTCTACTGTGTACTCAGCTTTAAGTGCGCGAGTCTTCGCAGTAACGGTTGTTTTCTCAATTGAGAAAGCCATTTCATTGAAGTCTGTTCCACCTGCATCGCCAAGTGCTTCACCAGTGTTAGTGGCAATTGCTGTACCAGTAGTAAAAGTACCGTCAACTGGGTTTGAGCCAGCATGAGTACCAGTACCAGAAAAGTCTGTGTCTGCTTCGTTGAATAAAGCCTCTGTACCAGATTGACTAGTAAAGTGTGACTTCATTGCAAAGATAAGACCAGTAGGTCCAGTCATTGGTTGAACACCAGCTACGTCATAAGCCATAAGATTAGGCAGTGCCCGTCTTACAAGACTGATGAGAATTGGGTCATAGTTGTCGATTCCGCCGCCAGTATTACTATTGGCCGCGACTTCGTTAAGAGCAAGGCGTTCTTCACGACAAGCCTTCTCTTGGTTTTCAAGAATAACAGCGGTAACTGCTTTCTTGTATGGGTCTTTGATTTCGCCAAGAGCTTCGTGGTCCAGAACTGGAGCCCACTTCTCTTGAATTTGTTCAGAAAGATACATTTTTCGTTTCTCCTATTGGGGTTTTAGTACTATTATTTATAAAATAAAATATTTTAGAACTTTGCTGATTGAGAGATTGCCTGAGCATATCTGGAAATATAACTGTCATCTTGGGCTAACCCTTCTACAGTGTCTTCCAACTTATCTTCGGAATCTTGTTGCCCTTGCTTTGGAAAATAGTTTTCCTTAACTACTGCAACTTTTTCGGTAAAGATTTCAGTGCTACCAAAATCAATGTCTTCAACAAGTTTCGCAAATTTTTCAGCTTCAGTCAGTGTTAAATCGTCACTGGCTTCTTTGATGATTGCTTGCTTCTGAAGATTTTGCTTTTCTGCAACAACTTCGATCTTTTCTTCAAGGGACTCATTTAACTTTGTTTCCAAAGAGTCAATTTTGTCCTGCATTTCGCCCAGTACATCATACTTTTCTTCGGGTACTTGGATGTAGTGTTCAGCGAATAGGGTTTTCATACCAGAAATGAAGTCTTCAGTGATCTCAGCACGTAGACCTCGCTCTATGGCAAGTTCATTTTCTTTCATCCAGTTCTCAGCAACATAGGAAAGGAACGAATCTAGTTTTTCTACCATTTCTTCCTTGAATGTTTCTTGCTGTAACTGTGCTTCTTCTTTTAGTTCTGCTTCGATTGTTTCCATTTCGTTTGCAATACGTGCAGTGACAACGGCTTCAAAAATACCAGCTGCCTTAGTCTTGAATTCTTCAGAAAGTTGTTCTTCTGATTCAAACAGACCTTTAATATCTTGACCGAAAAGAGTTTCTTCTTCTTCTGAAACAACTTCTTGATCTTCTTCTGCAACGACTTCTTCATCTTCAGCAACGACTTCTAATTCTTCTTCGGTGCCTTCTTCTTCAGAAATAACTTCTTCTTCCTCAGATACTGCTTCTTCTTTAGCTACTACGCCTTGAGAAGTTGCATTGTTTACTGAGTCTTCAGTGTTTGCTTCATTTTCGAAATTAGAAGGAGCTTCTTTAGCACCATTACCTTTAGGCAATGTTCCATCTTTTTTCGCTTTAGCAGATGCGGCTTTACCAACTTCAGATGTTAGACCACCTTCTTTGTTGCCCTTTCCACTTAAATCGTCCTGTTCAGGATTAGCATCTGAACTTCCCTGAGTAGGGGCAGATGAATCACCTGGTTTACTATTGGGCGAAAGGTTGTCTGCCTTCTCGTCCAGTTCTTGGAGTTCTTCACTAAGTTGACCAACTTCTCGGCCCTTAGCAAGAAACTCTCTAATCTTGTTTTCTACACTCATGTTACTGATCTCCTTTTAGGATTATGTTTCTGATAATTATTTATAAAAAATTAGATTTCTGACAACCTTTTCATGAAGGATTCAAAGACTACTAATTTTGCTTCTTCCAGTTCACGGGCAGAAGTCTTACTAATATAAGTCTTTGCCATATCAACTTCTCTTTCTTGCCAGATGCCATTCTCTAGAATCCACTCTCTGTTCTCCATAATACCTCTTACGAATGCATCAGGTGCTGAAGGATCAGAAACTATGTCCGCGGCAGTTGATAGCATGAAATCGTCCTGCACTTCATTGATACCATTACGCTCTTTAAGAGAACCTAGTCCACGTGAACTAACTCCTAGTTGAGCACCCTCTTCAATAAGATTTCTAGCGATGTTTCCCATTGGAGTATCAAGAATTTTTGCTTTACCTATGTAGTTATTACCATCTTCTTTTAGTGAAGTGATAAGATGTGATACACGGTCAAGATTAACAGTAGGTCCATCGGGATGACCAAGTTCGCCCATTGCTCTCTTAGTATCGATGTTCTCTTTAGTGTACCTAGCAACTTCCCGTTGCATAATTTCTTTTGGGTACATTCTACCGTTTCTGTTTTTTAAATCTGATTGAAGAAAGACACCTTCAATATACATTGATTTCTTGCCGTCTTTCTCTTCTACGATGTACTTGACATCATCTACTGTTTCAGTAATAAGTTTCATTATCCTAGACTCCCATCTGCACCTTGGTGCTGTTGTGAACCATAACCATCAACTTTAGTAAGTTCAATGATTACTGTACCAGATGCACCAGAAATTGCAACATCAACGTTTTGATCATTATGCTGATTGTCTGAGAACCCATTGAATTCAATTGAACCAGATTCTGTTAAATCATATAAAACGTTACTGTCTCTAGAGATAACAGCGGCACCAGACGCGCCCAAAGTCCAATGAATCGCTCTGATATTGGCTTTTGGTGATGATTGAGTTTCTGTTGATTTTTTTAATGTAGTTGCAAGTGCAATTGAGCCAGTCGCAGATGTTCCCCGAACGGCGACAACCCCTTGTACTTGGGTTAGTTTTAAAACGTCTACTACGACTGCCATTTACTTTCTCCTAATAACCTTTTTTCTTGTGATTGGAATGCGCCTCTGTTAATAAAACATCAAGGTCTATGGTATCACAAGTTTCAATTCCGTGTTCAAACATCACTTTGTACCAAGCAACGTTGCCGTCAGCATCTGGAATAGCGTGTTCTGAGTGAAGTGGGCGCCCTTCACCATGTTCTTTGTGCAATACTTTCATCGCGCAATTATGTGTAACTTTAGGATCTTCTGAAGAACCCTGTTTAGGAGGTAACTTATCACCTTCTACGCCATCTTCTGCTGGATGGTTTGCAGTAGGCTTTTCTTTACTGGGCTTCTTTACTGCCAGTGCTTCTTCTTTAAATTGCCTAAACGTCTTCATTTGTTTCTCCGTTTTCTTCTTCGGACTCTTCTGCTGGCTCTTCTACTTCTACTTCAGGCTCTGCTTCAAGTCCCATTTTTTGCATTTCACTATTATTGAATACACCATTTGCAATTTCAGCTTTTCGATCTGCGAGTACATTACCCACTCGCTGTCCCATTGCAACATTAAAATCATCTGCGGCACCTGTTGTGTCGCCAGATGCCATCTTGTCCATCATTGCACGAACAATATCTTGTGCATCTGTTTGATCATTCACTTCAAGTTCAATATCTGACATAATTATTCTCCATCTGTTTGTTCTTCATCGGCATCATCGTTACCTTGCGACATTGCAATTTGATGTTGTCGATCTCTTTCTGCCTCTGCGGCGTCACCAACAAGGTGATCATCTTTATCAGCACCTTGAATTTCTGCGTCAATCTCAGAAATTTCTTCGTCAGTAAGACGCAGAATATTTTTCTGCACATATCTCTTACTGTATAGTTGTCCCATAAATGGTGCAACACCGTTAAGAACTTCAATTCTACTACGGAGAATCTCTTGTTCTTTAGATTCTGTGTAGTAGACATCACTTGCAAATTCATAGTGCAAGTCTTCTTTAATCTCTAACCAATCTTGTTCATTTATAATACCTTTAAGAACAAGTTGTGTCTTCAATAAGTCATGGAAAATTCCTGAGAATCTTCTTCTTAACTTAGAAATAAACTTAGTAAATTTAAGTTCATCTCTTGTAATCTCTGCTGATCTACCAAAATTTAGTCCAGCTTGTTGTTCTAATCTAGATAGTGGTACATTTAGTGCTTGATATAGTTTACGTTGAAAATACTCAACATCTTCAATTTGTCCTAAATTTGCACCACCAGGCAATGTTTGAATCTCTGTCCCTCTGCCACCTTCTTTTCTTGGTAGCCAGAAATCTTCAAGCATTGACATAAATTTTTTATCATCTCTGATCTCACCTGTGCCAGCATCGTATACTAGTTTATTACGATATCTTTCCATAATGTCTTTTAGATATTGTTCTGCTTTACCAGTAGGTAAATTACCAACATCTATATAAAAGATTCGCCTTTCTGGCGCTCTAGTAATACGATAAATTACTACAGCGTTTTCCATCATTCTAAGTTGGTTTGCTGGTCGTATTGCTTTGTGCATATACGATATTGGGATTTGTTTATCCTGATCCATCAAACCCGAAGTACAATATGTAATAGCATCTTTGGCAATCTTTACTGCTTTGTCTTGAGCATTGCCTGCTTTATACTGTCCAGACTTAGTGGCTAGTCCTTTATCATCAAATATAAAATGTTCATCGATGTCCGTAATAACTGCAACACCATTTGCATCTTTTTCTTTCTTTACTTTCCTTACTTTCTTGATCTTTCTGGGATCAATGTATCTTACATCTTTGATACCTTCTTTTGCTTTTGCAGTATCAATTACTTTATGAAAGTAAATTCTTCCGTCAACATACCAACGTCTAAAATAATCTTGTGCCTTGTCGTTGAAGTCCATCAATGAAACGATGTTATCAAACTCAGCTTGGATAGCTTTCTTCACTGCGGCAGACTGTTTAAGCGAATCGACATTTAATGTCAAGGGCTTTTCGTCATCCATATTAGAAATACTATCATTAATAATATCTTCAATAGCAGAATCAACATCTGCCATCATTGATATATCGCGGTATCTTTTAATAAGTTCCGCTTCATTGTTTGCTACACCTTCTACATCAAAGTATGTACCAAAATAACCACCTGCCTGAATACTTTCCAGGGCTCCATCAGAATCTGGCGCTACGAAAGATTTCTCTGTCTTAGGCGCCTTTTTCCTGTTAATCTCAAATCCAAATAATTCCATGTTATAATAATCCTATGTCCAATTAGCTTACATCATAATGCATATATTGGAACGTCACTGTAAATTCTTCAAAAATATCATTCTGTGCATATTGTAATGCAATTTCTGACATCTGTATTGGGAAAGCATTTCGTAGCGTATAAGTACCACCAGTTAATACTTCGTCATTTCTGTCAAGATGTTCAACAACCAAGTCGGACTGATAGTCTCTTGGAGTAAGTACACCTTCGTTTGTTTCACGATCATTAAGACCGTTCATCCATATTTCAAATGGTTTACGTAGAGAGAAGTTTGAATCATTAACAACTGTAATTGTCCATGGATCAAAGATTCTTTCACCAGCCATTTTAATTTCACGACCTCTGTACTGAATGATCGCGGGGTTTACGTTTGATGCGGGCAATGCGGCGCCTGTTACCAGTAAGCTATATGATGGATCAACTCCTGGTACATAGCTTGGAAAAGCAAGAGAAACCCGAAACTGGTTTGGTCTAGCTCCACCAGCGCCTAGCCTCGCTTTAAATTCTTCAATATTCATTTAATTTATCTCCTAGTTGAATATGATTATTTATAATGGGTTAGGCACCAAGTTCTTCAAAAGAGATACCTGTACGAGTAGCAACAAAGGTCAACGTAATAAAGTTGATAGACTTTGCGGGCTTGACAAAGATATCTGCTCTGAATTCATTTGCATCTATTGTCTCAGCAGTATTGTTTGTTTCGTCACAAACTACTCTGAAGTCATAGATACCTCTTCTGCCTTGTACATCACGCAAGAACGGTTCTACTAATGACCTAAATTGCGCTCTTGTGAAAGCGTCATTGAAGTCAAAGAGTTGAAACTTAGCGGCTGTTGCTACTGCCTTTTCAAGGACAATAAACAATCTACGTACATTAATCCTATTAAATGCAGAAGGCTTGTCTAACAAAGTTTTATCTCCGAAGAGAACGATGCCGTTACCAGGGAATCCAACAATTGGGTTGATACCTTGACGATACAATTCATCTCTTTCAGACTTTTTAGGAGAGAATGCGAGTTTAACAGCATTCTTGATTACACCGCGATTATAACCAGCAGGTGAGAACCAAGGATCGTTTTGATTATCTGCGACAACACAAGCACCAGCTACGTCACCATTTAATGGCACATAGACATACTGATCATTGTACTTGTCGTACATATATTTCCAACCACTATCCATCACTGCAAAAGAACTTCTAGTTAAAGAACCTCTATCAGTAACAATTGCGGTTACTTCTGATCCAGCATTATTTACAACTGAATCTCTTTCTGGAGATACAAATACCATACAGTCTTTTCTGATTTCTGCAACGTTATCGATTACATAATCTGATACCGTAAGTGGGTGTCCTGAAGTCATGATTAATGAAACATCAAGCAACTCATCGTTATCAAACATTAGATAACCAGCTTGTAAGTCAGCACTAGCGGGTGCGGCATCTACTGCACCAGAAAGTGAACTCTCATCTGCCGCAGTTAATGTATCGTAACCAGCATTGCCGGCACCAACTGTACCCCAATCTGTACCACCAGTTGGATTATCCATTACCCAAACATACTTTGATCTCTGGTTAATAACATTTTTCCAATAGTTAGACTGGTTAACGTCATCTTTAGCGTCAGATGCTTTAGATACTCCTGGGAATTTTTCAAGAACAGTTCCTGCAATACCAGTAATAGCACCATCTTCATCGATTACGATGATATGAAGTTCGTCTACAGAAGTTCCTGTTGAGGTTCCCCATGAAGTAGTAATTGGTGTACTATCAAACTGACCAGCATAAGTCCAAGCAGTAGATAGGGTTGCTGTTGCTGTTGCACCAGAACCACCACCGCCAGAAATTGTAACAGTTGGTGCTGAAGTATATCCTACTCCACCAAAAACAACTACAATTGCATTGACTGCATCACCGGAAATTGTTGCGGTTGCTGTTGCAATCGTAGTGCCGGTGTCTGGGTTTGCAATAGTAACAGTTGGTACTGAAGTATATCCTGATCCACCAGCGGTAACTGCAATGCTTGCAACTGAAGTTGATGAAAAAGATGTTAAGTCTGCCATTGAGACTTTAAGTGAGTTGCCTAGTGTACCAGGATATTTGGCAGCCCAAACTCCTACACTACCTTCATTATTTCCATATGATGCTTCATAAATATCTCTATTTTTAATTAAGATACCTGTTCCATCGGCAGTCGCATTTCTTGCGGCTGTTCCAACTTCTCTTACTGTTAAACAATTAGATCCATATGCCAAAAATGAAGAGGCAGTCATGAAATCTAAGAAATTACTTGTTGTCGGTTTACCGAACAAACTTACTAAATTATTTTCAGAGTCTACGTTTTGTATCTGATGGGCAGGACCCCAACTAAAGTCTCCAACAATCGCACCAATTGTGGTTGCAACTGCGGGAACAACATTAGTCAAGTCTTGTTCTCTGACCTGAACTCCTGGTGATAGCTGAAAAGCCATGTTATTCTCCTCGATGTTAAATTACGGTTATCGTGTAATGTTCCTTGAATTATTTATAATAATCCATATTTCTCTTTCTCGTCTGCCCACATCCACACATCACCACTTGCTACAAACACTTCTTCTTTCTGACCATCATCTATAATACCGAATGGAGTCAAATCTTTTTCTATTGTTCTCATCTCAGAGTTATAAAGATTTTCTCTAATATCAACATTAGTTAAGTCTTTAAAAAATGTATTCGTACTAAGCCACGCAAATAACACTAAGGTCATGGCTAAATCATCGTGATAACCTTCATCTGCTACAAAGGTACCACTTTTTTCTACAAAGGTAGACATCTCACTAATACAGTCGGCATCGAAAAGTAGTAACTTTTGTTCTTCAATAAGTGCTTTTAGAGCAAAACATCCTTGTCGTTTTACTGCTTTTGATGTTCTTACACCTAAAGTACTCTTCTTACCAAATCCAGGAGAAACATATTGTTTGTTATTCTCCGAAACTGTACTAAATATATTTTCATATTCTAATTCTTGATGAAGTATATCTGATACTTGTTGTCCAATATCATTTGTTTCTATCAAAACATATGCATTGTTGTAATCAGATGCAACTTTACCAATAATATTTGGATAAAGTAGTGGTGAAATTTTATTGTTTCTATACTTACCCACTACCTTAAAAGGCATCTCAGTTATATCTAATAATGTAAATGCCGAATAGTCTCCACCAATACCTCTAGAGGTGTCTACTACCACAACATAGTATTTATTTTCTTTTGGTTCTTCATATATATCTAATCCATCTTTTGTGTATATTGGGTCATATGAAGACATCATTCCCAATGCTTTACCACTTATTAATGTGTTAGATGAACCAAGAAAGTCACAAAGAACTTCTTGGTTAAACTTTAATTCTCCTAAAAGTTTGAATTGCTCTTCTGCCCACTGCTCATCTCTTCCTGGAATTTCTGAATATGGTATAAACATATTCTCAAATCCATTTAATCCTTTTTTAGATTCATTCCAGAATTTCCAAAAATGGTTATATCCAAGTGGCGTAGAAGTAAGTAGAATTTTTGTAGTGTCACCAGCAGAAATTGTAGGATATACTGAAGTAAAAAATTCATCTGCTACGTTGTTTGGTATGATGGCAGCCTCATCAATGTACAACCAGTTTACAGATTTACCACGAATACCAGAGGCTGTTGTTGCCGCAGTAAATATTACTGATCCATTTTCTAGGTCTACGTTACCTTTATTCCAAGTCTTAACACCCTGTTGCATCCATATAGGTAGATGTTCATACATAATCTGATAACGAGATAGAACTTCTCGGGCAGCGGCAGTCTTGTTTGCCATAATAGCAATAGTTTTACTATCGTTAAATATACTATAGTGTAATATACAGGCTGCGGCTGTAATTGTTTTACCTTGCTGTCTGCCTTCCATGAGAATCGCTTTGCGCTCTTTCATGATAAACTCTACTTTTCTTTTTTGACAATCGTAAAGTTTAAATGGCTGTAAGCCTTGGTCCAAAGTTACTATTTGACAGTAAGTTTCGATGAAATAGATCACATCATCTTTACATTTCAAATACTCTTCAATTTGTTCTTGAGTAAAATCGTGTTGATACCCTACCGGTTTTAGATTTGGATTACCGTGATATGAGGTTTCAATCTGTGTCATTCTCTACCGTTTTCTCTTGCTGTTTATTAATCATTTTAAGAAGATCAGAAGTACTACCAACAAAAAGATTATTATTAGTGACATTGCTTGGATCTATATTGCCATTTACTTTGTCAATCTTTTGTTTCTTTTCTTGTACTTCCATAATATCTTTAGCACCTTCAGCCATAGATTTGATAAGTTGACCCGCAACTTCAAATGCTCTAGGATTGTCACTGTTCTGTGCTATACCTAAAATGCCTTGTATAGCTTCTTCGTTGTAAGACATTGATCTTTTAAGTGCTTGCCTAGCTTCTTCAAAGTCACCCTCAACACTATCTTCTGAGTCTATAACAATAGCAGGAGTTTTTGGTTCATCTGTTTTAGTCTGACTAACTTGAAAAGTTTTATCCAGAGCATCGAATACTTTATTTGTCATTATTTAAATTCCTGTTCAAACTCTTCCACAAATCTATATGCATCTGCTGGTCCAGGGAACTCTTGATATCCTTCTGGTGCTTCAATATCTACTGTGGGAGCAGTACTATAACCAGAACCACCATCGGTTACTGTTATAGATTTTATTTTGCCATCTGTTCCTAATACGGCTGTCGCTCTAGCATTACCAGCTGAGAACGTAACATTTGGTGCGTAAGTGTATTGATCACCACTATACACTATATTAACAGCATTGACTGCATCACCAGAAATTGTGGCAGTTGCTGTTGCTTTTACATTTTCTACAGAATAAGTTTGCTTTACATATTCGCCCAATAGTTCGGGATTTTGCCAAGTAGATGCAATAACTTTACGAATCATTCCTTGTGTGCCTACATAGCCATAATAATTTAATTTCATAGTAAAATTAAAAGACCATATAATACTTTGTCTATCACCGGAATACGAACCTTCGTATTGATCTTCGTATGTAATGCTGTCCAATATAATTTTAATATCTCTTTTAATACCCATTTCAGGTAAATCATTTACAGTTACATTAAAATCTGGATTAAAATGTGGCATTATCTGTTCTGCAATTTGTAAAGCATCTTCTTGATTCTTTGCAAAAGAGTACAGAGTTATATTTAAATCATATGGTGTTGATACAAAACTAGTTCTAGCAGTAAGAGTGCTGTCTGTATGTAATGCAACATTCTTATTGATTGGAGAAATTTTTCTATTAGGATCGTATGCGATACCAGTAATTTCAAACCCAATTCTAGGTAATGTTATTGCAACTTCGCCTCTAGATTCTATATCTGGTATAGCCGCAATTCTAGACAGAAATTTCTGTTTTGGTGAGTACGCAAGAGGTACTCTTATTGACTGTGCTACTTCACCAGCAGAGTTTTTTCTTTCGATCTGTATGTTACTAAAGATTGTACCAAATGCAATAATGGCTTTCTTTGTAGTAGAGTGATAAAATTGTTTATCTTTAAACATTAGCCTACCTCACCAAATGGGTTTACTTCAGTAAAGTCAAGTATATCACTAAAGTTCATGAAGTCTGCATTATCTGTGTTTGCATTAGTTTTATTAGTTGCAAAATCTTCCTTGATAAGTGCATCCCTAGTTTCTGTTAATAGATTATCACCTGTTTCAGTCTTCAATTGATACAAGAATGTGTCTAGTGAATTACCATCTTCGATTGCATCTATTTCTGTATTACCAGTGTCAAGTGCTTCTGAACTGTATTCGAACAACTCACACTGTAATCTAAATACGTATATTTTTCCTAGTTGATAGAATGGATTTTGAAACTCTACAAATTTAATTTCAAATAATGATCCTGTCTTAGCAAAATACAACAAGTCTCCTTCTGCTGGTCTTGCTTCTAATTGGAATGTACCACCCGAAGTGTCTACTAGATCATCCCAACGTTTTTTGGCTAAAACAAATGTCGCAGAATCTCTTATCTCAATACCAAACTTTTGGAATATATCTCCTTCACCCTCAAACCCCTCCACATTCTCAAGATACATCTCTAGAGGATAAGATTGTGTGAATTTAGATAGCGCATCTTCATCAAAGATAGTATCTCTGTTTACCAAAGTTCTAGGTAAATAGAAAATATCATGACCGTAAATCTTCAGACTTTCTACAACAAGGCTTTCTACTAGCCTTTGTTCTGAAGTTGTTCCTGAAGTGTCGCCATTTTGGAAATAAAAGTTAGTAGCCATGCTCTATTTATCCCACCATAAATGACGGTGGCAATTCATATTTCATTTGCATTTCGTCTTCTATCTGTGCGATTTCAGCGACTGCCTCTTGAAAAAGTTCTGCTCCGTTTAAAGTTACTCCACCCGGTAATTGTATTCCACCAAATTTTTTCATGTTTTCTCCCCATTGTCTTTTCAACAATGCAGTGAGATACTTCTTTAAGAACATATCATCATATACTTCTGTATATGTTTCTGGATCTAAGATTGCATATGCTTCTGCAATAACGTAATCTCCTACATCAAACGTTATATCCCAATCAGTATCTATATAAAGTCTATTAGTTTTTCTGTTCCAACGTATCTGTCTTTGATTGACAAACATTTGATCCAGTGTTGTTAAATGACTTTGTACCATGGTGTAATACGTCAGGTCAGCACTTAGCAGACTATACATATCATTTAATCTAAATTGATACATAAGATCAAACATATTATTTGTGCCAGTTGTAGCATCATTTTGTCCAACTGGGAATAATCTTTGTATGCTTAAAATCTCATTGCCTATAGGAATATATCCATTTTCCATATCGCCTGCGGTGTAATGACCAGAAGATGTTAGTGTGGCAGATAATCCACTTACTGAACCATTAACAACTTCTCCAGCAGTAAATGTGCCTACAATATTATCTATAGTAAAAGCAGTACCAGTTCCACTAACTAAAATTGCTTTTGCTCCACTAGTTGCACCAGTTAAAGTTTCTCCATTACTAAAGTTGCTTGCAATTGAAGTAGATATATTTAATGTAGAACCTGTAACTTGATGCTTTACATAAGTTCTTTCTACACCATCAAAGTGATATTCTTGAAATAATTGTAAAGCATCATCCACTCGGTCTTCTATCTGATCATCGTCAATATTAATTTCGATTACAGGAAAACCTAAGCGTCTTAAACAATAGTCTATAAGTCCTTGTCTACTTGATAATGCCATTTAAAACCGCCTTATGATTGATCATATGCATACAAGAGTGCCTTGAGTGCATCAATTTCTTGTTTCACAAATGCAGTAGTAGCCAATTGTGTGGTATCTGTACCCGTACTAGCTGTTGGTGCTGTTGGTGTACCCGTAAGAGCCGCACTAGCAAGTGGTGCTTTTGTTGCTATACTGTTTGTTACTGTTGTGCTAAAGTTTGCGTCATCGCCTAAAGCAGCCGCTAATTCGTTTAATGTGTCCAATGCACCTGGTGCTGAGTCAACTAGCGCATCGGTTGCGGTTGAGATAGCAGTGTTCATTGCGGTTACTGTTGGTATAACAGTGGTATTAACAGCAATAGAGCCACTACCAGCAAGAGTTATACCAGTTCCTGCATTGAGATATGAATCTACTTGTGAATTAACTCGGGCATTAGTGTAATATAAATTAGATGAACCTTCCGCAGTTTCATCTGTTGTCTGTGCATCAACATATGCTTTTACTGATTGTTGACTTGGAAGTTTAGTGGCACTGTCACTTGCCATATTATCTTCGTCAATTAAAGCATTTGAAATTCTAGCATCTGCTCTTGCATTTGTAAAATAAAGATTAGTTGACCCCTCAGTCATCTCATCTGTATTATCTTTTGTGGCTATTTGACTCGCTACATATGCTTTTACTGATTGTTGTGACGGTGCTTTTGTGGCACTGTCTGTTGCCATATTGTCTTCGTCAAGTATATCTAATGTAACAACACCACTTGAGACTGAAATACCAGCACCAGCAGTAATGTGCGCTCTAACTTCTGATGCACTTGGTCCAGTATAAGTAAGTACTCCAGTTGAACTGTTGTAAGAAAGAGATCCATCACCACCCGAATCTGTTACACTTATATTTGAAAGTTTAGCAAGAGTAAATCCACCGGCAGTTGATCCATCGTGGACTACCAGAGTATCTAGTGTGGTATCGACAGTTACTTCTCCAACCGCTCCAGTAAAACTAGAATGATCTGACGTAGTTCCTCTTCGTAATTGTAATTTTGTTGGCATAGTTTATCTCTTTACTCTCTATAAATATATATTAGCTTACCAACTTGAAAGTGCAACACGTTTCCAGGTATTAGTAGCGACACAGACGTACATATAGTCCGAGTCGAAAGTTAAATCCCCTTTTGTTCCACTTGCAGTTGCACTGGCAGGCGCATCTGAATGAATATTAGTTATTGTTACTACAGCGCCCATATCATATGCAGTTGAAGCAGTTGTGAGGTCACCCCAATCGTAAGCATCTCCAGTCGCAGTAGCTAAGGTACCAAAATCTAAATCGTTTGACCAAGTAAAAGATTCTGGTAATCTTGCATCGCCTATAGAAATTATGCTTCCGTCGGTTTTCTTAGAGTACAGTAAACGATCTGCCATATTTATGGCAATTTCACCCACAGCTAAGTCTGATGTGCTTGGTGCATCACTTGCTGTTTCAGATCGCTTTAATCGTATTACTGTAGCCATTTAGTCCTCTTCTTTTGTTTCTTCATTCTGAGCATTCAATGATTGTGTAGCAACCACTAACTTTGATTTCAAAACAATATTTTCTTGTGTTAGGCGATTAATTTCTTCCGCCATAGTTTGAATATATTGATTCACTAATTTCTCATCCATGTAACATCTCCAAAAAATAATTAATTATTAGTAAGTACCACCGTCTATAGTTGAGGCGTCAAGTCTAGTATCAAATGCACTATTGAAACGTGCGGATGTGTAGTAAAGATTACTTGATCCTTCACTCAATGAGTCTGTATCGTGGTTTGCAATACTTGAAACTGTACCAGTAACATTACCAGTTACGTTACCTTCCAGAGTTGCTACCAAAGTTGCTACAGTATAACCAGTAGCAGTGGTATCAACAACTGTTGTCGGTACGGTTTGTGTATCTTTAAACAGTTTCCACTTACCGTCATTTGCATCTCTAAAGAAACCTGAATATAAGTCTTGTGAACCAGAAGTGTCATACAGTCCGTAAAAACCAATGTCAACTGCATCTGATGAATTGTTACCTGATGCGAGTGCAAACAAAGGATCAACTACTGACAAGTTCTGTGAATCAACTGTTGTAGTTGTACCTGATACTGTTAAGTTACCAGAAACAGTAAGATTACCACCAATAGTTGGATTAGTAGGAAGACCAATAGTAACTGCATTTGCTGATACTGCGGTTTCTATTTCATTTGTTGTACCATTAAAAGTAAGAGTTTCTCCACCATCAATATCATTTGAAGTACCACTATCACCAGCAATAGTAAATGAAGTTGAAACTGAAGCAGTGCCTGCGGCTGTCAATCTACCTTGTGCGTCTACTGTAAAAGTAGGAATAGCAGTAGCACTACCATAACTACCTGCTGATACAGCGGTGTTATCTAGTGTGTGGGTAACTGCGTTACCAGATACCGCTGTTGTGATACCTGTTCCACCAGTAAGAGTAAGTGTTTCTGCATCTGTAATTGCTCCAGTACCAGAATCGCCAGCTATACCAAGGTCTACATAGAAATCTTTAGAATCTACGTATGCTTTAACTGATTGTTGAGTTGGGATAAGTGTAGCACTATTAGATGCCATATTATCTTCGTCAACAAAGCCAGTTGCTGTGATTGTACCATCAGTAAGACTGCCAAACGTAATAGTACCAGCCGCAAAGTTGCCACTAGCATCTCTTTTTACAAGTTTATTTGCAGTATTTGCATTGGTTGCGCCGTCAACGATATCAGTGTAAAATTTACCACCAAGTTTATGAATTACTTGGCTACTATCGTTATTTACGGATTCAATATAAAGTATGGCACCTGCGCCATCGTTACTTTTATCTTGGCTATACGCGAGTTCCGCTTCTGCTAAGTCACCTGTTCCGGGTGCGGCTGAAGCAGTGGATCGCTTTATTTGAATTGTTGTTGCCATTTAATGTTTCCTCATTCTAGGTTTATTGAAATCTTTGTTCATAACGAAATAAAAAGTCACTAATAAGTTCCGCCATCCAATGATGTTAGATTCAATGAATCAATATCAACGGAAGCAGTTAATGCTTGAGCAACAAAGTTGCCCGTTTCTTCATCATAAACCAAAGTGTGTCCATCCAATAAACCATTAGTTGCGGTATCAATATTGGCTAAATTTTGTAACTTTGCATTTGTAATTGCCTGAGATTGTGTAGTCGTAACTGTAGCAATAGTACTCGTTGATGGTATACTAACCTTAGTAGTACTTGAGTTTGATGGTATGTTTACTTTTACTGCCATTACTTGGTAACCTCAGGAGTTACAGTCACGATTCCTTCCATAATTCTTAATGTTTCAGTTGAACTAGCAATCTCAATATCATAAACATATCTGCCAGCCTTTATAGCAGATGATTGAGCGGCGGTCAAAGATATGGTAATCTGCCCCTCTAGTGCTATTTTAGCTGTGGTAAATGACGTATAAGTAGTAGTATAATAACTTTTACGCATCTGAGAAGTGACGGTATAATTCGTCAAATCTTTCTTAGTGCCATCGTCATTCGTAAGATTGACCGTAAATGAAAAGGTAGTGCCCTGATCAATCACGATATTATTTACCGTTGCCATATATTGCAGTTCCTCTGTTCTGTAATCTATTTATATAACATGGAGTTTAGACTTGAAGACTATTCTTACGCTTCTTTACGGAAATAAGTACACCGTAGATGATGTTCACAGAATATATGATGCCACTGGTGGCAAATATAACTATGTTTGTTTAACCGATAAAGATCATGCCCATCTACTTCGACCTGAAATAGATGTTAAGTTCATTAATAAAGATATCGAAAGTCATTGGAAAAAGATACAACTATTTAGTCTAACAAATATTGGTAAAGTTCTTTACTTAGACCTAGATATTGTGTTACAATCTGATGTAGATATATTTTTTAAATATTGTAAGCACCCCACGATATGTAAAACATATTGGAAAGATTTTGGTAGTGAGTTTAATTCTTCTGTTATGACATGGAATTCAAAAGATTGTAAATACATATTTGATCACTGGATAGAAAATCCGTATTACTACATGACTAAATATAACGACAATGATGATTGGTTTCTGTATCATGAAAAGTTAATACAGCATACTTTTCCTAAAGGTATGATATATTCTTTCCTATGTGGAGTGGATCAAGACACTGATACTTCACCAAGAGAATTTCAAATAAAACCAGAATATCCTATTGTATTGTTGAATGGACAAAATGAAACAAAAGTAAATTTGAGACAGAAATATTATGATGCATTTTCTATGCATAAAATGGGGTAACAAATACACCTCGGATTATGTAAACAACCTTCATGGAATGGTTAAGCGCAATTACTCCAAGCGTTTTAAATTTATCTGCTATACAGATGAGCCAGAAGGTATAAACAAGGGTATTACTACTCGACCTATTCCTAATGTTGACCCACTTCATCCAAGATATTGGTTTGGTAAAGAAAATTATTGCTGGGATAGAGCCAAGTTTCTCATGCTCAATTCTCATATATGGCTAAAAACTAAAGGACCCTTCTGCTACTTAGATTTAGATGTTGTGATTCAAAACAACATAGATGATATAGAACAGCTAGCCAAATCTCCTCACATGATATATTCTAACTGGGAAAATCCAGAAGTAACTTCTGATAGAAGATTCTTAGATATAAGAGGGTCACTGTATAACTCAAGTGTAATGTTATGGTGTACTGATCAAGGAGAAAAGATTTATAACGATGTTATGCAACACAAAGATGTTGTATTTAAAACATTCTACAAAGGCACAGATAATTACTATCCCTACAGAGAACATCAAGTAGTGGGTGATAACTACTGGAGTTTCTTACCAGTAGATTGGGTGTACTCTTATAATAGAGGTAAACAATATCCCGATGATACTACAGAACAACTATACAGAGAAAATGCCAAATTTTGTCTATTCAATGTAGATTTAGTAAATAAAAAAAGTAAAAATGTAAAGCCACATGAATTAAAAAACTACAATCTACTCATACATTGGCACGGCAAAGATGAATTTGAAAAGTTGTGGTTACCTAAATTTCCTAAAAACTTCTTTACTAGAAACAAGCACACGGTTAAGATTGAGAATCTTCTCACAAATAAAGACTACGATACACTAGAAAAAAAGTTTGCAAAAGATTTACCTAGCTTACAGTCTGATTGGGACCAGTACTCAAAGAATTTCAATACCCTAAAAGAATGGTTAGGAATGAAATCTCTGACAGATGAAATGCTAGAGAATCGTTTTATGAATAAAGAAGTTGTTGAAGATATCGAATCACTTATAAAGAGCAATGATTTACAGTCTCTTGTAAATAAATTCGTAAATGATTTTCCGGAGATAGATGCACACTTAACTGGTAATGTAGACGATATAAAGAAATCTCTTCCGGAACTAGAAAGAGAAATATCAGATACTACATTTATTAGACAAATAGATTCAATACATTTACAGACTATAAGAGAACTCTATGAAACTGGTGATATGATTTCTATGCACAAGAAATTTATTGCTGATTATCCAGACGATTCAATACTCGTAAATGGTGACGAATCATTGTACTGGAACAAGACTGTAATGGAAGTATATGATTTCTACAAAGAAAGATATATTTCTAAGATGCACAAAGTCGTAGCAGAAGAAGTAAAAGTACACGGACCAGTAAGATACTTTTGGAAAATAACTAGACTACAAGCAATCGCATTGTATAGAAGAATGTGGCATAAAAATACTTTACCATCAATTAAAGTAGACTTTATGAAGAATGTAGTAGATCATGGTATTCAGTGTATCTTTTGGGACACTGATTCGGATGAGATACAATCACTATATAAAAAATATTATATTGAATATCTAAAAGAATTGTTTTACAAAGAAGATTATGAAAAAGTCTTTGAGCGATTATACAATATCATGCCCAAAGAAGAATTACTTTCTATCATGAATCAGAAAGATGATGATACAAATACACTCATAAAGTATTTTCAAATGCATGGAGAACAATACAGTGATTTGTATCGTGGTCTATATGAAGATGAAGAACCAGATGGCGCACTGATACAATTAAGTACTCGCCAGAATGATACGAACATAGAGTTCAATGACATTTTTGTAGACGGCAATGAACACACTCTAAAAAGTATAAAAAATATATTCGATAGTTACAAAGTTTCTTGGGTAACTTTTATGTGTGAGATAACAGACCCAGTAAACTGTGTAGAGTTGGAAGAAATATGCAAGTATCTAAAAGACAAAAATATTACTATAACTTTACAGACATTTAGTGATATAGAATCTCTTGTATATGTTGATCATATACAAAAAGTATTGCCTGAGTTAAAGTCAGAACAAGAGAATCAAATTGAAGATACTATTGCAAAAGATAAACCAATAGACTTTCATACTCTAAAGCAGTTTGCAAAGAAAAATGAAATAAGAACAACTAAACCTAAAATGAAAGAAAAAGATCCAGTGTGGTGCGATGCTAGAAAAAGTGGATACTTTTATATTGGTTCATCTAGCAATGCTTTTCCTTGCGCCTTCATTGCAAGAGATGTGGTAGAAAATAAACTTTTACCATATCACCCTATTGACTATCCTTACAATATGAAGTATAATAACCTAGCAGGGTTTACTACAGGTGAAGTAATACATAATAATGATTTTGCAAATATCAGTGAGCATTTAAAAAGAAAGCCACTAGATATATGCACCAAAAAATGTGGAAAATGTAGATGAGAGTAAATTATATATGTGCTAAATGGGGTACGAAATATGGTCCCCATTTTGTGAATAGACTAAAAGATATGGCAAAAAGAAATACTCCTGACCAGTTTGAGTTTCATTTCTATTGCTACACTGATGACGCAGAAGGTATAGATGATGATGTTACTATTATTGATTTTCCTGATATTCCTAACATTCATCCTAAGTATTGGTTTGGTGCGGAAGATTTCAAGTACGGGATGGCAAGGTGTTGGGACAGAGCAAAAACTTTTGTATTTAATACTCATAATTTTGCTCCTGACAAACCTAACGGTCGCTTCATATTTTTCGATTTGGACGTAATTATTCAAGGTGATCTAACTCCTATAATTACATACAATATGGAAAGACCTACAAAGATGAAGTCTTGGTGGCAAGACCCAAGACCAATGCAAACAAGAAGATTTAAACTATCACATGGAGCGTATACAAATGGTTCATGTAAAGCGTGGTCAGATGATCAATGTGAATGTATATGGGAAGACGTACTAGCAAATCAAGAAAAGATTTGGTTTACATATACTGATGGTACTGATAATTATCACTCCTGGAAATGGGGTAGATACGGAGAAGACTTGTGGGATCATTTCCCATCCTGGATGGCATACTCTTGGAACAGGGGTAGATCATGGGAAGAAGATGATTTGAATGTAGCCAAGTATAGAGAAAACTGTATTGTCTGTGTATTCAATATTGATCTACTTCCGTTTGAAGATGCAAGTAGAGGCAGTACAAAACAAGATAACTTAACACATCCAGAACTCTTGAAACACTGGAGAGGCGAATGAATATCTATACTGTAAAATGGGGTACAAAATACAATGCATCTCATGTCAATCAACTATATGAAAGTTGTCTTGAAAACTTGAGTATGGATTTTACATTTCATTGTCTAACTGAAGATAGTAAAGATATAAATTCTAAAATTAAAATACTGTCATTGCCTGGTGGTAACAAATTGGAGAAGTGGTGGAATAAAATGTACCTCTTCGATGAGACTATTGTTACTCAAAGGGGAGAGAAAATGTTCTTTGATTTAGATACCATACTGCAAAAGAACATTGATGATATAGCAAACTTTGATGCAGAAGACTGCTTATGTTTTGTTAAGACTTGGTGGCATGATTTAGATACACAGTATAAAGACACTCGCCATGTTCCACACAAGTTTACTGATTTAAATTCGTCAGTTCTTCGTTGGAATGACAGTCTAAATAGTAATGAAATTATCGAATATTTTAATGAATATCAAAATCAAATATTATGGTACTATCGTGGTCTAGATAACTTTTTCTATAATAGAAGAATTGTAAAGACAAAACTATTCCCAATTGGTTGGGTATATAGTTTTAATCAAGGGTATGTTTATCCACATGATACTGAAACTCATGTGTATAGAGACTTACCATATGTATGTATTTTTGACTCAATGGGGAAAAGTGAAGATGTCAAATTCTAATTTAAATTATAACTTTCTAAACAACTTTAAGAATTGGGGTGAAGCACTTTCAGTAATTGAAAAAAGAATGCCACATAAGCTGGCTGACTTTAGACAATCTCTTGAAGGTAATAACATGGAAGCCAGTACGTGGTTAATAGAAGAAGTTAAAGAGTATATTGAAGAGTATTATACTAAGACTGGTTCTATGCGAGTGTTAATATTAAACTCTTGGTTAGGTATTCCAATAGTTCCTCTGTTGTGTGAAAATATAGATGTATCTCAAATACACCTTGTAGATATTGATGAAGAGTCAATTGAATTGTCAAAGATTTTTCACAAACATTATGCTCAAGAAAAGTTTGTCAACATTCGTCATTGGAATTTAGATGTCCCATTTGAGTTTGAAAATCTCAATAAGATTGATGTTGATCTAGTTATCTGTATGTGTACAGAACAGATGTATCCACTAAAAGAATTGACAACAAAGAATCCTCAAGCAATTTTAGCTGTACAGAATAGTAATGTAGTTGAAGAGATGTATGGTATTAACTGTGTAAATTCAATAGAAGCATTGAAAGACCAAGTTGGTATTGAAGAAGTAGGCTATGAGGGTACTAAACAACAAACATATTATTCATGGGATGGCAAAAAAGTCTATGATCGTTATATGATTATTGGACAAAGAGAGGGGTTCTTTTAAGGAAATAAACTTCTTCGCCAGTCTTCATCTATATCTTGACACATCATTTCCCACATATTAAAATCTGGTATAACAAATCCTAATGTATGTCTTGGTTCTGTACTACCAGCACAATGCCAAACGTGTTTAGATGAGTCTTCATCTTTACCTCCAAAGTATCCAACTTTTGCTGACCAACCAGGAGTATCTTGTAGCGTTTTAATACTAGAATCTTTAGTATGTCTAAAGAATCCTTCTCCATTTTTAGTATAACTCAACAAAATATTATACCCAGGAGTGTCCCAATTGCAATGCCATCCCATAAATCCATTTGTTGGATAATATGCGTGAACAGCAGTAAACTTTGCTCCTAAAAAACCACAAACATTAGTACACAACTCTAAAGAAGAATCTCTATATTTTTTAGGAGAGCCCGGACTTACATGAAAGTCTGTAACTATGGCACATTCTGGTGTGCCTTTATGGCTTTCTTTTCTTACCTCTTCAAGATAGTCAGAAGACGTTGCTGTTTGTAAAGTATGTCCAAAATCTCTACCCGGGTCTGGTAAGATTGTATCATGATCATCTTGCTTATCAAACCATTTTCGCCAATCTTCTAACATCTTTTTTAGTTCTGGATTAAGGTTGTCTATAATATTCATTTGAATCAAATACCCTATTCAATGTATAATGTCTTATGATAACATCTTTATCTTTCAATTCTTCTGGTCTTTGACCCATACAAAAATTCCATCTGGCATCTGGTAATGGAAATTCACCTACATTAATTAAATCTTTAAAACTTGTTTTATTTAAAAGCCACCACATAGTAAATGTGTCCCACGGTCTTACTTTTTCTGGATAAGGGTCAAGACAATATTCAGGATCAATTTGTATCAAATATTCTTTGTACCAATTGTCCATTAGTGATTTTATTTTGGAAGTTTTTTTATATAAAAACACACCACAATGATAAATCATTTCTTCTGTATCATTTAGCTTTGTTATTTTTGCATTATATGGTCTGTTCTTAGTAAAGATAATATCATGATTGCCTATATAATCAAATATAGTAGATATGTCTTCATGTTCAATCATCGTATCACAATCTAAATACATAGTCAAATCATATGGTGTTTGTGATAATGCCCATAACTTTGCTCTGTTATTAGCAGGAACATCTTCGGTTATGATGTTATTGAAAATTAAATAGTCTTCGTCTGTTACCCATTCATCGTGAGTAAACAGTGTTATATTTGCTTCTGGATAAAAATCTTTAAGAGACTCTGCCGACATCTTTGCGGCACGATAATAATCTTTATTTAATGAAGCCACATAAACGTAGCCTTTAGTCATTAGATAATAGTTCCTTCAAATTACTATCTGTTAATTCTTCTTGAATTAGTATCGTTGAATACGCCTGCACTTCTACAATAGATTTTGCTCTACGGATATTCTTTTTCATTTCAGAATTTTTTGAGTTTTTGATGATAGGAATTTCAAATGCTTCTAGTTTCATTTCAAACAAGGCTTCTTGTTTAATTCTATTTTTATGAACTTCTGCTTGTTCTTTCTTTTTTTCTTCTTCTGCTAGTTTCTTTTCGTCTTCTATTGCAGTAAGACGATCCACTTCTTCTTCACCAATAAGTTCCATAATTGCATCAAAGTCTTTATTGACAAATCCATCTTTTACTGGTCCAGCATTGACAATACAGTTTTGATATTCTTCGCCCATAAGAATCTCACACTCTAAAGAGCGTACTTCTTTATTAATCCATTTTGGGTTTTTGTACTTAGGTTGATCTGACATTATATATCCTCATAATTAAAATAAAGGCAGAGTGGTATGCTCTGCCTTATTATTTATATCACTTTAAAGAGACTCTTTAAGCAGTTCTTACGAACAACTGTTTTGTTTCTTGTGTAGAACTAGATGATTGTACTGTGTTGCCAGCATAAGTTCCAGTATATGTACCAGAGTATGAACCAGCATATGCACCATTTAAAAATCCAGAAAAGAATCTGTTATAGTAACCAGTGTACGATCCTGTATAGTCTCCGGAATAGTTTTGTGAAGTAACATCTTTTAATTGGTCGGTCATTGTTGAACCCATCTGAGCCCAAGTTCCGGCGGCAGAAGGTTGACCATTATTTAATAGATAAGTTCCTATACCAGTACTAATGATTCTATTTCTCATTGCTGTGTTAAGAGTTTCCATTTCAGCATCGGTCATTTCTGCTTGACCACCCGTGCCATCACTCTTTAACAATCTGTTTATATTGGTAGCGGCAGCTGTTGTTGGTGCAGTTTTTTGATACAGATTATATGCTACATCAGTTCCATCAACTTGTGTTTCTGTAATGGTACCTCTTACTGCCCAAGTTCCACCAGATGGTGTTGATGTATTAATATGATATTGACCAACTGTATTGGCATCTTCAGTTACCATAGCAGTAATAACTTCATCTAAGAGTTCTGTATCGATAAGACCGTCAGTCATTTCATCGATATTTTTATCATCCCATCTTAATGGTCTGGTAACACTTTCAGAAATTACAGCATTTTTCTGTTGGATTCTATATGTGGTAGTAGTCGTGCCACCACCAGCTGGGTGAGTACCCACTGCTTCGGTTCTTTCTCTATTGGTAAAAGTTCCTACTTCAGTGTAGTCGGTATCTAAAGCATCCGTAATAACTTGTAATTCAGCAGTGCCCGTCCCATCGGTATCGGTTGCAAATTTATTAGTAATAACATATGCAATATGATCTCTAATTTCAGCAGTCGTAAGTTCCCTAACGCCTTGAATTGTACTAGCAGATGCTGGGTACGAACTTGCTTTTAGTGTAATTGGGCCAGCCATTGTGAATCCTCTTAGTTAATCAATGTACCAGATGAATTATATACTGCTAATGGTCTATGTCTTTGCCAATCAGTTGAGTCTTTACAAGTAACTGTAACTGTTGTTTTAGCTGGCAAAGTCACTGCCGCATTAACAGAACCACCATCAATGGTATCTGAAGTGTTTGGATATAATTTAAAATCTGTTGTAGTGGCGTTTTGAACAATGATAGTAAGTCCAGCAGCCGCAGTAGGAAGTACAACTCCGTTATCAGTAGAACCTGCAGTTACAACTACTACTGTTTCAGTAATTGCTAATCCACCACCCTGAGTAGTACCAGCGGCAGTTGCAGTTTGTACTCCGTACTTAATATTTCCTAGAAGACTTGCAGTTCCATTAACAGTAAAATCTTGTACGTTATTACCACCAGAACCAACTGCTCTCCATGCGCCAGAAGAAGTTCCTACATATTCTGCGCCATTGTCAGTAACAACATCTACAGGAGCATCAGCACTTCCACCATCAATAGTATCACCAGAAGCGGGATAAACTTTAATAGTTGCACCAGATGTGTTGTAGACATTAATAACTAGTCCGGCTGCCGCGTCAGGTAATTTAACACCTTGATTGGCAGAAGCACTAGTAATAATATTGTAAGTTTTAGTAATTGCTTGGGCATCTCCCTGTGTACTACCAGCGGCAGTAACAGTTGCGACTCCTAGGGTGACATCGCCACTAGCGGTTAAGGCAGCTACGGAGATATTGTCACCACTTTCATACTTATCGTTATTGAGGTTAGTAAAGTTATTATCTACCTCAGTATTAGTAAGGGGACTACCCTTAGCTGATCTTAATGTGATTGTGGCCATTTGCTCTTCCCATTTATCGTTGGTTTATAGACTTTAAAAGTAATTTAATCTCTGAGAGTTCATCTTTTAGACTATTTATATCATTGGACATTTCAAGTATTTGATTGTCCTTTTCCTTCATTTGCGCTCTTCGTTTTTTATGGTTTCTCAGCCCAACCACATCAGTCGAAAGTATTGCACCAGAAGCCTCATCTCTAATAAAATTATCTTGTCTCATATATATGCTCCTTAAGTTACGTTTATTACACGTAGTTGTTTTGCATACGGTATGTTTGACGTATTAGAAGCCAAGAATACTAGTTTAGTAGCAAACTTTTTATATTCATCAAAAGTTACTGTGCTTACTGTTGCTGTTACTTGAGCGGCTGGTCCTACATATACAAATACGGCAGTTCCATCAGTTTCTTGAACGGGTGGCGATGCTTGAGTTCCAGATGGACCAGTTCCACTAGCCGCGCTAGTGCCACCAGTTTGTACAGTATATAGATTTCCAGCGGCAGTTGCAACTTGTTGTCCAGTAGCATATGATGTTGAATTTGCGTATTGCGTTCCTACTGTAACTGTTGGAGTTACACCCGCATAATCTCTTCCTGGATTTGTTAATTGTATTGAACCAACAGTATTACCAGATAATAATGCAATCGCAGTTGCCTCGCCAGTACTAAAAGATAATTCTGGTGCAGATGTATATCCTGCTCCAGCTTGTGTGAGAGTCAGTTCTGTTACTCTATCAGTTGTATATGCAAATGATCCGTTTACCAGATTTGCATCAGGAATTTTAAATCCAAAATCTGTAAATGCAGTTTCAGACGCAGAATTTCCATAAGGTGAATGATTATCATCTCTGTCTAGTTTTATCCAAGGCAAATCATTATTGAAATCTGCATCAAAATCTGCGGCAGCTTGGAATTTACCATAAACTTCGATACTAGATCCAGGTGGTTGCAATAGGGCACATTGAACAAGAATATCTTGGGCTTCCATTCCGTCTGCAAGTTGCACAGGTGAATTAATGAATCTTGATAGTGCATTACCAGATGCTGGTAAAGTTTCATTTGTACTATCATTGTTAATTAGATTAGAACTAGTTAATAGTCCTAATGCAGTAACTTCGAGGACTGGTGATAAGTCTGGATTACTACCTGAATTTAGACTAATTCTTTTATGTAGAGATTTGGTATCTGCACCACTTAGAGTGTATCCTTCATTAGAATACGACCGAACAGACTTCTCATTATCAGTAACTTTTCTAGTATCTAATGATAGGGGTTCATATGTTGTGCCGGCAGAATTTACATTTGCTGATTTTGTTGGTGCATATTCAAAGCCAATTTTACCATCATTTTCAACAAGATTCATCGTTGTTCTAACTTGATTATATTTTCTATCTTCAAGATCAGTAACAGTAAATATGGTCTGTGTAAGATCACCAGTGTTCGGGTTTTTAATAGCTTTTAGTGGAGTAATTAAAGCACCGGTAGTTTGATTTCTAAAGAAACCATTAGTAACATTAACTTCCATTTTCTCCTTTTGGGCATCAATAAACTTCAATTGACCCGTTACCAGATTAGCACTAATAGATGCTCCTGTTCCTGTACCAGTTGTACTAGATTGATTAATTGTTCCTAAAGATACTTTATTAAATCCTACAGCAGGAGTACCAGGATCAGTAATTTCAAAAGATGTAATTGTTCCTGCAGATGCTGGAGCTAAAACTTTTATTTTCATACCAGTCAAGACATTACCATCATCATCAACAACATCTGCCATAGTAATAATATCACCCGCTACGTGACCAGAACCACCATTTGCCAAAGTGGCATCAACTCCCGTAATTCTAGAGTTTGTTTCTGGTCTTCCAGAAGTGTAATCAGTAGTTACCATATAATCAATGTTTTGATTTTCAAGCATTACTGTACCATCAGATGTGGCAAATTGTGCTTTTGTTATTTGATAAGTCATATCTTCATCTTGGTGAGCATTCCAAGTTCTATTGTTAGATGATGTAAATAACATACCTCCAATATTTGTATCTTCTGCAAAGATACGTTGATTTTGTACTCCTACTCCAACTCTATTTTCTCCAAGTTGAGAAACCCAAACTTGATAGTCAGGACTATTACCAGCTGGTAGAAGAACAAAACAATACTCTGTTGCACCTTTAAGTTGAACTGGTGCAGGGAATGTAAACGTTGTAACATATGGCTGATCTTCTTGACCAACTGGTGAGAATCTTAATGTTCCATCATTTTCTTCTACAGTTGTTACAACTTCAGATGGCGAGAGAAAGACTTCACCATAAGGTAAAATGCTTCTTGATGGGTATCCATTCATAACTTCTCTAATTTGACACGTAATACCTTCAGTAGCAGATTTTGTTCTAAAGAATACTTTAACTTCTGTAGCAAAAACACCGTCTGGCTCTGATACAAAGAAAGTTTGTGCAATAGGATCAAATCCTCCAGATACTTCAACGTGAGTGGTAACATCATTCTCAAGATTAATATGCAGTTTGGGATCAGTCGTTACTTCCACACTAACATCGAATTCTTTAATTGTAGTAGAAACACTAGTAACGTGTGTCCATTCACCTACCTGTTCAGTTGCGGGAGCGGTCTTACCCAAATGAATTTTTGGTACAGCAGTAGATATAATGGTGTTTTGTGCTTGTGTAGTAATACCATTGGAACTGAATGGCGCTTCACAAGAAGTAGTTACAAATTCAGCACGATCTCTAACATCATCGGTAAATCTTAAAATTCTTTCACCAACAAGAAATCTTCCTGGTCTCAGCTCGAAAAATCCAGCTATAAGTCCATCAGCATTTGATTTTACATTACCATGTGAAATATGACCAGATTGTACAGTGCCGCCAAAAGAACCAATGTTCCAAGCATAGTCAAACCAATTTTGAGAATCATTAGGAGTGCTTGCATTATTTTTATAATCAACCACGTGTTTAATATAAGATTTTGTAACTCCACCAATAGTCGTATTGCCATCTCTTATTGACCACAATTCACTACCAACTAGTTTTTCTCCGTCAAAGAAACCATACATTCTAGTGTTGGGTTTTAATCTTTGTCCTATAAAGAAGAGCAGTTTTTCTCTCATATACATATCTAAAGTAGCCGATATTAATTTTTTACCTACGTCTACTTGTTGAATACCATGAACTGACGAGGATGCCGTAAGCATTTGTTTAGTTGCAGTAGCCGTCATGGTAGTACTATTTGATTTTGTTTCACCTATAAGTTTTGCACTTGTAGTAGTAGTTGTGTCTGCTCCAATATATGCATCCATAGACACAGTACCCTTGGTATCAACATCTACCACAAGACGACCACTTTGATCGGTCCCCGAAGCATTAATGGTAGTGCTGGTGTTGGATTCCTGATAAACACCGTTTGTTGACATGCCCACTGGCGGAAACATCTCGGTTCCACCGTTGGGATGTAGACCGGTGATTTTTTCGTTTTCTGGTATGATCTTTTCAAATGGCTGTACTACTGGGTCGTTTTCTGTCCCTGTAAATGATATATCATAGTCTGCTATAATTTGAGCCTTGTTAATATCATCTGCTAACATCTGACCAAATGTATTAAGGCTATTGTCATCAACATATCTAGTTCCAGCATCTTGTGGCAATTCAGAATTAGAGCCTCTAGGCGAAATATCTAAATCTCCTGCCCAATCAAACAATAACTCGCCTACACAATTTCTTGGTTTAGAGGAAAATCTGTTTTCTGAAAATACTGTCTTTGTAAAAGGAAGAGTAACAATTTCGGCTGATTGTTGTATTCCAGTAGAAGTAGTAGAATTCAGTTGTAATCCAATATGGGTTTGATCTCTTGCAGGACCAACTCTTCTGAATATAGGATCAATACCACATTTAAATCCAGGATCTCCTACATCACTAAGAGAATGATCCGAAAAGGTATTAATAAAAATACCATTTTTAAATCTAGTATTTCCATCTGCATCTTCTATGTTCATGTTTTGTTGTTCTTGCTCCATGAGAGAAAGTGCAGTGTAGTATTCTAATCGACCAATTCTTGTTTCGATTCTCTTAATGTCCGCCATAGAATATCTACGAGCTAACGTCAGCTTTCTACCTACTACATTTGGATGTCCTGTAACAGCTCCGAGAAATGGAGATACACTAGGATATGGAGGAATACCTATACCTGCAATTGACATTCCTTCTGATTCCGGAATTATAGGCACTTGAGGATTAAGAGAAGGAACACCTTTAATTACATTAAATTTTCCTGTAGGTGTAATCGTTACTACATCTTGTCTAGCAAGATAAAATTCTACATCAGTTGTAAAATTGTTTATGGGTGATGGGTGTTGTAGTCCGTCAGAAGGAGGATTAATAGTATTACTTCTGGTTGGATTTTCAGTTGCGGCAGCCAAAGTTGCTGTTGATGTAACCGCAGTATTAACAACATAAGGTCTAAAGTCAATACAGTCTTGTAATCTATAAGGTCCTGTTTTTATTGATTTATATGTAGGCATCTGATATGAAAAAATACCAGTATTTCCTGTATCGTCTACGGGATATGAATCAATTGCAAAATAAGTGCCACCAGTAGCCGCATAGTTTGGTGTGAAACATTTTAATTTTACAACTATTTTTTTATTGGTAGTAGAAATTGGTTTTGTATCACTCTTAACTAATTTACCGTGACCATAAACATTGTCTGTTTGACCAGTATCTAAAACAAAATTGGCTTGTACATTATTTGTTGCTTCTGAATAAGTTGAACCCACATAAACTTCATCTATTTGGAAAACATCAGATATTCCTAAATCCCATGGACCGTTTGCTCCACCAAAATTTGTAGCAGTATCGATTTTAACATAAACATTAGATACTAAAATTTTTGGTGTTGGTTGAGCATCAACATTAACGACCTTTACAAACATTTTTGCCGTAAATGCTCCACTAACAGTTCCTAAATCGAAACTGATTGCACCAGTACTAGCACTTGTAATCATAGAAGGAGTTAGTGGAATTACTCTTCCTTCTTGGGTTGCAGTGCTATTAATAGTTGCAGCCTGAGTTGCTACCAATATGAAATTTTGATCGATGATTGTTTGGGTAACACTTCCTGAATATGGGAATTGAGATGTTCCTGTAGTGCTTATGGTTGTAGTACCATCAGAAGCAAAAGTTACATCAAATTCTTCTTGATAGTAATATTGCGTATCATAGCTACCACCACCGGCTGCCGCAAGAGTTTTTGCATTTGAGTATGGAGCCCTAAAGATTAATTTGTTTTGTGTTTGTTCTTTAATTTTTGCAATTGCAGGACTACCCTCAAGAACTATATCAGCAAATCCACTATCAGTACTATTTGAATAGTATATTCCTTCAGCGTCTTCAAGTTTACCTTTTGTTATGGAAATATCATACAAGTATATTCTATACTTACAAGTTGATGTGCCAATAGTACCAGATTCGTAATATAGATTTTTAATTTTTGCTTGACCAACAATATTACTAGATGTTGGTGCGGCTGTAGAACCATAACCACCACCAGATGCCGCATTTTTTGCGGTGTCATAAAGTGTTACTGTATCTCCATCTTTAATATTCCAAGCACCGACAAATTCATCTACAATGAAATAGTTTCCGTATCCTGTCGATATTGTTTGTCCTTCTTGAATTGCGGTCGTTGTTGCTTTATCAATATCTACTACTGTTGGAGTTTGAAAATTATATCTATATCCACCAACATATGCAGTACCATTACCAATAATACACGCTAATTTTTGCGAGTTTCCTGGTCTGTCAGGATCGTCAGGCGCAAATCTACCCTTGTTAAAAGAAGTTTTAAGATGCTCTTGAACCTGCAAAGTAAATGGATGAACCATGTAGTTACCAGATTCTTCATGCGTTCTTTCAGCAAGAATTCTACCCAATTCAGCAAGAGCGCCAGCATCGTCTGGAAGTTTTTGATAATAACTACCATCTATAATTTTGTCAACCGCAACGAAATCTTCGTCGGCTTCTAACTGGAAATTGTTATCGACTGTAAGTGATTTCTTAGAAAGTGTCGTTGTGACTTTATATCTATCTGCACCCGGTGCGTTGTAATTAAATGAACCAGATGAAGGATCAAGTAGAGATGCATCAGAATCAGAATTTACTACAGATTCAGTTACTTTAAGACCTACGTAAAAACTTCCATTAGTTTTATATTTGTCTAATAAAATTTCTTGTCTGTTGTGAGTTACAAATTGTTTTTTTGCAAAAAATACACCATCTGCAATTACGAAAAACAATCCATACCCATAATAGTTTAAAGATACGTCAGTATTACTTACTGTATTATCAACTACAAATGTCTTACCATTTCTAGCAGTTACAGTTGATGATACAGTGAGAGTTTCTCCTGTGTCAAAGTGAATCGAACTACCCTCAGATCCAGCGCCAGTAGGATTACCACCAGTATAAGCTAGGTAAAAAGTTTTCTTATCTCTATTATCAGAGTCAGTACCAGTTTGCGATGATAAAATTTTTGCTGTGATTCCAGTAACTGATCCTGTAATCGTATCTCCTACATATGTTGATAGATCAGCATCTACAACGGTAGTGCCAGAAGCGTCAACATCATTGATTTTAATATATGGTTTACGTAAAATTGTGGACTCACCACCAAATACTCTTTGACCATCTGAAAGAGCAAACCTAGCAGAATTGTTGATAGCGTTAGAAAGATATGACTGAAGTTGAGTTAATTCTCGCGCCTGTACGGCTACACCAGGTTTGAAAAGAACTTTTTCAAACTGTTTTGATGCATCAAAATCGTCATAATATGGTGATACGTTAAGGTCTAGTGCCATTTCTTTGTCCTAAAATTTAAATACGACTTTAATAGTTTCTGTTTGATCAACATCTCTGACAACAGGTCGTCTATTGTCAACGTAAAGAATATCTCCTGAAAATACATTAATCTCTGGATTTGTAATACTATTTATACTCAAATTTCCAGTTGATGTTGTTGCATTTGTTAATGTTGATGAAGCAGTTATATTGCCATATATTCGTTGTAAGTATATTTGATCGTATGCGGCGTTGTTGTCAGAATCTACTTTTTGTATTACAATAAATTTTCCACCGTCGGATGATGTTATAACATCGTCTAAACTATACTCGCCTGTGTTTGATACTGAAATTATAAAACATGGAGTTGCAGTTGTATTGGTAAACAATGTGCTACTTCCATACTGTGTAATATTTTTTATAATACCTATCTGTCTAAAATCTTGACCTGCAGGTGGTGATGAGAGTGGATCTCCAACAATAATATCATCATTGTCATTTGAGAACGATACATTTACGCCAACATTTTTTGCAAACAATTCTTTTTGTGCGTGAGATCCGTGCCCATTAATAGGAGAACTCACTGCACGGAATGTTGCTCCACTACCAGTACCCAAAGTTTGTGTTACTGTAATATCAGCAAAAGAGTATCCTGTTCCTGGTGATACTACGGTAATTCCGGTAATTTCTCCTCTCGCATTAATAGTTGGAGTAGCAGTTGCGCCTGTTCCATCACCTATAATACTAATTAGTGCATCTCCAGAAGTATAATCTACCCCGGCAGCAGTAACGATAATGCGATCAAGGGTTCCTGCAACTGCTTGTGATTCAACGTTTGACTGTAGTGTATCTGTCTCTGTTGATCCTAAAGTAGCTGTAGCGGTAGCACCAGTGCCCCCACCGCCAGTAAACTTAACAAAAGCGAATGAATATCCCATTCCTTCTGTATCTAAAGTAATTGCCGATACTGCTCCACCAGATAATGTAGCAGTTGCAGATGCTCCTGTTCCATCACCTTCAATAGTAACAATGGGCGCACTAGTATATCCAGAACCACCAGCAGTTATGGTTAAAGTATCAATTTCTCCATTCACATCAAATGCTGGTTGACCAGAACCAGAAGCCTTTCTTACAGGAATATAATCATCCGTTAAAAACTTACCTCTATCTGCAACAGCAACTTGATACATAAATTTCCATTTGTATCCGTCATTTAACTCAAAAACTTCTGCGCCTGTGCTGGTTGGTTTTCTAGTACTTTGAGCACCATTATTATTTTCAATACATTTATATACATTGAAATCACTTGTCATCACATAAAACAATGATGTGGCTAAAGATGTGGCACCACTGGTTGCAGTATTTGATGCTGTATAAGAGTCATCATACTGATCATAAACCGTACCACTTACCCAATCTCTGCGTGTGGCAAGAAGACAGCAATCTGCTCCCTGGACTCTTTTTACAAAAAGAGTATCTCGTCTAACATCAGAAAGTTGCGACTGGGCATCTTCAGGAGTAGTTGGCACCAGATCATCTGTCCAAGGTAAGGGTCTACTTGCATAAAAATAAAAGTAGTCCTTATTATTGAATACATCCCTGTAGAATGATCTGGCGTTCTGTACTCTAGCCTGATTTGTAAGTAGTAAAGTCACTATTAGATACCTAAACTATATTAAGAATCAGCTACAGTTACGGTCCAAGTAATCTTCAACGTATCCGCGGCACCTTTGTTAACCACTGCAAAAACAGTTCGGCACAATAATGTTCCACCACTTGATGCATTTAATACACCGGCTTCAACTACTGCACCTGTACCAGTACCAGCTGGAAAATCTCCAATGTACTGTACGGATGAATTAGTAACAGTCGTAGATGTTAGTGCAACTCTACCTAGTTCTGTTCCAAGTGATGAGTCCGCGGCGGCTGCGGCAGTACTGCTTGATCCAATTGCCATGTGTGACATTGCAGTTGGTGCAGAGGATGCCCCTAATCTACTTGCGATGTGGTCTAGACCATCGTCTACTACCACGTTGGTAACCGAACGCTCTTCTTTCAAAGAACCATCCGGTCCATAAAGTGCTACGTGCAACTTGCCTGTAGCGTTTAGTTTTAACTTGCTGTCCATTTTTATCTCCTATGGGTTTTTACGAACATTTTACAATTCTATTTATAACACTTACGCAATGCTTCTTACTTCAGATGCGACATAATCTTCTAAGAAGTAATCAGTACTATCAACAAAATCTGATTTTGTAACTGATCCAGATTCATTTGCGTTTGATGTATCTGTTTTATTTATACTCGGGAATTTCAACACATTTTCAGATGTTTCTATGGATTCTGTAGGTAACATACCCACATCTTTTCCTGTCAAGACATCTTGTGATGTGTAAGTATCTGTATATGTCGTGGTGACATTCATCACATTTATTGAGTCAGCAGTTGAAACTATTTCTGTTGGACCCAATCCAATATTTAATAATTGTACACTATCGGCAGTTGTTACTGAGTCAGTCGCACTTCTGATTACAACTAAAGTAACCGTAGCAGAATCTTGGACACTAAATGTATCTACAATATTTCCTGATTGCCACTCAAGTGAAGGTACGTCTGAGTAATGTACTCTATCGCCTGCATTGTTTGAGTTCGCTTCAGAAGTTTCGTCTACATAATCTTCTGCAAAGTAATCCAATGCATATGGACCAAACGTCAACTGATCGAAATGCTTATCAAAATCAATTACTACAAGAGGAACTCCGGCAGTATAATTACCAGAATCATTTGCAAAATAATCTACTGCGTATTCAGAATCAGTATCTTCAAATTGGTAACTATCTGATAATATTCTACCAGCTTCTAGTGAAGGAGTATCATCTGCGCTATAAGTATCTGCCAATACACTTTCAATAACAAGTATTGGAGCATTATCATCAACTATACTATTGTCAATTAAAACTGCTTCTACACCAAATATAAGTGATCCATGGAATGGAGTAAGTGTATCAATGTATACAGTTTCTATATCTTTAGCAATTGTATGAATAAAGTCTGTAGTCTCTACTTTATTAAGACCTGGTTCCATAGAGTAGTATGGTTCAGATGTTGCATATGTATCTGCTTCTGAAGGCAAGTGTATGTCTTTGGCAACGGTTTCACTTACAAGAACTTCTTCTATATCTGGCATAACCACATAGAAGAATAGATCAGTATCTACAGAAGTAACAGTAGTAAAATCAACAGAATTTCTTATTTGTAAATCAGAGAAGGCTACCATACCAGATGGATGAGCCGCCCGTTTTACAAATTCGCCCCATTCTGTTTTAGGTCTTTCTGATCTAATTTGATATGAGAATGCTTGATACAGTCTACTATCTTGTAATTTATTTGCATCAGACAAGAACCCACTTGTGTCTTCAAAGATTCCAGGATAAATTGCATTATATCCTGTAGTACAAGTAAGAGTTGTTGTATAACCTAAAGGAGATACAATATTAAAATCAAATGTAGATGATTGGAATCCAGCTCCGATAGCAATTACGTCTAGTGCAGTTGGAAAATTATCTGTTCCAATTTGTGCGACTTTAACAAATGCGCGATTCGCAATACCAGTTAATGTATAATCTTCAGAAAAATAATCTATTGCATATGGACTTAATGATGCGTTTTCGTCAACCATATAAGATTGACCAACAGCAAATCCTCCATTTGCTTCTCCAGTAGTTGACTTTACTGAAACTTTATGTAAAATTCTATTTGGTATTGCACGTTTACTATTTACATCGGTTCTATCATCAGTTGTTAAACTTATATAAGCGGCTTGGAAATAAAGTGCCTCTCTTAATTGAGGAACATGATTGTATCCAACTCCATTTACATCATCTACAAAAACCACAGAGGTTGCTTTACCACTCGTAACTCGTACAAGAGGATCAGCAACTTGCGTAATTGTATCGCTTGAATCCGCTGTTACGATTAAAGGATAATTTGCTGAGTATTGTTCACCAGCACTATCGATAGTAACAGAAAATATCTTACCATCTGTAATTGTAGCAATATTAAATGTTAATGCCGCGGCACCACCATTTCCTAATCTTGTATCAGGAATAGTAATGGTCTCACCCGGAGCATAGTTATCTCCTACTGTGGTAATAGATACCGTAGCCTGACCATTATTGTCTACGAATACACTAAATTCTGCACCCGTGCCGTTACCGTTTGTTGTATATTCCGTGGTGTCTATAGCATACGTACCAGCAGTTCTGCTGGCATCTGTTGCGCCTATAGAATTTACAGTAGCAATTTTACCACCAATTACCGCAGTATAAGTTGCTCCTGTTCCTATACTTGGAATTACAAAATCATCTGGCAACTCTAAAGTAAGTTCATATGCTTGTGGTACAGTATAAGAAAGTTTCTTAACCTGTTTAACAACAGTTTCTCTTTCTTTTCTAGTAGTAACTGATCCGACAGATTCAAAGTAACTTATAACAACTGCTTTACCTTCAAACTCTACTGGGTCATATATTGTACCACCAGTAGAAGGTAAGAATATATTTTCATATACTTTAACTACATATTCTCTTGACCAATTATTATCAGATGGTCTTAGAACAAGAGAATTAGGAACAAAAACTTCAACGTTCTCATTGTACATTATCTTGAATAGATTTTCTATTGCTTTTTTAGTACCCTTAGAGGTATAGAAATCTGTTATGTGTTTTACAAGAAGAGTTTTATCTGCTTGCATAGTAACAGGAAAATCTTTACCATAATCTTCAAAAAATTGATCTAAGAAATCAGTACTTGTTGCTTCTAAATTATCTCTGAAATCAATATCCAATCTATCTTGTATGGTATTAATAACATTTGTGGGAGCCATTCCAAACGATGTCGTATTGGATTCAAGATACTCATAGTATTTTTTAATAAATGTAGCAAATACAGGATATTCATCACGAATAAATTCTGGTATTTGATTTGTTATAGTAGTAGATACTTTTTCTGGATAATAAGAATTTTCTTTACCAACTTGATCTAATTCTACAGTTGCAGTAAATCCACTACCACCATTAATTTTTGTAACTGTAAATGTGATAGGATCTTCTTCACCTGTACCACCTATAGAGATAGCACTTACAGTAAGAGTTTCTCCTATTCTATAATCTTCTCCACCAGAAGGTAGAATCTTAACAATGTCTCCATTTTCTACTATAATATCAACTGTAACGCCTGTTCCTATTCCGTCAGACGTAGTTGCAATGTCGCTATAAGTGCCATTATCTCTTAATATATCAGTGGTTGAAGTATTTGTTAATAGACTGGGAGTACCTATAAGTTCTACAGTTGGTGCAGTAATGTATCCATCACCAATGTTTGTAATATTAATTGCGGTAACTACACCAGAAGAATTTAGAGTTACTGTAGCGGTTGCTTGTGCTAATTCATCACCTGGTATTGTACTTGTTGGTGCACCAATTAATACTTTTAAATCTGCTACAAGTGTAGTTGTAGTTTGTCCAAAGAAGAGAACATAATTTTCTCCAAAATAATCAAGAGCATATTGCTGATCTCCAGAAGTCAGGACATTAGAATTGCCAGCCTGAAAACCACTGCCACCGTTTGTGACAGTAATATTTTTTAAGTATTTCTGAAATCTAGGAGATACACTCATTAATCAGCTACTCTCGGTACCATTGTAACAGTTACTCCTGCTCTTATATTATTGATGGTATCAACCGAACTTTTGTCCAAATTCAATATAATATTTCTTGCCGGTAAAGGAGTAACTGCAAATTTTTGTTCTTCTGAAGTTCTAATTAAAATATCAGTAGAAATGTCTTTAGATCCTTCATGTGGTGTTGCACTAATTCTTATATCACTCACTGCACCACTAACAGAAGATACATTCAATGATTTTATGTCAAGCGCGCCCGTATCATAATCAATAGTTCCTAAATTTTCTAACAAAATAGTAGAAGAATCAACGTCACGTAGTTCTAAAACTCCTAAACCAGAATAAACTGGAGCAAGAACATCAGCATTAGGTTTATCTACTATTGAAACTTTAGAATATGTTACGTTGTTTATAATTACATCAAAGTAATTTGTTCTAATAGAATTGGGTAAAATTTTATTGTTGAATTTAGGTTCATATCTAGTGTTATTATTTAATACTGGAACAATGCGTTTTTGAATACGCAACTCAATATTATTACCTATAATAGACTTAGACACATTATTAATTCTATTAGTTATAAATGAGTAATAGAAATTTTTCTTCAGAGCGTTTAGTGTGCCAGCAAAATAACTTTGTACTTCGGCAATGATTAATGCTTCTAATGCAGAAGGAGATTGTGCGGTTACTTTAGGGTCATATGTTGCTGAAATATTTAAACCAATAAAAGTGAACTCTGGATCTACAAACTGGGTATCCATTGTAATAGGTTGTTTTAAAGAAATTACATCATTCTTGAGAGTGTTCTTTTCTTCTGTTGTAATCGTAAATCCGTCTTCTGGTTGTAGCGATACGAAAACTCTTCCGTAAATAGGAGGATCATTGTCTTCTCCACCCCACGCGGTAACGGACTTAATGTTTGGATTTGCGGCTTTAATAACAGTTTCATAATCTGTTCTTGTTACGATTCTATTTTTTACTGCATTATATCTAGGAGCAGTGAATCTAATACTTTCAACATCTTCTCTAACAGCTCCACCACTTGCGGTTGTTGTTACTGTTCCAGTAATAGTTTCGTTTGCTCCTGATAAATTTTGTGAGTTCCTAAATGATCTAGCTCCGTTTGCGACTTCGCCACTACAAACAATATATTCTACTGTTACAATATTTCCTATTTCTAGTTTTTTACCTAAAACACCGTCACCAAAAGATACTTCATAAAATCCAGAAGTTGCTTCTTCGATATAAAAAACTTTTGATGTGCTTGTTACATCTAAAATTGTATCTGAAAATGCATAGGTATCTGTAACACTACTATTTGTGTTTTCTTTTACAGTTACTTGAATTGTAGTAGTGTCTACATTATTATTTGGTAATAGTATTGGACCCTGTAAGTTGTTGGCACTAATAATTTCAGATGTTGTTGTACGTCTACCTTCAACCAATTCAATCCCTGTTGTAACAAACTGTTCAGCACCAGAAGAAGTAAAACTTTTTGTAATTGTTCTGTCCGTTGATGGCAAGAAAGAATATGATTTACCATTTACAGATGTAGTAAATATTGTGGATCTTGGAATAAATAGCGTATTGGAAGTGTATGTAGGATCTGGTGTAATAGTCAGATCAATATATGCTTTTGCAGACCTTGCTGATCTAGGAGTATATCCCATTGTTTTTGCAATAGAAACAACTGAATTCCTTTTTACTGCGGAATCAATAAATGATTCATTCGCAATCATATGAGCCATAACTGCATTATAATGTGTATTATAAGCAAGAAGATCGACCAAAACAGACAGCCCGGAAGCATCAAAATTATAATCAGAAAACTCTTCTTGTGATTGAAGATGAGTTTTAAGATTTTGTTTTACTTCTTCAAAGTCTAAATTTGTGACGTTTTTGATTGCCATGTTTTTTCTCTTCTCTCTTTATTTTTATTTATGCGCCAACATTGACTGTTGGGGAAAATGATGTTGATACTGCACCAGCACACCCCGCTACAGAACCACTATATGCAACTGGCTTTCCATTTATTTTTACTGTAGCAGATCCAGATGTAATTGTAGTTGCTGGGTGAGTATTACCACCCGATGAATGTGCCGCAACAACATCTCCTACAACAAGAATATTTTGACCAAGAGATTTTACGGTAACATTAGATGCCGTTATTGCGCCTGTGCCTGCGGTGTCTACTACTGTTCCTGGAGAAATTGCTACAGCTGGCATTATCTTAATCTCGTTAGGACTAAATCCATTTCTTGTAAATCTTTGATACCTAATATGTAATAATATACGTAAACACGATATTCATTATCATTTTGATTTGCAAGCACTTGCACTCTTGATAGATTAACTCTAGGTTCGTGATTGTTAATTGCTTGTGCTATAAGTTTTTGTAATGCATTGCCAGTAGTATCATCTATTGGCTCAAACATCAACTGGCGTATCTGAGATCCCCAATTAGGTTCAAAGGGTCTTTCATTCAGATTGGTATAAATTATATTTTTCATCGCCTGCCTAACAGCATGGACATCATATTTTTTGCCAATGTCTTTGGATATAAAGTTCTTTGTAAACTTCATATCAATATCTTTGTAGAGTCTTACAGGTTCTTTTCTCATAGTTCTATTTATAACTCCTAATTACCATCCATAGCGATTTTCGCCCTCTCTAGATATATTTCCTGTACCACCTTCTGGAACTGTTGCCCTAATACTTCCCAGACTATCTGTAATCTGTTTAATTGCAAGTTTTCTACCTTCTTTTGATAACAAAGATTTTGCTTCAATGTTGGGTCTTGACCTAACTTCAATTTCTGAATTGCCTCTACCACGCAATTCAGTTTTCTTTTCACCAGTTTCTGGATCAGTAACTTCTTTAAAAGTAGGAACTAAATCACATAGTCTGTTTAAATCTCCTTGTAAATCTCTTAGAAGATTGGATACGTTTTGTGGATCTTTTAATAAGTCCAAATCAGCATCTTCATACTTTTCTTTAAGTCTTTCTACTTCAGTTGCAAATGCAATGGCATCCCCTGCAAGTGAAACTATGTCTTTAATTTCTTCTGGTAAAGCCTTTTTTAAATCTGCTAAACTAGTAAGTTGTGGAAACTGTGTCTGTAATTGTAGTTGTATTTCCGCATAGACTGCCGCCAACTCGGCATCAATGATACCAGGAATTGAATTGATCTTGTTTTGAACAAGTTGCAATTTGTCTTGTATAATGGAGAAGCCTTCGTCTAGCTTATCAGCTAATTCTCCCAATGCTCCTATTTGACAATCTGCCATTTACTTGTTCCTTAGTTAAGTGTAATTGCTGGTGCTGTAAGTGCAATACTAGTACCAGCACCAATTGAAGCGGCTCCGGTGGCAACAATTGCGGTGGCTGCCAAGTTGGTGGTAAAGTTTGGAGAGATCGTAATTAATGACAATGTAGCATTAATCGTATATGATCCAACTGCGACTGCCTCAACTACATTACCAACTGCCACAGTCCTCTTCACATTACCAAGCATAATTTTCTCATCGTATGACGTTCCATCAAATGCAGTGACGGAATTCATAATACGTTTACCTACTATCTGTCCTGGTAAAGGTGGAACAACAGGTACTATACCAATCGCTTCTAAGTGACCCATAGTACCCATTGTATTAATATACGCAGACTGTAGTGATACTGTCGGGAATGTACCGTTAAAGTTTGGTGTTAGTTTTGTTGCGAGAGTTACATCACCCGCAGTAAGTACTTGGAAATCACCATATGTAATAACGGGTTCTATACCAGATTCAGTGAGATCCACGCCAAATGAAGGTAACGTTGCAATCTTATAATCTCCATTAACTGTAACATCTGTGCCCAAAGCATAAGTAGTTGTGTTCTTTCTTCCAATTGCTTTGATATACTCACCAGCAATTCTCTTAGAGACTACTCCTTGTCCTTGATTACATTGTACAGTTTCCCATTGATTACCTACAATAAGACTAGATTTATCAGTTAAAGTCTCTTCAACTCTATTTCCCTGTGTCTTACTTACTTTACTACCACGAACGGTTTCAAAAGAGTGACCTTGTATATCTTCGTATTTGTTACCTAAAACATTAAGATTATAATCACCCTCTACTGTAATATTAAAGTCTCCCTTAACAAGTAGATGCTTATTACTGATAATGATTTCGTAATCTTCAGATTGAATTCTTACTGATCTGGTACCATCTGGTTGTATCTCTTCATATGTGCCAGAGTTGTGCATCTGGTGAATTCTTCCTGCACCAGGAGTATCATCAACTTCAAATATGTGTCCTGTTTCTGTCTCAGTTACCTTGTTATGTGGATATTCTGAAACTGATTTTTCCACTCCTTGTGGGTGTGGCTCTTCCCAAAATTCTTGTTCATATTTTGGTGCTGGTGTTGCATCTGCTTTAGGATGAGATAAAGAACTTTCGTTTACTTCATACACAGTCATTTTTGGTGCAAATGCTTTACCAATCTTTTTACCATCATCAACTTCAGCAGAACCTATACGAATATCTCTTTTTGCTTTTAATGAGAAATGTTCTTCTGCTACATCCCCACCCCTAGAAAGTCTAGGAGAGTCTGCTTCTTTTAATACATTTTTACCTTCATCATATTCTTCACCAAGTTCATCTTTCTTTTTTTGTCTAGGATATACACCGTTTGGATCATAGAATCCAGTTTTACTTCTATCAAATTCTACAACTTTACCGTCAGCGTCTTCTGGTAAATATGACATAGAACCCCAACTACCCATGATAATTGGAATTTGTCCATCTGGTCCATCAGCAAAAAATCCAATAACTGCACTGCCCTCTACAAGACCAGAAGTATTTGTTCCTACTCCTGATATACCTGCAGATGTAACTGGTTGCATAGGGATAGCCCACGGCAAATCTTCCGTTGACATTTTAGTTTTATCGTTTGTATGATAGCCGAATATGCGAACTTTGTATCTTCCAAGTTTGTCAGGATCGTATCTATCTTCAACGATTCCTTGCCACCAAGTAAACTGTGGATATATTGCTTGTTTTTTATTTTTAGCTGACACTGGTATCTCCGTATGCATCTCTAACAATATTTAATGTCATCTTGTGTTCGGACGGAGTAATATCATGTAAGACACCAGAAACTGCCCATATGCCAGATATTTTAGGATCAAAAATTTCTGATCTGGTCATACCTTTTGTTTTTTCTCCAACACTTGGAAAATTAAATCTAATTAGACTGCCTACTTTCATATCTGTTTTACCTGGCACTTGAATACGCATACTAATTCGTTTCAATTCTGCCCTTGCAGTATTTCTATAAGTTAAGTTTTCAAAATAATTTAAATTATATCCAAAATCAGAATCATCATATAAGTTTGATGCTCCTATTCTAACATTCATTATTGCTGAAGGAGAAAATATTGGCTTTGCTTCTATAGGATTATCTTCTGATAGATGTACAAAGTCATCATATGATTTAGGAATCTTATTTCTTCCCTCTTCAGATGAAGTATAATCAAATACCATATGATAGTTTTGTTTTGTGATCATATCAATTCCAACTGTCGTGCTACCATAATATCCAGATTGTTGATTGTTCAATTCATTAAAATAGTCTTTCATATCAGCCGAAAGAACCGTAGAATATTGGGGTGATATAAAAGGACTTGTATATTTAAAATCTCCTAAAGTTTTTCTTTCGCCTTCTAAATGTTTACCATAACCAGAAGGTAATAAATTGTACTCGTCATACAACAGTTGATTTTTCTTTTGTTCTATTATAAGTTCAGTTAAAGAACCCATTATAAATTCTGTTCTTGTTTCAAAGAACAAACTATTAGGCATTACTAGTTTACCATTGACATCTGCAGGATCAATATTTTTTGCAATAAATTCCATACACTCAAATGAAGACCAATTTGTTGCAGTGAAAGCAAAATTATTTGATTTGTGTGGTGTTCCTAAAATTGTTAAAGGAGTTGTCTCTTTAAAATTACCTTCTTTATCTCTTATTCTTTTTTCTTGAATAAAATCTTGATATAAATCTTTTGCCATTGACTCAGTAGATCCTTTAAATCTCTGAGAAAATTTAGTAGATAAATCTTTCATACCCTCAATAGATATTAGATTTAACACAAAATATTGTTTTCTATCGTCTTTAAGTAGTCTATCAGATACTCCAAATATAGAAAAGGTTTTATGATACGCTTCTGCATCATTCAAAAAAGGTGAGCGTACTTTCATTGTAACCGTACTACTTCCAGATATATCAAGCCTTCCTAATATATTGGCAGAATCACTAATAGCCATTTCTACAAACAAACAATGTTGAAAAATATTTTCGTATATTTTTATATTTAAAAAGAACTCACGCAAGTCAACAATTACATTACCCGCAAGAGTAATATATAGTTCGTCAATTGTTATTGCTCCTGCGTTTTCTGGAGTTTCTTTAGCCATTTAATTATTTCTTTATAAGTTGTTTAAATTGTCCTATAAACTGTTGGACATATTCTGGTTTTAAAAGTTGAATTTCTGCTTTATCATCATTTAGTCTAGCTTCATAATCGTAGTTATTCACAGAAATAATTTCACCAGAAGTTATCTTTGCTTCATCGTAGTCTGTCTGTACTGTTCTATCTGCACTAAATGCATAATGGTGTATACCATAAACTTGATTATCACCATACTTATCTTTACACATAGAAATAAGATCATCCTGACTTTTTGGCCATTCGTGATGTATATTAGTGATATTATTTGCTAGAATAACAATCCAATGATACTTGGCATTGTCATACAGTCTATACGCGATATGTTCTGGTCTCTCACCATCTTGAACAGTATATGTATCAATATAAGCAGAATTTTTAAAAAGATTATTTACTGCAACTCTTCTAAAAATATCAGGATAATTAATAAATTGTCCTTCAATTTCGATAGCCGCTATTGGAAACTGATTAAAAAACATTATCTTTTTCCCTATGTTATGTTGGCGGTTTGGGCAACGGTTTGATCTGTGGCGTTATCTTCCGATTCATCCGACTCGCCGGTGCTACCTGTGCCTTCCGGTTTAAAAGTATCTAATGGATTCCAATCATCAAAATGTTCCCGCGTGATAAGTGCAAGTTCTCTAAACTGCATTTCTACAGTTATCTCAGTTGGTGCACCACCAGTATTTTGAAAAGTTGTTAGTGCTCCACCTGCACCAAAGTCAACCTTCATATTGACCAATGCACAATCAGCAATTTTTGTTAACCACTTATTTGTTTTGCCTCTATACTGATATTCAATTTCGAAAGTAGAAGGATACATAATAAAGAAATCGCCTGTTTGTTCTGGGTGCATATGATTTCTAAATGTAGAAATGATTTCATATGTCGATGTAAGTTCTGCTTGATTTCTTGGAATAAATTTAAATGTGTATGCAAATGATCTAAAGTTCATTCCTTTAAATAACTGCTGTTTAAATGGATTTGGTATTTTACCTGTTTGTAATTCAATTGCATCTTGAAGTCTAAAATTAAACCCAGCGGCTTGAGTGATACTAGACATACCAGTAAGAAGTCTTATAGCACGTTCTCTACCCTCTCCTTCACCAGATCCAATTTGTTTTATTTGATCCACTAGAGATTGTCCAGAATTTGCTATCGCACCCGCTAATCCAAATTCTACATCTGTCCAACCGGCACCATATTCTTCTTGTGGAGATTGTGGTGTATATAACTTAATTATCTTATCTGTTCTTACTATCGGATTAACAGCTCCTGCATATTCGGCAACTTTTTTTGTAAGTTCACTAACTTTTTCCGCAGTAGATTCAATAATATCAGATGCTCCATCATCTGAACCTAAACCACCAATACCAAGAAATTTTGCAGTCAGACCTGCCAAGCCAACTCCAACAGCCGCGGCAGGATTTGCAAGAGCCGTACCAATGGCAGCGGCTCCTACTCCTACACTAGCAACATTTCCCATAAACCCGTCTTCAATTGCAATATTCTGAGATCCTGTTGCTTTCTCTACTGGAGTTCCCACGCCACCACTTCTTTCAAAAGATGCTGACTTTTCTCTGACAAGAATATTGAATATAACGGAATGTACATACATAGGATCTTCTTTATTATCCGTCTGATCAATTTCATGTGGATATGAGAGAAGTAATGATCCTTCATTTGTTTTAGATAGTTTTTCGTCTACTGTTTTTTCTTTTGCCATTTAAATCATTTCCCTACTGTCTCTATACACCTTTTGTCGAGATGCTTTGTTGAAGTCTTCTACTGGTAAGAATATTGCGGCTTTCCAGTCTTGTGGATTAATCTTCAAAAATCTAGATTGCATTTGTGTAGTAAGATATCTTTTTACACAAGGCTTAACTTCAGGAAATCTAGAAGCATTTTTTAACATATCCCAATTATAACCCATCTGAGAATCGCTAGATAAAGTTCTGCTATCAGCAGTTTCTAACAACTTTCCTAATAATTGAGCCCTAAGTCCATAAGGAAGATAATGTAAATTCATACCATAAAATCCACCAGGAGATGGTTCTATAGGCAAACACAGTGGGAAACTATCCCAGTATGGTAACGTATCTTTATGTTTAGCATCATACTTGAACATATACATACTTCCCATTTCTAACTTCTGCGTAAGTTCTCCTATACCAGAATTTAAAGTAGATGATGCAGATGTAATACTTTTTGATACTTCACGGACCTGTCTCATATACCAGTCGAAACTTTTCTTCTGATCGTTTGAGTTGGCTCGTATCTGTTCAAATGGATTAGGCATATATAGTATTTATACTCGTTAAAAGTTATTATAGGTCAATATTTTATTCCTAGTTCTTTTTCAGTTATAATCTTAAACTCCCAATTTCTATCGGCACAAAACTCTCTAGCAGATTTCCATTTCGCTTGATTTACAGCATACTGTGCTACTTCATTAAGAAACCTTTTCGTTTTTCTTTTTGGTATAGAAGGTTCTCTAGTAAATCTTTCTGGCTTTACTTCTATCAGATATGTCTTATTTCGTATCTTGACACAAAAATCTATATAGTAACGATGTATTCTTTTGTCTAATGGAGATCGATATGGTATGACAACCTCTTCAGAGGACCACTCGTATACATCATCATTCATATCACACCAGTTCATGAATTTTACTTCATAACCAGATCGATAGACAATATTCTTCACATTACCCGAATATTTATTGGGGTTTTTAGGAATAAACTTGCCTTGGTGTAATTCTTTATTATAAGTCATATAAATAGTTTTTGTTAATAAACATACTAAAGGATATTTATCAACCATGGCAGACACATCACCAACAGATAATCAACCAGATGCGAATTCTCCTGAACCAGCAAAGGTTGAAAAAAGAAAACCTAAACCCGTATTTGATCTTCGGGATATGGTTACAAAGGTTAGACGAAATGATTTAGCCCGAGCGAATAGGTTTGCTGTATATATTCAAGCGCCGTCAGGTCTTCCTGGGAGTAGAGATGTTTCTCTCTTATGTGAAGAAGCCGCAATTCCAGGACTACAATTAGTATACAATCCAGTAAAGATTGGATCTTGGACAGAGAATCGTGTAAGTAATCTAGAATTTTATGGTGATACAGCATCCTTTACATTCTTCTGTGATACTGATTGGGAAGTCAGAGAGTACTTTGAAAAGTGGATGATGAATAGTGTAAACCCATATTCTAAAGAAGTTTCATTTTATAATGACATGATAGGTGAAGTAACTGTTTATGCACTTGACAGAATTAATGGCATCATAGGCGAATGGTGCTTGAAAGAGGCTTTCCCTAGAGTTATATCGCTTACACCAATATCACATTCTGGTGGTGAAGGTGCGGCTCGGTGTACGGTAACATTCTCATACAAGAGATGGGTACCATATGAGAAGGGTGATAGAAGAAGTATTCTTGGACAAATACTAAACTTACGTTTTGGTAGTCTTGAGAGTCAAATAAAAAACAGTTTATCGAATGCGTTTGATGATATATTAGATATTTAATAATTAGGAGTTATAATGAGCATACCCCAAAGTGACCAGCGACTTTTTGAAATTGACATACTGTCCCGAAGAAAGTCGTATAAGTTCAGACCTTTTCTAGTAAAGGAAGAAAAAATACTAGTAATGGCAACACAGTCAGATGATCAACTTGATCTTGTAAAAGCAATTCAACAAGTAATTACGAATTGTTCTTTTGGAGAAATTCAAGGTGATGAAATACCAATCTTTGATCTACAGAAAATTTTTATGGAGCTTAGATCACAATCAATCTCACCAAAGTTTGAAGTAAACTTTGTATGTGGACATTGTAATGAGACTCAGCCAGAAGAAATTGATATGAGAAATTTTGATATTCAAGAGAAAGAAGATCATATCAATCCCATAAAAGTTAATGATTCTACAGCAGTAGTTATGGGATATCCAACAGCAGAAGTTCTAATGGAAATTGGAAAAGCAGAACAAGAAATGGATATCTATCATGCGTCTGCTAGTTGTATTGAAGAAATTCATACTAAAGATGATGTTCTAATGGCTTCAGATTTGTCCATAGAAGAAAGAGTAGAGTTTATTGAAAATTTGTCTCTTGAAGAGTTTGACGGATTTAAAAAGTTCTTTTCTACTATGCCAGTTCTTGAAAGAGAAATTGAATTCACTTGTAAGAACAAAGAGTGTGGAAAGACCAGTACGTTTTATATGAATGGCTATTTGGATTTTTTCGTCTAGCCCTCTCACATGAAACTATGGAGAATTTCTTCAAAACTAACTTTCTATTAATGCAAGAGCATAAATATAATTTAACAGAGATCGAAAGTTGGGTTCCATGGGAGAGGGAAGTATACGTAAGTATGCTAATCGACCATCTAAAAAAGAAAGCAGATAAACAAAGGAAACAATAATGCTACCAAATCCACTATCTACACTATTAACTCCAATATTAAGAGGTGCAGGTGCACTCGTAAGCGGAGTGGCTGGAGCTGCCAGAACAGGCGCCACATTTGGTGCAGGTATGTTAGCTGGAAGAGGTGGCAATCGTGACAATGTAATTCCTTTTAATTCTATGGCTAGAGCAAATCTAGCATCAAACAATCCTGGGGCGGTAACAGATAATGCTTCTGCAAACGTATCTCAACAGGGAGAAGTTGCCAATAACAACGGAAGAAATACTACTGTAAATGCAAATGTATTAGAATCATCTACTGATACCTTACAAGACATTGAAAGTGTTTTGGTAGACATCAAAGAAGAACTAAAAGATATTAATAAAAATACAGAAGTAAAAGAAACTTTTACAACTAAAGAAAAAACAGAAGAGGAAATCAAAGCAGGATTTTCTATGCCTGCAATACCACAAAAAGCAAAGAATGTAGGTAAAGGTGCCATTGGTGGCTTGGCAGGTCTGACTGCATTAAATATGCTGACATCCAATGCAAATGCTGGTGAAGTAAATTTTGGTGAAGTTAATGCAACACCACAACAACCAGCAGACTTTGATGTACTAGATTCAACCAAAGCAGTAAAAGTATTAGGCAATTCAAAGCTAACTGGTGGATTACTTAAAGCCGGCGGAGATGTACTAACAAGCAAACCAGTTACAACTATAGCAAATAAAACAGCGCAGGCGGGTATCGATGTAGCTGGTCGAGTGGCTTTAAATGCATCAGAGGGTACAGGTACAGTAGCCAAGCTATTACAGAAAACAAAAATTGCGGATAAAGTACTTGATGTAGCAACTGGCCCAGGTAGCAAGAATCTATCACCAGTCATTGCAAAAATCGTGGCTACAAAAGGACCAGGTCTTGTTTCTAGAGCAATTCCTTTTTTAGGAACTGTTGCTGGTGGTGTATTAGGTGTGAAAAAACTTATAGAAGGTGATATGGTAGGTGCAGGACTAGCCGCTACTGCACTTGCTCCTGGTGTAGGTACTGTAGGTACTTTGGGTGTTGCTGGTTATGAAATTGCAAGAGAGGCGTATAATGAAGTTCATGGACAATATCCAGAAGGTGATCCTAAAGTAAAAGAAAGAATGCCAGCACTTCTTGAAGAAGCAACTAAACAAGTTACAGAGTTTGTAGAAACCGAAATAAAGGCAAGAGCAGTACAGAAAACAAACTTAGACTCCGCAAAAGATAGTGGTCTGTTTGATAAAGACATAATTGGCAATAGTGAAGTAAATGCTGATATGATTGGTGATGCGACCACAGGACAACTACAAGCGATTATTAAAGATGACGATATCAGCGATGAGAATAAAGCACTCATAACATCAGAACTTGAAAGCAGAAGTAATGTAACACCTCTTACCACACAACCAATGGTTGATTCTGCTCCGTTACAACAAAACACAGAAGAAGTAGAAGAACTTCAATCACAGCCAGCAGAGCCTATAGTCATTAATGACACTTCCAGTGGAAATTCTGGTCCAGCACCAAAATCAGAGGTATCAGTAAATGTAAGTTTCGGAGATTCTATGGCTCCTGATAGTCAAGGTTCTGCTAGATTTATTTCAAGAGACTAATTTTCTTTCTATATAAGAATCTATCTGAGCATTGATATGCTCTGTTCTTCTTTCTAAATGATTTAATTCTGCAAAGTCACTCCATTTCACTGTAGGATCTATAAAGAACTTATCATACATAAATGGATCGATACCATTTTTAAGTTTAGCTTGGCTCCATTCTTCAACAGCAAATTTAGTAACATCATATAAACTTAGATTTGGATTTTTCCATTTTAAATAATACTCATAGTTATCTACATACTCATAAAGATTTTTAAAGTATGGATTGAAACTTTTACTCCAATCAATATCACACTCTTCTGGAAAAGTAGTTTTCTCGTATCCAAATCTTTTCCAATCTTTATCCATAGCAGAATTATGATTCAATGATGTACCATTTTTCTCTAAGTCTTTAATCATCAATATGTTCAAATGAAAACTATTTTGTTGCCAATACTTTTCTAACCAGTCTTTTGTTTCTCTAAGTGTATCCAACGTTTCGTGTGGTAAGCCAGCAATCAAAGATATATGTCCTTTATAAAAGCCAGCATTCTTTCTAAAGTAAGAATCTACTGCTAATAATCCATCTTGTATTCTACCACTATTCATTCCTTTGCCAATTGATTTCGCTGAAGGCAAGTGCATAGATTCAACACCATAAAAATGAGAAGTGATTCCCATATCTATCAAGTTATCCCAATCTTGTATTCTAGATACCATTAAGTCTGCTCTAATATAAGCAGTCATTTTAGGTTTGAATGGAAGTTTTCTACAGGCAGCCGCATACTTGGCAATCTTTGCACTAGAATCATTGAATGTTTCATCTAGAACCATGTAATGAGTCGTACCCCATTTGTCATAGTTTCTCAACATCTCATCGTAGAAATATTGTTCTGAAGTTGTATGATCATCTTTCACACCAAGAATAGGAAAACTACAGAAAGAACATTTAAACTTACATCCTCTTGCCATCTCTAATAGTAGTATTTCTCTGTCGTGGATAAAATCTCTTTCTGTATACTGAACAGAAAGGTCTTCTTTAGGAAATGCCTTGTAGTTCGTGTATGCATTTATGAGATTTCCTTCGTGTATCGGCTCTGGACCGCCTCTAAAATGGTCTATAAGAGCCAATATAGCGTACTCACCATACCCATAAACATACCAATCACAGGGCAATTCTTTCATCGTTTGATTCTGACTGCCAATAACTTGTTTTATATGTGGGTATCTTTCTTTGAGCCAATGAACAAACTCAACTAATTCTGGTGTACTAATCATAAATGTAGAACTAAAGCCAAAGAAAAGAGTTTCATTATCAACTTTCTTTGTTGCAAATTCTTTTAATTGATCTAAAGACCATCGATGAATATAATCAACAACCTCAATATCATAATTATGTTTTCGTAAAAAGGTAGCAATTTTATGTGCGCCAGATGATCTGCGAATGCTTACCATACTGGAGTCCATTCCCATATCTTCTAACAAGCCACCAAATATTATTCCGTGCATAATAACCCTAAAGAAAAAAAAGGGGAGCGCAAGGCTCCCCCCTAAACACTTGACAGAACTATTTAGTCCTCATCAGCCAACTTCGAAAAGTAGGATAATGCATCATCATCAGTAGATGCTGATTCCACAGTTGTGGCAAGATCGGGTGTTTTGTTGTTCTTTACGAACAAATCATCTTCAACATCACCAGTTTGGTCAGCTACACTTGCCGCTGGAGCAGGAACAGACTTACCACCAAGCACTTGTTGCAATTTAGTTTGCAGTGCTTCATATGATTTGAAGTTTTTTGGATCAACAATCTCGGCTAGAGAGTATTGCTTTGCCCAGATAGCTTCGATACCTTCATCGTTATCTGCTACTGGAACTGGAGAGGCTTCAAACTCAGACTTGTCATAGTTTCGGTAACCCTCAACTTGACGAATCTTCAATTTGAAGTTTACACCTTCCCAAAAGTCGAAAGGGTTGAGAGGAGTCTCATCTTCAAACTCTGGTTTCATTGCTTCAGAAATCTTATCAAAGATTTTCTTACCGAACTTATAAAGGAATACTTGTCCTTCATTTGCAGGATTACCGGGGTCTTTTACAACCACAATGTTTGCGTAGTAAGCCAGTCTACGTTTCTGCTTACGTGCAGTTTCTTTGTCAGCATCTACTCCGCTGTTCCAAAGTTCAGTATTTAACTCTGACACTGGATCTTGTTGACCAAGAGTAGTCAGAGAGTTTTCGATGTACCACTTACCAGTTGGTCCTTGAAAGCCATGATTCCAAATTCTTGCCCAAGGAAAATCTTCTCCTTTTGGTGCAGGCAAAAATCGGATAACAGCATAACCATTACCAGCTTGATCGACAGTGGGTTTCCACTCACGACCATCATCACGGGATTGTGTTGTGGTAGTAGTGGACATTTTTTCAACTTCTTTCATCAAAGAGTTGAAGTTACCGCGGGAATTGCGGAGGTCAGAAAGTGAATTAAAAGACATATATTTCTCCTGTTTACGTTATGTACTTAATTTGCGATGTATTTTGTGTGTATGGTAACATAGTTCATCATAAACTTCATCATCATACGATCCATCATCATATAATAAGTGCTTGTATTTGTCGAGTTTGGTTTTACCCTCACTCTCTACTCTACGAACACGTTTTTCTTCGTCACCACACTGGGATGTGCGATTACGTTTCTTGCCCATCTTACAGTATACTCCTATTTATACTACTTTTAAGGACTGTGCCACAGACTTCATTTTGTCTGTAACCTTAACGAACGGTCGATACTTTTTGACTATCAATGATAAATCACTGATAAAAACATCATCCGTTTCGCTATCTACGAAATTGAAAATCTTATCTAATATTACAAGAGTTTCAATTGTGATCATTTTAGCAAAATATAATCTAAAAGTCAAGGGGTGTTTTGAACTTTTTTCATAAAAAGGATTCTTTATGTTATTCTTTTCCATTTCTAGTAACAAGGCATCAACGTCTTGTATAAAAGTATATTCCCGTTTTGATTTTCTAATAGACCACTGCTTATATATTCTATTGGCTTCAACATCAAACAACCCACCCCATTTTTCACCACTGACAAAGTTGGCTACTAAGAAGTCTATGATCTCACTTCTACTATAGTCTCTAGCCAACTTTCTTATAACGGTTAAGTCTTTACGTTTAAGAAATGTTTCTTGCTTTACTTTGACTGCACCTTTAGTCTTTGTAATGTCATAGTCTTTCTTTGTGAAATGTAACTTCAGTGCAAGGTAAAGTTTATAGACTTCAAAGGGTTCTACCATATTAAATAGGTAACTTGTATGTCTTGTTACCACCTTTTAGTAAGTTCAAATCTTCTGCTTCTGCTTTAATTTTTTCTTTCAGTGAAGGAGATAATAATTTCTTCACACTTTCAACATCAATATCTTTAGCACCACAATAATCAACAATAGCATCAATAAAACTACCAGAGTTATGTGCCAGTCGCTCAATGTGCTGTGAGAATTCATTCGAGGACTTAAACTCTTTTGTTATCAGATATGGATCTGACATGGGAAGGTTATCATTTATATCTACTGCTTTAGGCATTGCGGTTATCTATCTCCTGTAATTTACTTTTAACTTCAAAATATTTCTTTGCTTCATTAAACTCTTCTTTCCAGTGTTTAATGTAATCAATAACATCGTAGTTTGATTTCATAAAGGGTTTTTCACATATTGTATCTTGTGCCTCTCCCTTTCTATCAAACTCATATACTACAGGGTGCTTAAATGCATCTGCAATTTCTTTTATGGAGTAAGGATCACCTCTGCCAAAATGTGTTTGTCTTGGTCTTTTCTCCATCATAATTAAATTTAACATACCATCTACTACATCATAAACATGAGTAAAATCTCTAGTCTTTTTTCCTGTACCAAAAATTCGTAATGGATTTCCTGTCTGTACAGCAGTTTTAAATGATCGTATTACCGTACTATGTACACCATAATTTGCTTCTCTTGGTCCATAAACATTATAAAAATACATTATATGCGAAGGAACTCCATAAAGTTCCCAGTACATATCAAGAATATCTTCACTTACTGCTTTAGAAAGTGTATAAGGATTAGATATTTTATTAGAGTATATTGTACTAGAACTTGAGGCAAAATACAAGGGGCATTTAAACTTTCTTGCCATTTCAGCAACGTGAATTGTTGGATCAATACCATTACGTAATGCAAGAAGTGGTTTCTTTTGTGCAAGACGAATTCTTGGAGTATTTGCTAGATGAAAAATTCCATCACATTTACCTTGAATACTTGCACTACAAACATCTTGTTTTAGGTATTGGACATTATCATCTGTAATTTTAAATTTTCCAGCGCGTTGATCATCAACGACAATGACATTGTTACCAGTGACCACTAATGCTTCTACCAAATGTGATCCTATAAATCCGCAGCCACCAGTAACTATAAAATTCATTTAATATCCACTATAAAATATATGATTGTCTACATAAGCAACTTTTCGTAGACTACTTGCCCAATATGGGTCGACATAGTTTGCATGGTAGTGTGTTGAACCATATGTGTTGTCTTTATGTAATCCCATAAGTACTTCTTCAGCTATTACATAGATTTTATTGTACACATTAATCTCATGAACTTTGTCACTCTTACCATCACAGTACCAACTAAATTGGCAAGCATTTCTAATAGGCACTTCTCTGTTTCTTTCTTTTTTCCACCAACTACTCATTTTAGCTTGGTAGACAACTTCACATATTGTACTAGGAAATCTTGAATCTTTTGCACGATTCATTGTAACATTTGCAACCGCAATTTGTCCATCTACCGACTCGTTTCTCGCTTCATGATATATGTTCAATGCCATACAGTGAATTTCTTTTGTATCAATTTGTGGAACTATAACTTCAATCTTAACTGGTTCTACAGTATCGTATAACCTTGCTTCCTGTAATTGAGTCTCACTTACATAAAAGATCGTGAGTAATATAGGGCTAATTGTTAGCAAATTTGATTTTAGCATATAGTTTATCCTTTCTTGCTATAAAAGTGGGACCGTTGGATTACAAGGTGGATCCCATACCCCGACTAGCTTATGCGGCTAGTGCAAATACCTCATCGTTGGCATTTATAGGTTTTGTTGCGTTTACGGTAGCTTCCGCACCGATTCTCCACGTACCTTCAGTTGCCTGTCGAACCTAACTCGCCCCCATCAAATGTACACTGTAATGGTTCGTATAATGTACATTTGGTGGAGGCGGCGGGAGTTGCACCCGCGTCCAAACTTCTTAATATACGCTTCATCAAATCCTGTAGTACTATTTAGCACTTTTAAATTAGTCAATCTCGCCAGCTTCAAACATTCTCTTACTTTCTAGTAAGTAATCGACATAGTTATCACGTTTTTCAATGAAAATTGATGGTTGTTCGTCATCAACTGACATCAATATCACAGTTCTGTTGATAGGAATACCAGTCAACTCTTCATACATGATTGCATATGCGGCACACTGTGCAAAGTAACTTGAAATCTGTTTATGTGTTTTTACCCTGCGAGATGTTTTGAAGTCTATAATAGACAACTTACCATCAAATTCTGCAATACAATCGCACTGACCAGCAATGCCGAGATGCTTACTAAACATGAATGGTTCTACATGATGGATGTTATCGATACGCTCTACAACAGGTCTAAACGTGTTCCAAGTCTCTTGTTCGACTAGGGTCAGTTCTGGTAAAGGTTCGTTGTTGATATAGTCTTCACATATCTTGTGAATTTTGGTACCACGCGTGGATGCTTTCTTACTTATCTTGTCTGCTTGTTCAGACCCAACACGCTGTCTCCATTCGTACAAGCCTTTCTTGCCACGACATGAAAGGACAGTAGTGATAGACGGAAATCTATCACCACTGTCGGTACAATACATACGCTTTCCATCAATATTCTTCCTGGAAAGTTTAGGAAGTTCTGGTAAATCTAAGTGATTAAATATTTTCATAAGACTATTATAGCAAAACAATAGCCGAATGTCAACCTTTTTTTACGGTTTACGTAATATTTAAAGTCAACAAAATCAATAACTTAGCTACCATGTACATCCTCATAGCGCATTCTAGCCATGATATACTCACGGACAAACTTGCTCCTTACAATGTCATCCGCAGTAAATTCGATTATTTTAAAAGATTTCATATCTTCAGCAATTACCATAAACTTTTGTAATCCAGACATATCAGTTCTATGCTTGTATAGGTCTGATTGTCTAAAATCACCACACAAAACTATTTTACTATTTTCTCCCAGCCTTGTCAAGACGGAATTTAACTCCATATCGTTCATGTTCTGGCATTCATCTACAATTACAATAGAATCATCCAGTGTTATTCCTCGAACAAACGAGGTAATCATCCACTCTACGGCTTTAGTATCGATAAGTCGCTTAAATGCACCTTTCTTTTGTGGAATAAGTTTTTCACACATATCTATGTATGGTTGCATATAAACAGCAGTTTTCTCATCTTGATCGCCAGGCAAGTGACCGATATCACGGCTAGCAACTGCCGAGCGAATAATAACTACTTTTTCGTATTGTGTGGATGGATCTAGAACTTCCTCTAATGCCTTGTAGAGGGCTATGAAGGTTTTTCCTGTACCGGCTGAACCATGAAGTAACATGGCTTGGGCACCTTGAGAGTATTGTGAAAAGAATTGACCTTGAGTTTCAGTCATTGCTCCTATTGTTTTAAGGTCATCAATCTTGATTTTACATTGATTATTTTTTTGGGGTTGGCGAACTTCATCTTCGTACTGTGATATAACTTGAAGATTAGATTTTCGTCTGGGCATATGTTGTAATCCTACTAGGTTAATGAATAAGTCAGTGTGATTGTAGTGATGATATAGGAATTACTTCGATTGAATTAACAATTTTAAATATCGCCTCCTTTGCTTTTGTTGAAATGAATTTGTTGTCCAAACAAACATTCATTCGGACCATAACAAATACAGGATCCATATTCTTTAGATCCTTTCTTGCGTATTTTTTTGTGGAATCTTGATCTTCGCAGATATTAACACAGAAAAGAACCAATTCTATTTGATCCTCTGTGTATAAGTTGATGCGATAGCCAGATGGTTCATGTTCTGGCAATCTAGTTATTTTTGGAAACTGAATAACATTGCTCATAATTTTATTTAGCTTTTTTCTGGTTTTAACAACTTTGTTATTTCTTCTGCATACTTGTCATGTGAGTATTTATTAGGATGGCGACCTGGAGAATGAGTTTTTTCTCTTAATTTAATACCTTTTTTATTTAATGCGTGAAAATCTTTATGGTCTAGATTAGGATTCAAACTTTCTGTATACCACAAAAATGAAGAATTTCGTATTGGTCCTGGAACCAACAAAGACATTCCATTCATTTCTCTAGCAATAAGATCGATAATTTTTCTAAACTGCCAGTCGTTTTTTATCTTTTTCTTCACTTTAAGAACATCTGGGTTATAAGGTCTATAGTCTGACATTAGATTCCAAGTAGGATGTTCAAAGCTGGGTATGAAATAAAGTGGTGCACCAACAGACTTACACATAAGCATTATCTGTTGCATCAAAAGAAAATAATTATATAACATCTTATAATCATTATAATGTTCTAAAATTTCCGGTGAATCTTCAGCCCATGCGTGTAACTGTTTTGATAGTGGTTTACCATCTAAAGGATCGAAATACAACACTCGGGTCAACAAAGTAATACAAAAGAATACGGCATGATTTCTCTTTATTCTTCCTTTCATTATATCTTCAAGTAGAATCCAAGCACTGTGTTCATTTGATAATCCATACCTAGCATTATTAATATGATCTACTCCTAGATTATTACATACAGTAGCAACCCAAGATTCTTTTTTGTCGGCTCTGATTATTTTTTCTAATTCTGGACCTTCAATAGTCTGAATAATTCTATGATTTTTATCCAAAGTTGCTGGATGTGTTATTTCGTGACCAGCTGCCATAGAACATCCATAAGCATGGACAGTCTCTATGTCTACAACTCTAGTCTTCATATGTAACATTTCAGCCATTAAATTAATTTCCTATTAGATAAATTCCAAACTTGTTTTCTATTATGTTCTAGTATTCCTTCCATATCATTTAACAAGAACAATAATTCGTCCCAATCTTTTTTTAATATATCGTTTGCTATGTCCATTACCATAGCAAATCTTTTACCATGATCTAATTCTTCATCATAAGACTCGTCCCAATAATTACCAAAAGTCTGAAATCCCAATCGTCTAACTTTGTCCAATGTTTTTGCTGGAGCTAAAAGAACAAATGGTCTTTTCATTAACATAGGCTTTAAAGTTTTTTCTGACCAAAATCTAGTACTAGTATCCCATAAAGTTTCTGGAACAACTGTAAGAAACGAGTCTCTAGAAAGAGAAATAGTTTTAATTTGTTCATGTCCTGCTATATCACTAATATTACCTACATCCCAAGTTAAATCTGATTCTAAAAACTTCTTATAGTTATTCTGAATAAGAGTTTTATATTTTTCTGGTAAAGTCTTATATGTAGGTAATGGAGGATTTAAAACTTTATCAGTATTCGTAAAAGATATCATTCTCTCTAGTTCTTGAAATCTATGTTTTTCATAATAAGTTAGTTTGACATCTTCTCTATCTACCAAACAGATGGCTGCCAACGCTCTATGTACATCAGGCTTTTTACTACAACAACACAGTTTGTAAAGCATATCTTTAGTGGGTTTATACTCTCTAAGTAAATTATGAGAGTGTGGTGCATATGAATGTGTCCAAATATTATAGTAATGGTACCTATCGGCTTCTATATTGCTGTGGTAGTAGCTTAAAGCCCCATATTCACAGTCGTATATCTGATAATCTTCTATACAAGATTCTGCAATCAAGTATGAAATAAGAAGACCCTCATGAGTCTTACCTTTTAATTCATCTATAACAAGATCAAGTTCTTGCCATGGTGTATGTGCATCATCATTAAATACAATTAATTTTTTAGGAGAACATTTTTTAATGTGATTGACAATAGTGGAATGACCATTGCTATACTTGTAACCTTTAATGTACACTATCATAGTGTCACTCTGAAAGTTAAAAGCATTATCTACAAGCCAGTGATATTGTTCTTCTACTGGTCTATCATCTAGATAATGATTACCCAAAGTTTCTTTATTGTGAACAAATATAGTTTCAACATCGTTGTATATACATGATACAAAATTATAATGATCGAATTGCATCGTTAATTTCTGCGCCCCACAATTTATGTCCTTTCTCACTAGGATGACCACAGTGTTGAAAGTTATTGGTTTTAGGAAAATCTAATTGTATTTTGTCTCTTTCAAAAAGAGCAAGTTCCCAAGTTGGATATACATCTTCTTTTGTACTAAACAACATCTTTGATATTTCTTCTCTTTCATGTGATAGTAAACCAAATTCAAAAGTTGGAACATTATATATGAATTTATAACCGTTGTCATTCGCAAGATATTCTAAAAAAGACATATTCATTTTATGTTTGACATTACCAAGATTGTCGCCAAAAACAGAAAAGTGTAGTACTTTAGTTTGTAGAGATTCTACTTGTTGAATGTGTTCATACATTTTATTTTGAAAATAATCCAAAGAGTTGTTACGATATAAATCATCTAATTCTTTAGAACCATCCTCGTCAATATTTTTTGCCCACCAAACTGCGGGATCACCTCGACTATCTTGAACTCGTAGCATACTTGACCATCCTACAATTACAAGATCATAGTGTGACTGTCTAACAGCCGCACGTACTTCTTGAGAAATAATTGAGTTACTATCACCGGACATGGCAACAGAAGTTATATCAGTTTCATCTAAATAATGCCACCAAGAATGTTCTACATTCCAGCCATGAGTCCAACTGTCACCCGCAACTAATATTTTCATTAAAAAACTCGTACATCATATTCAGTTTCAAAATCTATTGCATCTGATCTTGAGTTTACAATAGGCATACCTTTTATATTTAAACTTGTATTCAATAATAATGGGCAACCAGTATCTCTTTCCCACCTTGTCAATAGATCATATAATCCTCTATGAGATTTTTTAGTGACAGTCTGCACTCTACTAGTTCCATCTTTATGCACAATTGCGGGGTACTTATCAGGATCTTTACATTTAACCACGTGTTGCATATAAGGAGAATGAAAACTAGTATCTACATCAAAACATCTGCTTGCATTTTCTTGTTTCACTATAGGCGCAAATGGTCTAAACTCTTGGCGCTGTTTAATCTTATTTACTTTATCTTGCATTTCTTTGCCTCTTGGGTCAGCAAGTAAACTTCTATTACCCAATGCTCTGGGACCAAACTCTGCTTTACCGTGTGCAACACCAACAATACCAGTTTCTTTTAATTCTTTGAGTAGATTTATTACTGGGTATTTACCATATATTGTGTGACCTGTATAAACAGTAAATGGCACAACTTTCTTTTTATGTGCAAGAATAGCACCCAGTGATGATCCAGCATCTCCTGGATTAGGCATTATCCAGTGATCTTTAAAGTAATCTGGTATAAACCTATTTGCGAGACAGTTTAAAGCGCACCCACCCATAAACACCAATTTATTTTGATTTGTAATTCTTTTTACTTTTTGTAGCATCATCTTAAACTGAGATTCATAAACAGCTTGTACAGCCGCGGCTACATCGAAATAATCTTCTTCTTTAAGTTCTGGCATCCACCAAGAAAGACCTTTGTGTAAGTTAATATCAGAATACCATATTTCTAATACATCTGAATGAAATCTCATAGGATTACCATAGGCTGCCATACCCATAAGAATATATTCGTCTTCGTTTGGCTTTAGTCCTATTCTACTTGTAAATGCAGAATAGAATAGTCCAAAAGATTTAGGATAACTATCAGACCAAACTAGCTGTTCATTATTCCAAATACTTGTAGTAGTCCACTCACCTATAGCATCTATAACAAGAGTAGCACAATCACTAAATGGTCTAGTATAATATCCGGCTGCCATATGACTTCTATGATGATTGCCCCATTTTACAGGAGCAGTAATACCATATTGTTTCAAATATTTTGTAGGACTTAACCACGCCCTAGGTTGTTTTGCCCATTTCTTTCTTGTCCATTTTAATAATGGATTTTCGTACCAGTAAACAATATCCGGCTTACCCCACTTGAGTGCCGACGTTATAAGACTATCATCCAAATCTTTGTCGTTCTTTAATCTACTGTATCTTTCAGAATGAGATGCAAATAATATTTCATCACCACGCATTACAGTAATAGAAGCATCATGCGTACCTGCACTAATACCCCATTCAACTCTATTAGTCATATATAAAAGGATCTCTTTCTTGTAGTTCTTTAATACGCTTTCTATATTCTCTTTTGAGTTTCCATCTCAAATAAGGCGCTCTAATTTTGTCCCAGATTGCTTTCATTTTATTTCTCCATTTGTTCAAACATTGATTTGTTTTCTTTTACTTTATCATCTATATTTTTTTCGCTAAAAAATAAATCATGATTGTAAATAACTTTGTTTTCGACTTTGTTAATCAACTCATCTTTTTCGTCTTTTGATTTAGCGCACCAGTTTCTGAGTTGATTTATTACCGCATTAAAACGTTCTGCTGGATTTAAGATGTTATCATAAGACTCGTCAAACAATTCAGGAAAGGTATGATATCCCATATCTCTCAATCTAGATAAACTACCATGTTCACCCATTAATAAAAATGGTTTATAGTGAACAAAAGACTTAAAAATTTTCTCTGTTAAAAACCCAGAGTTTTCCATAAAATGAGTTTCTGTGATTAAGTTAATATATGATGTGTTGTATAAATTAACAGGATCATTTGAAAAGAAATATGCCGAATCAACTGTGCGCTTTTTCATTTCAAATTCATCAAAGTAATCTAACTGAGCACCATTTAACAACTTATTAATTTCAACATAATCTTCTTTATCTGCTTCTACAATATCACTGGGATATTTATTTAAGTAAGATTCTCCTAAAAAACTAAAAGCACCTTTGTCAAGAAGTTGTAGTCTATCAAGTTCACTATATAATGCCATTCGATGTGTTCTAACAATCCTATTTAAAGCAATATAATCATTTTGTTTTTCTTGATTTTTATGTTCTGCGTTTGTTTCATTTTGTCGTAAAGAAATGTTTTCAAACTCTGATACATTAAATATTCTTTTTATACCATCTCTTGCCCAAATTTTCTCGTCTACTTTTAAGTTAGCAGTAAAAACATAAGCATCAATATCTTGCATATTGTTATAATCAAGATGTACTTGTATTGAAGGTAAAAACTTCTCTGCTGGCCATCCTTCTCTATGATTTAGTATCAACAACTTTAATTTTTTGTCTCTTAAAAGTTGCTGTGTATTATAAGGTATAGTATCAATGATAGTTCCCATACCGTTATAGTTAGAGATAATAAGTTGCTGTATAGAAAGTACATAGACGTTCAAGTAATCATTTTCTTCCCAATCTGATAACAAACGAGTTTCTATATCAAGATGTTCACTTAAAGGCTCAACGTAATCTACTATACCCAAACATTTGTGCCAATAATCATAAGAGGCTTCATCAAAGGCAGGTGATGCTTTTAACCAATCATCATATTGGGGAATCCATGAATTAACTCTATCCTGTTTATCATACCAAAAAATTATTTTTTTCATTTTAAATCCTACGTGTTTTAACAAGAAGGTGCCAACCTAGGTACTCTCTTACTGCTTCACGCATAACTTCAGACATTGATTCAAACCATGGTTCAAATTCAAAAATTCCTTTTTTGTACTTCTCTACATTATACATGAAACAATGTGCTTGACGCAACCTTTCAATTTTCCAAGAGTCATCTTTCAATAAGAGTTCTATTTCATTCTTCGTGAATGCTTCAGCATATGGACAATTTGCTTGGGCTTCAAACTGATCCAATCCTTTACGAATCATAGAATATTTCCAACTGTCCTTAGCATACACCATAAATCTAAATTCACCATTAGGATTGATCACATCATGAATGTTTTGTATAGATTGTTCTATGTTTGGATAATGATGTAATACACCATAGCTATATACTAAATCAAACTTGCCAAGGGTTTCCAAATTTTCAGTAGCACTTCGATTAATAAACTTACCCTTTAATCCTTGTACATTAATCCGTTGTTCACAAATACGCAAACTTTCGTCACTGATATCAATGCCAGTATATTCTGCTCCGTGTCGCATAAACTGCTCTGCATCAGTTCCAATACCACATCCTACTTCTAAAACACGTTTGCCTCGCCACAGATGAAACCCCGCAAAATCTAATATATGTGGTTCAGCTTTGTAGCGTTTAGTGGTTACACTGTCAAAGTATTCTACAGTACCGAAAGGTTCTTTACTATGATTGATATTACAGGGTTGAGCATTCCAATAGTCTTTTATTTTTTGCTCAAGAGTCATTGCATTCTCGTATTACCATAATGTACTACTTCGTTTGTATCGCTTTTAAATTTTCTCCACGGATCAAATATAACTTGGTATTTGCCAAGTTCTTCTGCTGTAGTTTCTTCTGGGTGTACAAGAACAATGACATCTGCTTCTGTAATATCATTTACTATTTCACCTTCCAGTTCTTTCACATACTCTTGTACTAATAGACTGTAACTACCCGCAGTATATGAAACACCTGGTTTGTAACTGTCTGAAGTAAAGTAAATCTTATCTCCAAAATTAAGTATAGACGATGCCATATTCGATGCTTGCATATCTCTTGCTTTCATTATTTCTGCAAAAAGATCGTAGTTCAAATTTAAATCATTTGCCATATATCTTAGTGCAATATTATCTCTTGGGTGACAAGCACCACCATCTCCCATTCCAGCTTTCATGTAAGACGGACCCATAATTCTTTGAGTACTATCTTTGAGTGCATCAGTAACAACGTCTACATTAATATTGCCCTGTGTTTCTGCAACATCTTGTATCATATTTACAAGACCGATCTTGGCACTAATAAACGTATTGTAAAATACTTTAATACATTCACACTCATCCCAAGTACCGACAACATAGCGAGGATCATTTTCCATAATAGTCGCATAAAAGTAAATAAGTTCACCAGCTTCTTTTGTTGTCTCTCCCGTTTCTGTTCCTATCATTACCATTTCTGGATTTACCATATCCCACGCCACTGTACCCATAGCAATCAAATATGGATTATATACAAACCTAGTGTTAGTAACTAATGGTACAAACTCTCTACGTACAGTACCCGGCAACACAGTGCTTATAAGAACCAATAATTGATCTTTATTCATGTGTTTGTTTGCTTCTTTTATAACATCAATTACAATGTCATATGAAAAGTCTTTTGGTGGTAAATGATATGTTGGTGCGCTACCATCATATGCTGGATCGTGTGGTGTAGGTACAGCAATGAATACAATATTTCTATCTTTAACAGTCTCTTCTATAGAATCTCTCATTTCTACAGTGGTGTCTATATCGGCTACATCATATGCAACTACATCATGTCCTTTTTCTGAAATTACTTCTCCGCATGGCTGACCCAATTTACCAAAACCAATAAACCCAATTCTCATCTGAGTACTCCTCCAATATATCTAAAATAATTAGTCTGTCTTCTTTTCAAGTTATTATATTTGCCTATAAAATGTTCATGATTGTGGTGTAGTTTTTTCTTAACACTATCGTAGATTTCTCTTTTATCTGCATCTGATTTTTTACTCCAAGTGTATGCTTGATTAACAACAGCGTTAAATCTTTCTTTGTCATCTGTCATCAAATCATAAGACTCATCAAACATTTCTGGAAATGTCTCATAACCTTCGGCTTGTAAAAAAGCCAAAGTTCCAGGAGATCCTAACATAAGTATTGGATGAAAATATGCAAGAGGCTTAAAAGTTTTTTCTGTAATAAACATTGTTTTATTATATGATTTCTTACCCATAGTCTCAAATTTTGGGTTGTCATAAAAAGGTAAACCAAAATTAGTTTCGGTTACAAGACTAAAATAAGACTCTTCAAAATATTTCTTATTAAGTATTCTATCATCGCTAATAACTTCTTCGTGGGCATCCATTATAATACGTCTTTTTAATCTATTTTTCACAAACATGGTTTGAAACCATTCAACTTGTTCTTCATTTTCAAAGAATTGTTCTTTAATATATGTATGTAATTTTTCTCTGCCTAAAATAGTATCTGTTGATTCACCTCTAAATAGTAAACTAATGAAGTTATCGTGCATTCCTAATCTATGAAGTTCTGATACAATTGCAATTCTATGTGGTCTTATTCTAGCATTCATACACATAAAATCTTTTTTCTTTGAGTCTGAATTAGGAACATTTAACATTACTTCCGCTTCAGACAAAGGTTTTAATGTTCCTTCAGTTGCATATTTTGCTGGTTTACCTTCTGGCATCCATCTACCAGTTCTGCTCAAATATTGCAGTAAGTATAACGATTGAAAATACTCAAAAGGAACTACGTTCTTAAATTTAAACTGTTTAGTAAGTTCAGGATTGTCTTCACACCATTGTTCATAATTTTTGTTAAATTTTAAATCAGCACAAGAAATTGCAATTTTACTATCAGCAAGTCCATGACCTATAATCGACTGAGAAAGTTTTTTTATCCAATGGTGCTCATCACAACCAAAAGATTCTCCCATAAGAAGTAAGAACAAGGAAAGTTTTTTATCTGCAATTAACTCTCTTGCTTCAACAGATATATTTGATATACTATTACCAAACATTTTTGGAAAGTCTAACCACAAATCTATCGGATAAATGTTTACATCATTTTTGCCAAAAGTTTTTGAAGCAGATTCATAGTCTTTAATATCATATATTCTAATAGTACCGCTGTTGGCACCCATCAGGGGTGCAATAGTATCATATAAAACTTTACTATCATTACCATTAGGTGGATAAAGAAGATTGCCATTACCATTTGGATTCTCTATTCTTTCTTTGAATCTATCAAAGAATACATTAAAAGAAATTTCAGGATATTCAGCACGTTCATATCTACCAAAAGCGGGCATGGGCAAAGTGCCAGACTCTCTATAAGAAGTCTCTTTTGTGGAATTCTGATCTTCTAACAACCAGATCATATGCTCCAACAAAGATATTATTTTTTCTCCTTGATCGAAAGATATTGAAGGATCATCCAGTGCCAATTATATTCTCCGTAACATCTTTTACTATATCACTTATAACAGGATATAATTTTCTCCAGTTTGTATTTCTTCGCAAGTCAATTGCATCTAAATATTTTTCAAATGCGATTACTTGTGGTACGTTAAGAGTACTTGTATTCATTCCTTTAAGAATGCCTTCTAAGCATTCTTTTTGTTCTTTATCATTAGGATCAGTAATTTTAGAGATTGCTTCTTCTAAGTAGAAAGCAATTTTATCACCAAATATATAAGGATCTAAACATTCTGGTCTAACAATTGTATTCGAACTAATCCACAATCCAGCTTTATATTCTTGACGTAAACTATAAATCTTATCGATGAAATCACCTAAAGTGGGTACAGTAATTGCACTGATTGTCATGTGTATATTAACTGGTACACCTTGAGATAAACAATATCTCAAATTTGTTTCCCAATTTTTTAAGTCCATTCCGTATCTTGCATACTCTGCTTGTGGTCCCCAACAATCTTGACTAGCAACAATATGAAACTCTCGTATTTTCTTTTTAGCAATCAGATCATTTACTTTTTGAATCTTCTTTTTAAATTTCTCTTCGTCATGTTTTAAGTTACTAAAGATTCTCCAAATAAGATTTGGATTAGGATGTTTATCAAAGAAGTCTAAACACTGATCGAATTCTTTTTGATACATTGGCTCACCACCAAGTGTCTGAAACTCATAGAGATGATGAGAATTTTCTACCATCCATTCCCAAAACTTTTGTAGATATAGAGGATAGTTATCCACACTTTTGTGTATCATATAACTAGGGTTAGCGGCAATAGGTCCATGCTTTTTATATTCTGCTTCGATAACAGAACTAAATTGAGGAGTACAATATGTACACGCTTGATTACAAACGTTGGTAAAGTAAACTTCTAATAAACGTGGTGTAACTTTAGTTGCTTTAAGATCACCTGCAACAATTTCTGGTGGTATCAAATCTTTCTTATTGATCCAAGCAGTTCTCTCACTGGAGCCACCCGCATCTTCAATCTTCTTACAATACTCACAACCATTCCCTGGCCATAAGCCATCTAACATCTTCTCTCTGTCACCCACTTTACCAGGAAGATTGTGAAAGTCTTTGATGGTACTTAAATCAAATTCCCAGTGGTTACATCTATGGCAACTTGTTGACGTACCCTTTGATAAAAATATTGTACTCCAAGACCATTTAAACTGACAAGAAGTTGCAGTCTTAATTGGAAAAATTACATCATCACTCATTCAATTATCTCTTTCATGTTTATATGTTCTGGAAATGCCTCAAAGAAATTCTCACCTCTCAATTCATCTCTTCTAGTTACTATCTGGTCCCAACCACCTTTTATTCTTCTAGAATCTCCTTCTTTTGCCCACATAAAATCAATTAAGGCAACAAGATTTCTAGCCAACAAAGAATCATCTTCAAATCCCATGCTAATGTATTTATCATAGGTTTTTCTGATTCTTTTTTCAAGTTCTTCTTTTTTCCAATCAGGAACACTTTGAGTTGAGAAGTGTATTGGTTGTTCTAACACGTTAATGTTAATTCTTACTGGATCTAAGAATTCAAAATCATCTACATCGTTAGGGTTCGCACTATCAGCACAATAATCTATAAAGTCCATTGCAGTATACAGATTAGCCCATCCAACAGTACAAGTTACTCCCATATAAACGTGTGGTGTTTCTTTCTTAACTTTCTTAATGTTTTTTACTAATTGATTCCACTTAGTACCATTTCTCCAATACTCTGCTCCTTTTTCCATACCATCTAAACTTAACAAAAGTTTTACATCACTAAACTTTTTCCAATATTCTGTTATATGTCTTTGTTTATATTTCATGGTACTAAAATTTGTATTATATACAAGTTTCATATCAGTGCGGTTCAATTCTTCTAGTCTGTCTAATATTTTCCAATGTTCCCATTGAATTAGTGGTTCACCACCAGCAAAATAAATCTTTTGTGCGTCTGGTAAATAAGGATAAACTTGATCAAACAAATCTTCTTCTGTCTTACCAGCAAAGATAAGGTCTTGTGAAGAACCTTTATCTTCATTATGAATCGAACTACTGTACTCATGATAACATCCACGACATTTGAAGTTACAAAAATTATTGAATCTAAAATCCATATACAATAGATTCACATCTGCATTTTCATCTATTTCAGCAAATGCTTTGAATTCATCATTAAGACCTTCTCGTAAAGAGTGAATATTAGAGTTTTCAAAATTAATACAAGTACTACAATTTTTTGCTAGTTCAGGTGTAATCTCTCCTGCAATAAAGTCTCTTCTCAACTTCTTATATTCGTCACTGTGCCATATCTCTTCTATAGTCTTTTCTTTTAAAGAGCCATAAGTAGTATTACCAACACAACAAGTCTTTACTTCACCGGTCGTATGAGCATATAGATGAACGAATGGCGCTACACAGAAAAATTTATCAGACATATTGAATTACCATATCATGCAGTTCTGGAAAAGTTTGTTTAAAGTTATTGTTTCTCAGTTCATCCATTTTTAAGGTCTTCTGATAAAACTCTGTCATATTATCAGAACTTTTGCCTTTTGTCAAGTAATCAATTACTGTTTGATTTGGAAATTTAGCAACAACAGCATCTTTTATTTTTTGTGGCAACAATGCAGGATCCAGATAAGAAGGATCAGTAACAAAGTTCATAGAAATATATGGAGCAAAAGAAAAGTATTCGTGAAACTCTTTCATATATAATATATTGTACGTAGATACCGTTTGCATTATGTTATATGAAATATTATCTGCTTCACATATCTTTTTTATCCATTCTAAAGTTTGTGTAATAACATCCCACTTTGATGGGTGTCTAATAAAAGAATTTCTTTCTTCCAAACAATCGATTGATATCATAAGTTGTACGTGCTTAAAGTTTTTCCAAACTTCTTCATATGTGTGATTAACAACTGTGCAGTTAGTAGAATATACTAACGTAATATCTTTCGATCTACCAGTCTCTACAAGATCAATTAAAAACTGTTTATGTTTATCGATGAGAAGAGGTTCTCCTCCATTGATGTAAACATATCTAAGAGTATCAGAATGTTCTAACAACTTTTCCCAAAAGTCAGTATCAAGTGGCCAGTTAAAAAGATTCTTATCATAAGAAAGTGGGTTATCTGGATTTACAGTATTCCAATCTTTTATCCAACGGCTAGTTGATAATGGGTTGCAAGAGCGACACGCTAAGTTACAGTGATTGCCCAAACGTAACTCAACAAATTCATATGAGACATCATTTATTGTACCGTCTTTATTCGTTATCTCTATCGCTCTAAATTCATTAAAGTTTAATCGCTCAGATTCATACTGTCTCTTTGATTTTATTCCTACTTTTTCTAAATCGAAACATCTCGTACACTGTACAGGCTCTTCACCGTTAAGCATTTGTTTTCTAACTTTACTAAACGAATCACTGTTCTGTATTAAGTCAAAATCATATTTGGTTGTGTGTAGTGTTTTTGGCTTTCTTTGATTAAATTCATCTGTATCAAATGACTCAGAAATACCTTGTGTATGATCTGCTTCACAGCAAAGTGTCAATTCACCTTGTGGGTGAGTTGCTAAATGTGTCCATGGTAAAGGGCAAAAAGTTTTACTCATTAAAATATTTCTCTGCGTCTACTATTTCAAGATCATAGTCTGGAATATCCAGTAGTAAATCTGGTTTATCATATTTTTCGTGATTATCTTTTCTATCTTCAAGAAAAATAATTTTACCACCAAACTCTTTATACCACATTTTTTGAAGTTTAAGATTATTACTAATAGTTCTTATTAACGATTTAATATGATAATCGGTAAGTGTTTTTCTTGTGTCTCGCAATTTATCTCCTGGATGCCACCAGTCAAAAGCACCAGAATACATCATAGAATTAACTTGGGCTTTTATGTCTTTTCTTAAACAAAAAATTAAATCATCAGCACATTCAAGATATTCTTTTTTAAATAACGATCTATTATGACCAATACTATCAGGCATTATTTTATATAATTTTATATCAGAATCTGGCTTTTTATAACCACCATTTCCAGGATGACACCATTCACCCGTAAATTGTGAAAAGTACTTGAGTCCAGTTTCTTCATGTAACTTTTTAATCAGCGTAGATGAGCCAGTTCTATAATTTGCAATGACAATCATCATATAGAATCCCACCAAATTTTTGCATCATTAGAAAGTGTATCTCTAAAATTTAGGTCATCATTTCGTATACTATCAATATACTCCATATGTCCTTTCCCACTTTTTATTCCTTGCTTATAAGTATCTGGCCACTGCTCCTCAAAAGTTTGTCTATTCAACAGATTCACAAGAGATGTTTTATAAACATGAGTCTTATCTGTCATTCTGGGTTCGATATATTCTAGCAGTTCTTGTACGGTATCTTCCAAAATGCTTTTAGGTAAACACAGAGGACTCATAACAACACTAGGATCAAATGCAAAAGTGAACTTGAAGTACGTTTTTACATTAAGTTCAGTAACAACATCAAAGAGTTCTTTAAGACCAAATAATCCTGGAGTAGTAAGAGTAACATCAAAGACCATGGCATCATTACCAAAATTATTAATAAGCGGTAAACCACGTTTGAAGTTTTCCAACCACTCTTCCCATTTGAGTCCGGTTCTAATATATTCCCCAACTTTTCCTACTCCATCTATACTCGCACATAAATTAACGTGCTTAAATTTAGGAAGAAGATCAAACAATTCTATACCCTTATAAGATACTCTACTTAAATTTGTGTTGTATCTAAGAGTAACATCTTTTGCTTGACCATCGTAAACTAATTGTTCTAGTATAGTCCAATGACGTTCCCACATAAGAGGTTCGCCACCAACCCAATAGATTTCTTCAATACGTCTTTCATCTACTGCGGCTTGAAGTTCTTCTTCTAAAACTTCTTTTTGAAATGTGTCTATATTTTTTCTAGTTGTTGGTTCTAACCAAGGTTGATCTTGTAAGCGACCATTCTTTTTATTTTCTGCTTCCCAACTACTAGACAATTGATCACCACACATTCTACACTTAAAGTTACATAGATTGGATATGCGATAATCATAAGAAACGGGTAGATCATTATAATGACCATCTGGTTCAGTTTTAGCAATTATATCTTCTACTTTATGTGGAAACAATGTTTCTGTAAAGTACTGTTTATATGTATGAAGATTTAATAACTGACTATTACATACCTCACACTGTGATATCTTTTCACCAGCAAGTATACGCTTACGTATATCTTTCATATACTCACTGTTCCAATGTTCTTTTAATGTGTCTGGTTCAAACTTACCAGCTTTATCACCAGAATCAATATATTGTTTTTGAAAAGAAGCATCTTCTCTACTAGCACAACACAAGCGCCTTTCGCCTTGAGGACTTACATACGTATGAGTCCAGGGCGCAACACAAAAATATGGAGATAAATCATTCTTCGTCATATGATGCCAAAGGTTTATCAATGTTTTTACTATCTGGTTCTAGAACCCAACCTTCCTCATCTGCAATTTTCTTTAAGTCTGGATCATCAGCATATTGGCGTGTACTGTCTCCGTCAATCATTTCTTTTAATGGAATAGTTTCTGTAGTAGGAATAGTTTCTACCCAGTCTGTAAGTATTTTAGGAAATACAGATAATGACAAACCTCTTCTTTCATCATATTGAGCGTAGAAAGTTTTAAAGTCTCTCCACAATGTCATCTTATCACTTGTACGTCTATGTGGTGCGTCAACAGTAACAAGATAGTCAATAAGACGTTCTATACTAGCTTTCTCAAATTCATGCCACAATTTTAAATCTTTCTTTTCTTCCCACCAATCTTGTAGTTGCTTTCTACAATGATCTTTAATATGATCTGGTAAAGCAAGTGGCGACTGAAAACTAGGAAAACGTAACAAGTTTAAACTAACAACAGGTGCTTTCATTCCTGTGTGGATTTTCATATCATATACATCATCGAGGAAATCAGTAATACTAAACAAACACAAACTGTTAATGGTCATCATAATATTACAACCACTAAGTTTACCATGAGTCAATATTTTATAGACATTGTTTTTCCAAGTGTCATAATGTAGTCCGTCACGAATATAATCTGCTTGTAATCCAGTCGCTTCACAACTAGTATAAAGATGAAACTGATCTACCTTCTGAGTCTTCTTAATCATTTCATCAATAAGCGAATCTTTTGCCATCAAGTTTGAATTGATTGCAAATCTCATATCTGTTTTGTTTTCGCCGAACCAATCAAACAGTTTCCAAACTTGATCAGACATTAAAGGCTCACCACCAGTAACACGCAGTTCTTCTAGACTTTTAGATAAGCCATCATTCCACCATTCCCAAAATGCAGTTACATATGGGTTCTCTTCTCTTTTACCATATGGTTCTGCCCACGCACCATCATGTTGAAATGCACCAGCACCATCAGATACTAAATTTTGATAAGGACCTTTCTTGGTTATATCTTTTGCCCAAGTAGTACTAAAACTTGAGTTACAATAAGAACAAGCCAGTTGACAAGTACGATCAAAAGAGATTTCAAATGTTTTTAAATCAACACTTTCGTTGTAATCCATTTCATGTGCTTTTTTCAAGTCATCTTCAGTATAGATTATTGACTTGTATACACGGTCACTAACAGCATCAGTTTCCATGTCTTCAACTTTCCAACAATACTCACACTCTCTAGGTCTTTCGCCACGTTGCATCATTTTACGCATGGCTTTCTTGTGCTTTGTATTATGGATAGCAGATGGATCTACTGTTATCTCTTCTAATGGAATTTTATGTGCGGGCGGGTGATGGCAAGATGCAGTAGTACCACTGCCTAGCCAAGTCGTAGCATTATACCATTTTGCACCACAAAAACTTTTAGATTTTGTATCAAGAATATCTTTACGGTATTTAATTAAATCATTATCTTTAGTCAATGTCCACATCCGCTTCTGTTTTAATAACAACTCTAGCACCACATGGCAATAATGGCTTATCATTACCACCATATATAACCTCACTAGGACCATGTATCTTTACGCTATGTCCGTAAGTATTTTTTCTTCCTTCTTTTACAGTTAAGACGGGTTCATTTGTTCCGTGCTTTCTATTGGCACGAATTTTATGCATATTAACATGAATATATTTTACTGCCATTACCATTTCTCCATATCTGTAATCAATTCGGGAAAAGTTTGTTCAAAATTCTTTCCTCTACGCCGATCATATTCACGTATAAAGTTTGCAAAGTCTTCTCTGTATTTATCAGCAACTGGCTCCGTTCTCAGGTAGTCACATAATCGTTTTATCTGATCAAACTCCTCTAGATAGAGTCTGGCAAATTTATCTGGCGAGTCATACTTCAACCAACCTTCACAAAATACTTCTAGTTTGTTTGCCATTGTTTCACGATAAACAGAAGACAATAAAGTACATTGTAAATGTGGCGGATAACGTAAGTAGTTTACACTCAAAGGTATTCTATTATGTGCCAAGTTTTGATTAAACTTAATACGTAAGTCCATTATGTCTTGAACGAAATCTTGCATTGTAGATATTGATAGTATATTTACCGTTGTCATTATAACAACTCGACAGTTGGTTTCTGTCAACATACGTTCTATGTTTTCTATCCATTCATCATATACAATACCGTCTCTGGCATATTCTGCTTTGTTGCCAGTACTTTCTGCACTTGTGAATATCTCAACTTCAATACCATGCGATTCCAGTCTTATAACAGACGCAATAAGTCTTTCAATCAGACGCGGGTCTGTTCCTAAGTTACTATTGATTCCTATTTTAAGTTCTGGATTTTCATGATGGTGTTCTACAATATAATCAACAGTTCGCCAAAAATCTTTTGACATTGTAGGTTCGCCACCAGTTATGCGAAATACTTTTAGATGCTTGAATGCATCGGGGAACCATTTCCAAAAAGCATCAACATATGGGTTAGGTTCACTATTCTTGAATGGAAACTTACCAACTTCTTTTAAATAATTCAAATCATGTGAACCAAACTTAACTGGATATATTCCGTCTTTCTGAATATCTTGCATCCAAGTAGATGATATTTCAGGTGAGCAATATGCACAGGCAAAATTACAAGCATTACTAAATGATACTTCTAGATAAGTAGGATATACATCATCATAAGGATCACTATTTGCTATCTCATCTATTTTATCCCATGCCCACCAATCGGCAGTTTTATAATGTCTATCAGAAAAGTATTCTTTGTCTAAGTCTTCGATCTTCCAACAATAGTCACACTCTTTAGGTCTATCACCACAGAGCATTTTATCTCTTTGAGTTTTCTTATATTGACTATTATGCAAGGCGGCAGGATTTGCCAAAACTTCCTCTACGGGAATTTTATGGGGTGAAGGATGGTGACATGAGTGATTATAACCATTCTGTAACATCAGAGTAGTTTGTAACCATTTAGCAGAACAAAAAGAGGGGCTTATATCATTTATCTTAATTCTTTTTTCTTTTAATTCATCTATCCAATATTCATTCGTTCCTTTTTCAGCCATTACACATCTCGTAAAAATACTTCAATTCAGGAAAAGTCTCAATAAAATTTGTACCTCTTCTTTTGTCGTGTTCATCAACAAATGCTTTGAAGTCTTTTCTATGTTTGATCAATTCGTCACCAGTAAAACGATTTGTTTCTACCCACTGTAGTACTCTTTCAAACTTGGCATACTCGCCCGAGTTAAATTTAGTAATATCATTATCGTCTACATGAGTACTCATATAATACACCAATTCACGTAGATTGTCAAGTTGTTTATCGTCTGTAATCAATGCAGATAAATGTTTTGGATAAACCATGTGTGGTGTATCTAAAGAGAAAGTTGCGTCTCCTTTAATCCAAGAAAGTCCTTTAAAGTCAAGAATAACATCAAGCAATTCTTTGTAATTTGGAATACTCATGAAGTTGAAAGTAGACATAATACCAACGTCTATTTTGGCATCTACTAGTTTTTCTAGATTGCGCTCAAACATATCAACATTTAATCCATGTCTAATATACTCTGCTTGAGGTCCCCAACTGTCTATACTAGCATACACTTTAGGTTGTTTCATATCTTTCATTGTATCAATAATTCTTTCTACTCGTCTATCAGATACACAAAGATTACTATTTACATTAAACTCAATATTTTCTCCATTAGGATGATTTCTAATAAACTTAGCAAGTTTAAATGTGTTCTCACTTAGCAGAGGTTCGCCGCCAGTAAGTCTAATTGTATGTAGATGCATCACTGCTTCTTTTATCCATTTCCAAAACTTTTTAGTCATAGCGTTATCATCACCTGTATATAGGGTTTCTCTACCATTTAAATTATATCCACGAGAACTTTCATCAGATATTACATCCCATGGACCATCATTTTTAATTTCTTCGTACCAAGAAGAACTACTTTGAGTCCCACAATAAGAACATTTTAATTGACATTTAGTATTGAAACTCATTACTAGATATTTCGGATATACATCAGCATTTCTAGGTAATGATGCAGTCTTTGCTATAATGTCTTTATCTTTTAATGTATGAATAGGTGCTAGTGTTATTCTTGGTGACCAAGAACCAGCATCTTCTGCTTTCCAACAATATGAACATTCAGATGGTTTAACACCATCAAGCATTTGATTGCGTACTTCTTTTTTCTGTTCTGTGTTGTGAAAGTCTTCATCTTCGTTTATATGTTTCATTGGAACATGAAAACAAGAATGACTTTGTGCTGAACCCAAATGCATCTCTAGGTGTTCCCACTTCAATACACACATTGAAGGAGAAATCTTATCATAGTCTTTCTTTATCTTTTCATAATATTCCACTGGGGTCATACTTTAACGCCCTTAATAGTATATCTTTGAAATATGCCATTTGGTCCAGGACAGTCTGTAACAACTTTTTCAATAACTTTAGTGCATCGATTTATTTCTTTAAAATGATTAATATCATCTGCAAGTCTTATATGTTCTGGTATTACAAGATTGTTACCTTGTACAATATACTCAGTATCTAATGGTATATTATTATACCAAGCATCATAAGTTTTTTGATCAACGTGTTCTGTACTTGTATTGATAACTAGATCAGGACGAATCTTGTACTTATATGTTGCCATATCACCCGTGTTAGCAACAATACCTTCATCATGATTAAAGTATTGATTAATTACAATCTCACACTTAGGGTCTATATCAACAGATACTATGGGATGATGTGATCGCCTAGTATCTGAAAGTATCTGGGCTAACAAACCATACCATCCACCAAAAATATAACATTGATATATGTCCATAGAATCAATTAAATCTAATACTATTTGTTTACTCTTTAATTGACTTTCCCAAAAGCATTCGTAATATCTTTTAGTTACTTCTGGGTTATCTACATTATCTCTGAGAAAGTTGAACCAACTTACTACAACTTTATCGCTTATGTGCATTTATTATTTCCTTTTCTGATACACTGGATTTTATTCTACCATTATGTTCATACCAAACAACATTACTAGGTGGTTGCCATACGTAACCATCTTCAAGTGTCCAATAGTAAACGTATTGTAACAAGTCAGACCTTTCATCAACTTGAAACAACAATCTAGTATCAAGAGACAAATCTTGGTACCAATCTGAAGTCCACATCCATTCCATTTGTTTTTGTAACTCAGTTACAGCGGCTCCAAATCTTCGCTTCTGATACATTGCATTGATCGCCCTGTTACGAATATCATGCGTAAAATAAAATACCTTAAAGCCGTTTTTTTCTGCCCACATAATTTGTTTAGGTGCATGAAGTAATCCTAACCAAGCTGGTCTAAATTCAGTAGCAATGTGAAGTCTGCAACCTCTAGCGGCTACATCTGGATCACTCGTATAATGACTTGGTTCTATAACACTCAATGAAGCCAATTTGTCATCAACATAATTTAAGAATGTCTGACCAGTTTTGTCGGGATCATATTTGTCATATGCCAAACTGTCATTACCTTCTTTAAAAGATAACTCTCTAAAGTTCTCTATCTGTTCTCTTACTTTTTTAGAACCATCATATTCTATGATACTAATTTCAAACATTCTATATCTTCCTGACTCTTCAATGTTGCCAATAATGCAATACGTGGTTCGGTACCATTATTTACTACGCCATGTTTAAATCCTGTGTTCAAGAACCAAACTCTACCATCTGCTGGTAAATTATATTCTTTATATTCGCCGTTTACCCAAAACTGATTAATACATTCATCTGTACCTGATATAGGACAAACTATTCTAACACCATATGAGGGATCATAATCAATATGTGGTTGTAAACTCATACCCGGCGCAAGAAAGTGTAGTCTAGCGCGGCAAACTGGCGCAGAAAAGTGTCCTGATAATGCTTCTTCAAAGTAAGTACCCTTACAAGCATCAGTCTGATAATCCCACAACATCTCATTTGCAGTTGGTGGTAAGTTATCACCCTTTGCTTTTTTATTGCGAATTCTTTCTCTAAGAGTAGCACCCAAATCTTCAAGTTCAAAGTCATCAGCTTTTGCCATATTTTCTGGCGACATTACCATCAAAGGAATCTCTTTTAAGTTTGCATATGCATTATCAACAAAAGATGGATCATGTAATTTTGTTATACCGGGATTAGCTTTATAGATGTCTTCCCATAGATGTTCTATCTTAGCAAGTTCTTCTTTAATCTTATCCAAGTTAAATCGTATTCCTGGAATAGGAGCAACAACAGGCAAATCTCGTTTCTTCAACATAGTTCTTTCCTCATTATCACAGAATCAAATGCGTGAGCCATAAAGTTATTATTTGTAAGACCATCTACCCAATGAATACCCTTACATGAATTAAAATGTATTAAGAGTGCTTCACCTTTTTTAGGAAATTTTATACTTTTGACTTCTCCTTCTGGATAAGTTAATGGTGCTTTTAATAGCTTGTAAATTCCTTCTTCTTCCACATAAAAAATTTTGAATTCTTCTATAACATCATTTTCTAGATGTATCGGATAGATAATCGTGAAAGTATCTTCGTATGTTTCACCGTCAATCTCCGTGGATTGATGTGCGTGTTTAAAGTAGCTATCTGCTTTGGGTCTATAGTCGTTGTTACCCATCAAGAAACTGAAAGTACCTTGATATGTTTCCACATACTCTTTAATAAGGGTGGCAGAGTTTGCATGGACATCTGAAGAGAATTCACAGTCTTCAATACTGATTAGTTTGTCCGATTGCTCTGTTATTCTTTTCTGATCATAGCTATCCCAAATAAAGTAATAACTTCCTGCAATGATAATAGCTTTTTCCCAGTCCGTAAGATGCTCATGGAGCAAAGCCATGTCATCTTCATTTGCAATTGGGTGTGCTTCTAATTGATTGCGATACGGATGTGTTATACAATAATCATAATCAAATCTATCAGCCACAAAGGGTACATATTTAAAATTCATATCTACGCAGTTTTATCAATAAGTCTGATCAACTGTCCTCCGATATCAAATCTATGCCATAGAATTTGTCTATTGCCATGATCGTGGTGTGCTTTATGAAATCCTTCACCGAGTGTTATGAGACCTAACCAAGTATCACTATGTGCTTCTTTACCTCTATGTGAATATGTAAAGACAAAAGAGCCAATTAACTTAGCGGCACCTGCTGGTGCTAACCATGCATATATTAAGGCAAGTGGGTCTATTGCAAATAATATTCCTGCCCAAATGAATATAACATACCAATAATATTTTACTTGATCTCTCATTATTTTTTTCTTGAGTAAATCTCTTGCATATTTAAAGTTGATGTTAATTAGAACTTGTCCAAAATATGCAAGAAGCCATCCTCTGTAGTGTGGTGAGTGAGGATCTTTTTCTGTGTCAGCATATCTATGATGTTCTCTGTGATTGGCTGCCCAAGTAATTGCTGGACCAATCATCATAATATGAGCAAAGAATAACATTATATATTCTATAAATTTAGGACACTTAAAAGAATTGTGTGACCAATATCTATGATAACCCATTGTGACGCCTAACATCATACCACAATACATAATTGTAAATGGTATCCATTCCCATGCATGAGCATACATGATCATTGGTATCAATGATAGTTGTGCAACTAATTGTCCTACAAGTAAAGTTATAGGTGCCCAAGAGTTGTTTTGTTTTAGTACAGCTTTTCTCATTTTCCCATCCGCGAAATCTCTTCTGCTTGTTTCTGGCTTATAACAGGAACGGCATTAGATTTGTGCATTGTAGCTATACCCTTAATCAATGTACCTGTGTAAACCATTTGTTCTTTCTTATGACATGAACCACCCACATCATCTTTACTCTTGTATTTATCACGGTGCTCCATCGATCTCTGGTGATTTGCAGAAATTTTTGGCTTGTATTCAACGAACTTTTTCTTTTTGGGTTTAGCATCTGGATCGATGCCTAACTTTTTTAGGTGTTTGCGATGAGCCTCTTCTCTTTCTCGCCAACCTTTACCTCGAGGCGTCTTCTTACGTTTTGAAGAGTTGTATGTATGGATTATACGCATATAAGCCTCTCACAGATTGATTGATTATAAATAACAGTATACATCATAACTATAGGAATGTCAAGCGAAAATTACCTCTTAATTATAAGCGATTTGATCATTATGGCACAGTTCAGTAAGACTGTCATCAAACTTATCTTTAGGAGAGAACATGAAGCGCGTTCACATAGGCGTTATTTTGGCTGTATCATTATCGTTGGTTGCAACGATGTCGTTGGCGCAGGACACAACTACCACAATTAACAATACGACTGATACCACGTCGGATGTTACTTCGAATAATACCAACACGAACACCAACACCAATACGTCTACCAATACAAACACAAATAACAACACTACCAATTATACTGGTACGAACACCAATACCAATAGTAACACAAATGTTAATACTAGTACAAACACCAGTACTAATACTAACAATAATACAAACACCTCCACGAATACAAACGTGAATACTAATACTAGTACTATCAACAGTACTTCCAATAATACAAACGTAAATACAAATAATAATACTAACGTAAATACGAATACCAGTACTTCTACAAATACAAATAACAATACTAATGTTAATACAAATAATAGTACGGTAAACAGTACTTCGAATAATAACAATACAAATAATAGTACAGTTAATTCCACTTCGAATTCTACCTCTAACTCAAACTCTAATGTTAATCAAAATGTCAATAGTGATAGTACAAGTAATAATACCAACACTAACACTAACAACAACAATTCTAAATCAGAATCAACATCTGAAGTAAAGAGTGAGAATACGAATAACAACAGAAACGAAAACATCAACAAGTCAGAGACTACTATCAAGTCTCCTCCACCCAGTGCAATAGCACCTAGTATAGGTTCATCATACTCACAAGACTTATGTACTACTGGTGTCAGTGGCGCAGTTCAAACACAAATTTTTGGATTGGCGGCTGGTAAATCAGTTAGAGATATGAATTGTGAAAGAATCAAACTGTCCAAAACAATGTATGACATGGGCATGAAAGTAGCCGCAGTATCTTTAATGTGTCAAGACGAAAGAGTTTGGGAAGCAATGAGAATGGCAGGTACTCCTTGTCCGTTCCAAGGCGAGATTGGTGATGCCGCATTACAAAGATGGCAACAATCACCAGAAAGAATGCCAGATGGAGTATTCGACAAACAGAATGGAAAGAAAATAGCATCAAACAAAGATATAGAATATAGGGTTTGGGCTAAACAAGATTTCTGTAGAGAGTATCCTGATGAAGACGTTTGCGAGTAGTATTTTAGTAGGTCTATTACTCTTACTGGCATCACCAGTTTTAGGACAACCCGACTTATTAAGTCCAGATGGTATGACTCAAGTTATGGATGGTCCTTCTTTTGACGATAGGACTGTACATATCAATTTAGGTCACACCTTTTCATATTACGGTGGAACTTTTACTGATACTTGGATGTCCAGTAATGGTTTTTTAATGTTCTATGATCCTACAACGGGTGTAGGTAATAATAGTTACAACAATAGTAGGTGTTGTAACGGGTTAGACTTAGCAAATCGGAACAATATAGGATCATTTAGTTACATGATTGCTCCATTATGGACTGATCTAATAGACAAAACTATTGGCGCAGATTCTGGTTACTTTTATGAAACCAGTGATCAAGGATCTTCATTCTTGTGGTACAATGTTCACGAATATTATAATAACAACACCAACACATTTCAATTAAATCTTCATACTGATAATTCATTTGATTTCATTTATGATGAAGTTGATATTACCAACCATAGTGTTTTTGTAGGGTTTACTGGAAACGTAACTCAAGACAAAGATGAATTAAATCAATTAGCATACGCCACATCACAGGCTAATTTTGACGAATTCGATATCGACTTTCATGATGAAACTGTGCCTGGTGGTAGAGCGTGGTACGGCAATGACGGTGGTTACTCTTCAGGACCAGATTGTTCTAATCCATTAAATGACTCATCATGCACTGGATATGCAGACGCATATTATGCCCAACAATGTACAAATGATCCATTATATGATTCTGGTTGTGACGGATATGATGACGCAGTATTTGAACAAGAATGTATTAATGACCAACAGTCTTCTGAATTTTGTCCAGGATATTTTGACGATAGTTTTTTTGATGACGAATGGTCCCCAGATGATGGACAAGATGATGGTCAATATACAGGTATGGAAGACAGCGATCCATTTTCCAGTGGTAGTGACGATGGAATGGATGACGGATCATCATTTGAAGATAATTTCGGAGTATCAGAGGAAGAATTTTATGGCTATAGTACCGAGACCGAAGATCAGTTTGGAGGAAATGCAGAAGAAAGTTTTGAAGAAACAGGGTACGTATCGATCTACGGAGAAATACCAGAAGACTTTCAAGAAAGCGGAATGGATGAAGAAGACTTCGACTTTCAAGCCGCACCCAATTTTGAACCAACCGAAGAAGACTTTCAAGAAGTTGAAACCTATTCAGTGGTAATGTTAAGACCAGATGAATTACCTGATACATCAGAACCAGTAAATGAAGAAATGTCAACAGCAAATGAACCAGCACTACCAGAGCCATTTTTTGAAGAGCAATTTGAAGAGATTCAAGATTTTGAAAGAAGTTTTGAAGAAGAATTCGATGAAGATCGTGCTTTAGATGAAGAAGAATTGGAGCTAGATAGAGATATTGATGAAATAACACCAGATGAAGTTGATGAAGAGATAGTTGAAGACCTAGAACCAGTAGAAACGATTGCAAAAGCACCTAAAGAAACTAGAAAAGGCGGAAACAGAAGCGCAGTAGCACTATCTTTATCAACAACAAGTAAGTTAATTTCAAATTTAGAGCAAAAATCGTCTAACAGCGCATCAACTAGTGGTGGGAACGGCAATGGCAGTTCAAGTTCGAATCAAAATAGCGGAAATGTTTCATATAATAGTCAAAATAGCGGAAATGTACAAGATATGAAACAAAATTCCGGACAATTAAATCAAAATCAACAACAAAATAGCGGTGGATCATCAGGATCACAAAATAACGGCTCAAATCAGTTCGCAGATGGCTCAAATAACGGCTCGGGTGCGTTTCAAGCAAGTGAAACCGGTAATATCGGTGTTCAAGACTTCACATCAGCCGCAATATTTGGTAGTGATGCTCAAATATACACTGCAATCACTGGAGAGAGCGCAGGAGACGCTGGTGAGGGAGATTCCAGTACTCAGATAAGCATGAATGTAGAGCAAGTAACACAAAATGTTGCCTTAGGAGACTCTGCACCTATAGGATTTGCTATCATTGAACCAGTAACCGATATGCTTATGAATGAAGTAGTACAAGAAAAGTCTCTAGCCGAAAGAATGGCTGAAGCCAACAGAGAAGCAAAGAAAGAAAAGTCTAACCCTGCCGCAATGGGGCAGACAGCCGCTTTAGAAACAATAGCGACTGGCGTAGACTTAACAGCATATTATAATAATACAATAACGGAACGTGAGATGGTATATTTACAAGATCAAGTGTATTTGGGAACAACTCTATCAGATAACAATAGAACAATCTATGACCTGACAAAAGAGAATCACGGTACGCTACAACAATTAATAAGGAGTCAATACTAATGGCAGAAATAGAAGTAGGAGGCGTCAAGTTTAAAGGCGGTAGAATGGTAGCAATTGCGATGGCTTTGTCATCTGCGGTTGGTGTTCTATACGGAGGATTTGAGGTCTATAAAGATTACATGGACATGAAAGAACAGATACAAGAGTATGTTGCTCCTGATCTGTCAGCTATCAATCAATCAATTGCGGTTTTGGAAGAGACTGTAGAAAGTCAGAATACAATAATTGAAGCATATGAGACTAAAATAGGATCAATGCAAACCAATCAAGATGTTATGAGGGAAAGTATAAATAGAATTGACGGTGACCAAGATAGTTTGACAAACGACATCAGAGATTCAGATAAACGTCTATATGAACTTGAAAGAGATACCGGCAAAGAGTTGATTGATATCCGCAAACAGATAACAGAGCAGATAGAGATCGCATTGGAAAACCCATTAGCAGGACAATAATATGGCAAAACAAAGAGGAATTGGCACTCATGTATCTATAGAGCCAACAAACAAATCAACCAGTATAGGTCGTGGCAATCTTAAAATGAGTTCTATGAACAAACATAAAAAGAGAAGCCACAAGAAATATAGAGGTCAGGGGAAGTAACATGGCTGGAGCCAGTGCGGAAAGACAAGAAAACAAATTTGTTTCATCTATTAACAACCTTGTTAAAAAGAATGGGGTTGCTATAAAGATTAAGGCAGGTGGCACAACAATTAAAAATGTCACCAAAGCAGAAAAGTTTCAAGGTAGACAAGTATCTGGCTCCGAACCATATATCGATGTGCAGTTAATACTACATGACGGCAAGAAAATTGGACTGTCTATGAAAGGTCCATCTGCACCTTCACTTGCTGGTGGTGGATTGAAAGGTATCAATCTAGCAGTTCCAGGACTGGCAGATAGATTTATGAAAGGCGCATTTAAACATCTAGAAAAGAAGATCGATCCGGGTGATAAAGTTCCTGATGTATATGGTGAAGTTGCTGGAATGTTCAAAGAAAAAATTGTAGTCGGTAATAAAGATATGGGTGGACCTATAGACTTTATGTATATTGGTGCAATGGATCCAGTGACCAGATACGACAAAAATACAAACTGCTTAGAATTTACAAATGGTAAATTGACTGAAGCAAAGAAGTATGCAAAAGAAAAAAGATTATACTTCCGTTTACGTGCAAGAAGAATTGACCAAGTCTTCGATCCAGAAGCAAAAGACTCAAAGGGCATTCCTAAAATCTATAGTAAATCTCCTAGTAGAGGAGACAATGCTGGTAGAATTATGGTAACAGATAATGTACCAACGAATGCTAGAGACAATACAATTACCGTAAGATAAAAAAAGGGAGCCGAAGCTCCCTTGTGCTGTAAGTTGGTGCTATAGCTAAATTATGACTTAGCTTGTGCCGCTAGAGCCTGATAACCAGCCGCGATTACAGCACGACTTGGAGTGCCTAATCGATACTTAGATACACCAGCGCGACCGCGCGAGTCTTTCGACCCAGTGTTAAGATAGATAGGATAACCTTTCATTCGTAGGCTAGATACCGTAGCGGTAGGGTTGCCCACTTGAAAGCGTGATTTCAATTGACCCGCTGAGAGTTCTTCACCTGATGTGAAGGCTGCCAGTACGCGGGCGGTTTTAGTTGTTACAGTTTGAGTTGTCATAGACGATCTCCGTTTTTCAATAATAAAGTTTAATAGTTAAGTTAAATTTCCAACTTACAATACACATTATAACAGGTATAAAAGTAATTGTCAACCTTTTTTTTAAGTTATTTTCTCTTCCAAGGTTACTAATTTCATACCATAGTTATTTACTTTGTTTTCGGGCAATTTTACTCCTTGTTTTACCCTAAGTTTGTTTTTCTTAAATGGTGAGTAATCAACATAATGATGCCACCTTCCGTAACGCCAAACTACTCTGGCAACATCTGGGTGCATATCTTCCAGCATTTGTGATTTATTTATGGTGCCATCAGTGTTGTATCTTTCACCCTTTTCTTTTACTTTCTGAGCAACTTGTTCCTCACTCAGTCCTTCTTCCATGCCCTCCTTGTGATAGAACTCAGTTGAATTACCACCCTTTACAGTTTGTGTGGCAACTTTGCCCTGTAAGAATGCGTTAAATTGGACTGTACAGTCTCCGTCTTTAAGGACTCGCAAGCAGATGTCCGTATCTTCGTTATATCTACCTCGCCATCTGTGAGAACAATCATTCCTAATAAGAAGGCAAGAGTAAATACGAGTGTTCGCCACAAAAGGCGGATAACTCTGATTGGGTGCAATAAAAAAGCGGTACTGAGGACCAGCAATATAAAGATTATCGTATCTGTCAAAGAAATCCTCCATTACTCTAAAGAACACACTGGAGCCAACACGTATTCTAATGTTATCATTGAATCTATAGAACGATTGTATATTATCGTCTAAGACCCAGTGGGCATCAAATCCGTTTTTCATGGAATGATCCCAACACCAATTGCGGGCTCTACCTGGTCCATCACCATGATTACTAAACGGAAGTGTAAGAAGAGTTGCCGTAGTAATGTTAAACTCTTCTAGCGCGGTAACATAGTTATCATAGTCTTGTGGTTCAATCGCAATGTAATGTTGCGTGTCCATCTTATCAAGACTTCTAGAAGTAAACATGGACTCATGTCTATTCTTAGATACTATGTAAATAGGATATTGGTTTTCACGATTCATCAGAATCTTCCTGCATCCAACGTAACAAAGAATTAGGAGTAATTGATTGTTTCGGATACCAAATACTCTT